TAGACCGATGTAGATATTTTCCATAATTTTTTCTACATCGCCTGCAATCTCCATCGTTGCGCCGGAGAATCCAACTCGCTCAATGGTGACGCCATCATGCGTAACTAATTTAAAATCTTTATCGTATTGAGCTTCCTCAAGAACGCCTCGAAACGCATCAATATCAGCTTGCGTTGGTCGGTACTCTCCGGCTCCACCCAACTTCACAAGCGTCATTGGGTTAATCATGCCGTCTGCTTGAGCAAATTTTGATTCGCGTAGCTTATCATAAAGCATAAGATCTTTGTAAACAGATACTAAGATAGAAGTACCCCTTACGTCATATGGCGAGCTTAATAACTTTAGATGTGAAATATTTAGATTATCTAAAGGAATATTCTGCCCTTTTCTAACGCAATCAATAATATGCTGAGGTAGCATCTTTTTCATCGCAATATCTGCAGGATTGTTTGAAGATACAATCTTAATTAAGTTCGCATCCGGACGTAAAGAGACAATAGATTGATCACCGATGATTGTCTTTTTAACGTGGACATAGTCAGGATTTAGAACCGTAATTCTTTTCCAAGTGCCCGTTTGACGATCTAGTTCAGCATAAGGGAAACATTCTCCATGCTTCCAGAATTCAAGCGCCGCACCATATACAACAGAATAAAGATCCAGCTTTTCTGACATTTCTAAGAAGAACTGCTGAACCTTTTTGCTCTTGCATGTAATGTTAATCTTGCTAATAGGGAATGATGCATGCAAGTTAACCGCATTTCTTACCAACGGATGCGTATCATAGAACACTCGATTCCAAGCGTTCATCGTGATTCGATCACGAGGTAAGTTTAAGTTTGCAAGCTGAAATAAAGGAGAATAAACATCTGGAGCAAGTTGATCAACTTTTGATGTTGTAGTTGGAGCAGCGAATGGACCAACCATACCTTTCTTAACTAAACCTTTTGAAAAATCAGCACTATGAACAACTGCAGCAGGATATTTTGAAGCAGTTTCAGAATCCAAATCTTTATTTACCGCATCCAAAATTTGAGCACGTCGAACTTCTGAAAGCGAATTTACCGTATGCTTAGATAAAGCTTGAGGCGAATTTTGAGGCAACGTACTTCTTCTATTTGACATTTTAACTCCTCAATCTGGGTGCGTAAGCCAGAGTTGGTCTAGGCATAGTTGTCGGTTTGTCTAATCCAGGTTTTACCGAAAAACCTTTTGTTAATTCAAACTTATATGCCATATATGCATACATTAGCGCCATTAATCCGTCGTTTGGCGTAGAACCTTTTATATAATGCTTTACAGGTTGACCGTTTGTTGTTTTAACCGTCATCTCCATAGAAGTGCAGTGTTCAATCAACCACTCGATATGTTCATAGCTTTTCCAAGGAAATCGGATCTTTCCCTTTCTAAATAAATCAAAAAGTTCTTCAATAAGTAAATCCTTATTGTAAGCGACAATTAATTCATCCTCTCGAAACTTAAGAGGCTTAAATAAATTTCCGCTACCTTGAGCGCCCAGAAATTTTTCTCCATAAGACATTTGCAAATCATGAACAACATCTTGACCGAAGAACCAGTCAGAGACACCACGCTTTACGCCGAAGCGACGATACATCTCATGAATGGTTTCTTTTTTATAATTAAAGCTTTGCTCTCGTAACTTATGAGCATGTTCAACATAAAGAGTTCCGTTATGGTCAGCAGAGAGGATGACAACGCAAGAAAAGGATTGACCCCGCTCGATATCATCACCTTCAGCTTTGCCGCCCCAATCTACGCCAAGAAATACGGGCTTATCTCTTTCGGAAATTCTTTTTGCAAAATGTCTATCAACATCTCGACAATGATCGTAAATATCTTGTTTGGTTAGAGGTAACCCTGCGCCAGAATAAAATTCACCAATAACTTCGTTATTCCAAACTCTTTCTGTTTGCGCCGGATTATTCTCCGGCATCTGTTCCATAATAAATTCTTTTGTAAGATTTGGAACATAAAGCTGATTGATATGAAAACCAACGAACTTGCAATCTTCAAAGTTTTTTGTTGCAACCCATTTGCCCTTTTCTATAGCTTCGACTTTTGATTGTTCGACGCCACAAAGAGGACATTTAATAACATTTCCATACAACCAAATTTTCTTCCAACTCTCATCTTCTGGAAGATAAAATGGATAAGTTTCGCCGCAACCAACGCAACCCAAATGATAATAGCGCTGATCAGATTGTTCCCAATAAATATTAAATAAGGAACCTCTTTCTTTTGGCGTTCCGAAAAACACCTGAATACCAGAACCAGCCTTTCCATACTTAGCGGCAGTTAATGTTTTCAAAACGTTATTAACAGCAGATGGGTAAGCATCTTGAAATTCGTCAATAAGCGCCACGTCAATCGTCATACCACGAAGTCTGTCGCCGTCAGCGCCAAGAGCGTCAATCCATAAAGTTCCGTTTTCGAATTGCTTCATGGTTAAATTATCAACAGCATTTTGCGATTTTAGTTTATTTTTATTGATAACATCGCCTTTTGCCGTTCGAATCATTCCCTCTAGTTTATCTTGCGAAAACTTTTTAACGTGAGCAAGAGCAGGGAAAAGATGAGCAACACGAATAGCTGGCTTGGAGAATAGAGCACTATTCGTAAAATATAAATCCAAAGCGCCAGCCATCATGGTTGCACCAACCTGACGACCTTTTTTTATAACAACCGGTTTGCCATTTTTCTGAGGCGCTTGAAGGCCGATATAACGATAGATATCAGCCATAAATTTCCAACCATTTCCGATGATTCGAAATTCAGTTCCATCTAATGTTAAATTATTTTGAATATAATAAGCCGGATCATAATCTAAGAATCCGGATTTTATTTGATCAAATAATTCACTCTCTTGTTGTTTTTTGCTTTTCGTCATGGTTCATTGTTTTAATCAACAAGACTTATAGTTTAGGGGCGCTGTGACTGAAGTATTCCGCTGTAGTATCCTGATGCTCTGAACTTGAATCAGTAATGGGGCTTACATATTCTGGCGTTGAAACGTTAACTGGTCTTGTTTTTTCAATTTCGGTTTGAACAGCCTGCTTGAATTTTTGCTCGTTTATCTTTAAGTTATTCCAATTTAAATCTGGTCGAGAGCGGCATTCTTCAATTACGGCAACAGAAGATAGGTTTGGATCCGGATTCTTTTGAATCATTTGTTTTGCATAGCTTAGGATGGCTTTCATCTGCTCTACATCTAGATTGCCAGCAGTAGAGATTTTGCAAGAATGACCATCTACGCATTTGTCACAACAAGGACCGGATGCAGTTGCTACCTTTTCTTCTTCTGAATCGCGAATGGAAGCCAACGTGTCAAAACCGACACGCTGGCGAATATCAACCATTTTTTCTTCTATTGAGCCGTATTTATTCTTCGTTTGCTCAATGATTCCACCGATATTGTCTAGGAAGCTACCTTCCTTAGACATTTTATTTGCAAAATCCTTTAGCCAATCCGCCGTAACATTATAGGATTCTTTTTGATCGATACGTCGAAAAGACATAAGGCCTCCTTAGGCGAGATAGTTGCGAACGAAGTCTACGCCATCTTTTCCGTTTTTATCTTCAGCAGATTCCTTTTCGGAAATAGCGCCACGGTCTTTGTAAATGTGATATCCGCTATCCATGACAAGTTGGAAAATCGCAAGCTCTTCACGTTCATTAAGCTTGTATTTTTCCTTTAGGAAATCAAATACATCTTCAAAGGAATTTCCAGCAGAAACCACAGCGTTGATTAGGATGCCAACGATGGCTCGCTCAAATGGCGTTGCAACAACTTGAATTATTGAAGTTGTGGCGGTTTTGTTTAATTCTGCTTCTTTAACAAGGCCATCTTCGTTTGATGCGCGAACTTCAAGAACTTTTTCTTTTAGAGCATTAAGGTGCTTCTTTAGGACAATAAGATCTTTCATAATCTTGATGCGGGTTTCTTCTAGTTCTTCTGCATCAAGCTGGCCGTCATGATCCATACGGATAGCTTCAGAGATTTCCTTGTTGATCTTATTTAAGAATAACATGGCTCGCTCACAACCAATCATGGACTTACCATCATGGCGTGGGATCTTTGTAGGATAAGAGGCGTGGATATAATCCATGAATTTAGAAACATCTCGGTCATCTTCCCAAGTGGTTTCCTTCTTTTCTTCTTCCTCTTCTTCTTCGAGTTCGCCTTCTAGACCCGGAATGGAGCTTTTTACATCCATCTCTAGATCTTCTAGAGTCTCATCTTCATCAAAGAATTGTTCCGCAAACTCAACAACGCTTTCGCCATACTCAGAAACAATTTCGTCAGCAGTTTCGGCAATATCTTCCGCAACTTCAGCTGGAGTTTGTTCTAGATCTTCTTCTGAAAATTCCACAGAATCTTCATCCATTTCTTCTTCAAATTCTACAGGAGAATCAAGAACTTCAATTTCATGAAATTCTGCATGTGGATGCTCATGAGACTCGTCTTCTTCTGAAAATTGAATTACAACAGGTTCTACATGAGAAGACGTCATAGGTACAAGTGTATGTTGAGCAGTTTTAGCGATTTTCATAAAAGACTCCTAAAGCCAAAATTAGTGATTCCCATAAAAAGATATTGCACCGGGAAACATCTGAGTGTCTAAATTGTTGTCGTGATAAGCACTATCACTATGGAAAGATGAGGAATAATTCATAGAAGTAGGCTGAGTTTGCGTTCCAATGAAAATATGAGGATAAAAATTTCCAGTTCCAACCGTAACATCTTGAGGAACATCATTAAACGCACAATCTACAGCTTTTTTCTCTGCAAATATTGTTTTTGCGTAAATGCAAAAATTGCAACCAGGTAATTGATTTACCCTCGCTTGCTCCTTCATTTCATTTGATGAAGGCTCATTTGGTTGCATTGTCAAAACCTTTGTACCAATAGTCTCACAATCACTTGGAATTTTAAGACCAAAAGGGCATGGTTTTTTATCGCCTCTAAGCAAAATAAAACTCCTATCAATTTATCATACTAATTTAGCAGAGAAAATATTATTCTTCGGGGAAAAGTTTCCTAGAAAGATTTCTTCGCTCTCTTGCTTGACGGCGCTTATCTGCTGGTCGCTCAATATCCTCACTGAAGATTTGACTTAAAACCGAAATAGGCTCCCTATTTTTGTCAGCAAATTTTAATCTATTTCCATAAGGAGAGTTGATTTCTTTAATGATCTCTAATGTATTTTTTTCTGGATCAAATCTTGGATCATTTAAATCAGGTTCACCGTTAACCATCGGTAGGGCAATATTTCTACCGGCGCCACGATCATTTAATTGAAATAAACCTAAAGAGTGTCCACTGTCACCAATGGCTAGGTTATTTAAACCAGACTCAGCTTGAGCATTTACTATCGCCGCTTTTGCAATATTTTGGCTGAAACCATTTGAAGTAAATATCTTCATAATGATATCTGCGTTCTCTTTTGGTGAAAGCTGCTTGTGAATTGACTCAACAACTTTTTCTTTAACCACTTGAGATGCAGGTTCCATTCGAGTCGATTCAGGCTTCATCTCTAAACTTTGCGGAACTTTAAATAACTGAAGAACTTCCTCTGGTGATTTATGCTTGCCGGACCAAGCCTCATGGAATTGATTTTTATACCAATCTTTCCAATCAATAAAAGAATCACTTTTTGCACCCGGAATCTGATTCCAATTATTTTTCCAATAGTTAGCTAAGTCTTTATAATTTTCGCCTTGGGCTTCATACTCTTCCCAATTTTTGGCAACAAAGCTATGAATTGCTTTTTTCACAATTCCATTTTCAACAGAAGCAAATTTTCCAAATTGAACGTGAATATGATTGTGCTCATCAATAACTCTAGAGCCCACTTCTTTTGCCGCATTCATTAAGGCGACTTTTTCTTCTGAAGAAAGATTTCTTATGCTGAAGTCTAAACCTTCACCGTAAAGATGGGCGGAGATTGGCATTTCATTTTGCTTCTCAAGCAATATATTTTCGATATCTTTTTCGCTCTTGGCAAACTGCATATCTTTAACTAAGGCGTCCGGATATAATTCAACCAATCGGGCGAATCCATCTCTTCTTAAATTTTTCCACATAGCCTTAGCTTGTTCTTTTAGCGTTCGGGTTCCTGATGTTATAACTACAGGAAAATTAATCTTATCAGAAAGCTTCTCTAAGAAGTTCAAAGATTGAGGAGATAAATCTACTCCACGATCATCTTTTGAGAACCATTTGATTCCAGAAATCGGAATGCCTTTCACTTCTCTATGAGAAGAAACATCAAAAAGCTTTCGATCTACTTCTGGTCCGACCTTTAATTCTTTCACAATAACAGATTGTAATGGGCCAGATTTAGAAGAGATATATTGTTGAAGCATATCCAATACTTCTTTTGGATTTTTATGCTGTTCAGACCACTCTTGCTTAAAAAGATTTTTATACCAAGACTTCCAGCTTTGATAATCAGAGCTTAAAATGCCAGGAATCTGTCTCCAATTTAATTTCCAAAAATCTGCAAGTTCTTTGAAATCCGGACCTTGAGCTTCGTATTCTTCCCAATTTTTAGCAACAACTTCGGATATCTTTTTTAATCCAATTTTTGAAGAAGCAACAGAACGCTTTTCTTCAAAGTAATCCAATACGGAGTGATTCTTAATTAAATAATCTTTAAGCTTTCCAGCTAAAGGTACAACTTTGAATAATCCCATCTCCTTAAGCAAAGCGACAGTTCGATCTTCATCAATCTTCATGGAAGCATCAATAGTGTCAAGGATAAATGAATCAATATCGCTATTCTTAAATAATTCAAAATTATCATTACAAAAAGATGAAATATCTGAATCGATATCGAAACCATATTGAACGGCGAATTTTATTGCACGAAAGGCTCGTCTAGGATCCGCTGATAAAGTAATCTCAGCGGGCACAGGGGTTCTAATAATCTTCGCCTTAATATCGGCTATACCTTTGTTCGTCGGATCAAGAATATCTTGGGTTAAAGGATGCATGTGTAAAGTATTTATCGTAAAGTCTCGACTAAATACTTCATACATTTTTACATCTAAATCCGAACCGACAGGCTGCAAATGCTCAACCACTTCAGGGTAAATGGTGTGCGTCGAAAAATCTAATTTAAAATCATCAGAAAAAACAATAGCATGGCCATCTTCAAGAAGCGTTAATTTTAATCCCGTTTTTTGAGAAAACAAAATAGCCAACATTAAAACGTCAGCAGTATTGGTCGTAATATCAATATCTTTTGTTTTTATTTGTTCGCCAATATAAATGTCTCTTGGAATACCGCCAACAACATATGGAGTGTCGATGGCGTATTCTTTGGAGATATCATAAAGTTTTCTTAACGCTTCTTTGATTTTCATATTATCACTTTACGCCTTAAGTTGGCTATACAGTTTGCGCGGGAGGTGCTGCAGGTGCATTACCAAATTCTTTCTGCTGAGGACTTGGTTCTTCTTCTTTTTCAGATGATTCTTTACCTCTCGCTAGTTCTTTTTCAGCTAAGCCTTCAGCTTTCGCATCCAACGAATCTTGCTTTTCACGAGCAAGTTCAGATAAAGTTCTTCCGCTACCAATCATACCCATCATTTTTGTTACACGAGTAAGAGCGTAGGAGTAACCATCAATTAATTTACTTTGAGCTTCGGCCAACTCTGGGAACATTGACGCAATACCAATGCTATCGAGAATAATGTCGAATTCGGAAAGCATACGAATAACTGCACGATCGGCCAACATGTTTGACACTTCGTCTAGCTTCTCAACCGCATCATCTAGAGAGAATTCTTTCCCATACATATTCGGTTTTGATTGTGGTTGTTCTTCTCCGGCAGGCTCTTCTGTTTGAACTCCCGCCTCTTGAAGTTGGCCTTCCGCCGCTGGCGCCTGTGGAGCCTCAACGGTTTCTGGCATAATTTCAGCTGGAGCCACAGGTTCTTCTACAGGAGGAGTTTGCTGAGCAACTTTAATTAAAATATTTGAACCAGCATCAAATCCAAGCTTCTTAAACTGCTGAGCGGTCTTGAAGGTTAAATCAGAAGCTGTAGTATGAAGTTTAGCTCTGCCAACCTGAAGGTCGAAAGAATGCAATATTTCAGATAGTCTTTCTGTAATCTCAGGTTCGATTAAACCATCGCTATTTCGAATTAATTTATCAATTCTTCGAATGGCGGTGTGAAGCTTTGATTTCCAAGCTTTATAATCATTTTTCTTATCGGTTTCGTGCTTTGCATCTAAAACTTTAGACTCAAAGATTCCAACATCAGGATTCGCTGCGAATATATCTAAAATATCATTACCCGTAGATTGTCGCAAGTCTGGAGTGCCGGTGTACTGCTGACTTCCTTTGGGGCTAAATTGGTAATTTGCTTTTTTGTACATATTTTTTCCTTTTTCAGCGCTATACTTTAAATGTTCGCCATTTTTATAATAGTTAACCCAATGCATAAAACGATCACCCTCTTTAGATTGAGGATTCGCTTTATTTAATTTTTCTTGAGCAATACGAATGCCTTGATCCACATCTATTTCACCAGATAGAGAGGCGTTATAGATTTGCTTTACAATATTACCCCAGCGAACTAAATCCGACTCAGATTCAATTTCGGGAGATAGAGCGCCAGATCCATTTGGGTAAGCCTTCTTGTTAAAGGTACCCTTCTTTTGGCAGGCTTCCAAAACAATCTGATATAGATCTGCAGATGTGTTTACTTCAGAGATGGAGGCGTCACCATATGCCTGTTTGAATATCTCTTCAGAAACGCTGCCATGAGAAAATGATAAAATATTATAAATACTGGCAGCTAGCTTTAGCTCATCTTCTGTTTTAACATCTTCTTTTGAGAAAAGAATTAAAGCAGAAACATCATCAGCAGTTAAGGAAGCACCCTTCGCTAAAGCGTTTTCATAGCAAAAAGAATTTAGACGATTTTTACCAAAGGCCTGTTTTGCAATCTGAATATTGTTAATCATAATCCGTCCATTTGATGTTGAATGTGCGTCTTTAATTTTGAAACAGATTTTTTCCATTTTTTACGATCTAACTTATTATTAAAATCAGACGCCTTTTCTTCAATATAATTTAGAAATATTAACAACTCATCAAATGATATGGTTCCAACCTCAGAATCCTTGTAGATGGCCAAATTGCTTCTAAGCCATTGATCGAATAAACTAAGACCACTTAAATCTTCAAGTGTAAGCTTCCCCATTTTTTGTTCTTTATTCTGGTTCGACATCAATAACCCCTAATTGATAGGATTTATATTCTGGTGAAGATGTATCCAGACCGGTCAATTTTCTATTGATTCGATCAATAAAAACAGGAACAAGTTCAGGAGACATTTCTTGAAGAGTTTCAAAAACAACCTCTTTTAGAATAGAAACCTGCGTATTTACAACCTGAACGTTTACATTGTGTTCAATTTTTTGATCAGCGAAACCTTCTACATACTTCTTCCAATCCTGCATAATAGACTTAAGCATCGAAATATATTCAATGAAAATTTTATCATGCTTAATCGAGCCACCAGCAGCAAGGATATTGTAATAGTATTCAATGCGAGACGAAATGATTTTATCCATCTCAAGCAATCTCTTTGTAACATCCAATTCTTTACTAGCGATTTCTTTAATCTTATCCTGATAGGCATTAGAATTTGTCGTCAAATCTCTTAGCTGAGTATCGACAGAAACTTGCTCTAATTCTAATTTTGCTTTCTTTACTTCTTCTAAAAGCTCGCCCTTAATATTTAAATTCTGAGAGCGAAACTTCTGAAGAGTCATATATGAAACATGAAGCCTTTTTGTTCTTGGATATTTCTTTTTTAACCAAGCTTCAATTTGCTTTACGGATTCACCGTTAATCAGTTTTTTTACAATTTCTTCTTTATCGGGATGCCGCAAAATCTTGCTATTATCAGGCTTATCTTTATCCATGTTTCACCAAAAAAAATAAAGGCTCCGGGAGGAGCCTATTTTATTTTACCATTTTTCGTTGCTTCTTAGTAATGAAGTTGTGATTGATTCGCAACCGATCCGGGAGCGAACTCCTCACCGTTTTCCGCCTTAAATCCTTCATACCAATTGAATACTTTCTTTGTATAAGGGTCTTGGTATGCACCTTCTGTGTCTAGAACTCTCGCCGCTTGAAGGCCGGGTTTACCTGGAACATAACGAGTTGAAAGAGATGGTTGAACGTAAGGTAGTTCAACGTCAACTTTTTCTTCTTTCTTTGTTGGGTAAAGTTCTGAACGATCTTCGGGCTTTCCGCCTCTCATGCGAAGGACTTCTTCACGAGTAGGATAATCAACAGTCGCTCTGGAGTTATCATAAGATAAAACTCCAGATGCAGTTTGAGCGGTCTTTACTACGCCAAAACTTTCAATTGCAGCGACTCGAATCTTTCTAGCGAGAGAACGATCTTCCATTTTAGAAGCAGTTTTTAGAATAGATGTAAGTTTTGACATTTTAAAAAACCTCAGTTCATGATGATGCGAGAAGCATTTGTCGCAATGATTGCAGCTTCAACTTCAGATGCTTTCTTGCGATGAGATGGAATTAGGCGACCACTTTCATCGAAATCTAGCTTGCTGACTGGTAGCGCAAACTTTGGACTGTAAGGTTCAATAGAGGTTGGGACGGAGATTAGTTCGCCACGTTTAATAGCTTCTTTGATAAGCTTTTCACGACTAGAGGTCGCAGAAGCATTCTTTAGAAGTTTGGAGAAGCTATCTAGAGCAAGCTTAAATTGGTCAGGGAAGCGTGAACCAATCGCATCAAGAGCGTCTTCAGAAAGCTTATAATCATTCTTAAGAGCGCCAGCGGTTACAAGATCAGATAGTTCATGGAAAGACATATTTTCCATATTATCGTGGTCGCGTGTGAATGATGCCGTTTCTGTATTTAGGTTTTCATTTAGAAAACGAGAAACGGAAGCCGTATCGAAATCATAAGCATCAGAAGCGTATACGAATTTGCTTGGAAGAGTTGGCTTTCCGTTATGGAATTCAACAGGAACAGTTACATCCTTTCGTCCGGAGGCAGTTGGAATGCTAGCAGAGAATGTTAGAACATTCTTTGTAGATGATGCAACCTTTAGCTGAGGACTCTTTACACCGCAAGCCATAAGCTCCGTAGAAACAATATTGGAAGCATAGCGAATATCAGTTGGTGTAAAATGAGCTCCGGCTGCAACTAATTCATTTTCGATATCCGTAAACTGCTGTAAGCTAGCTGGAACAACAACCGGATCAATCGTTACAACGGTTTCGCTGCGGCCTAGAGCGAATTTATTCTTAAGGTTAGCCTTACGAACATTCATCTCGTCAGCAATCTGAACGTAGATATTTTCCTTGGTTAGAGGAAGTAGTTCGTCGCCGTGGATGAGGTGTTCTGGAAACTTTACAACATTTTCAGAAATCTGAACAGGAACCTTAACGCCAATCTGAACCATATCTGGCGTTCCATAGGAAGCTAGACATAGAGCGAAATGTTCATTCGCTTCGATAATGCTAATCGCATCAGGCTTGCAACCAATAGATTCTAGTTGAGCCTGAGCAAACTTCTCCGCCTTCTTGAATATTCCATCAGAGAATTTTGATGCCGCAATTTCTTTTACAGGAAAAAGCTTTTCAAAAGCACGGGAAGCATCAGAAGCGCCGAAAAGTGGCTCAACGGAAGTACCTTCGTTTGTGCGAAGATTAGAGGCGTCAACCTTAACTGTATTTTCAACATTTAGGCTTGAAGGAAGAAGATCGCCAAGTTCCGCACGAAAGTCTACAGAATTTCCAGCTAAACCGTAGAAATTATTGTAAGTTTCCGCAATCTGAGCTTGAGAGATAAATTCATTTTTTGAAGCAATCTTTGTAAAAACATCTCTCATATTACCAATAAGTTGGTTGTGAGGATGCTTATCAAGCGCAGAGTTAAGACGAGAAACGACGTAGACGGAAGGGTAATTCTTTCCGCTTTGAAGTGCTTCCAAAGCAGATTGAGCTTGTTTTAGAATTTTTTTAATGTCTTGCATAAAACACCTTAGATATATTTTTTGAGTTCAGGGAAAGTGGTACAGATGGCCGAACGCTTACCTTCAGGTTGAGTTGAAAGAACGCCCTTAATAAAATCCTCATCAGAGCCAGCTTTCTCTAGGATTGCTGATTTAAATGTGGAAGCATCTTCGGAAGTGAAGCCATAATCTTTTGAAGAGAAACGAGCGATAGGAACATTCTTGTATGAAAGAGTGATGTTTTCTTGGCCATAATCCGTAATGGCTTCCCACTCACCGCTTTTCTTGTATTCAAACTGAGGATCGCTCGCTCTAACTAAATAATTTTTTCCATCGTCAGCTTGTTCCATAAGCCATAAGCCGTCATATGGATCATTCTCTACACGATAAACATCAAACGCTACTTTTTTGATAAAATTAGTGTTTTCTGCCGTTACAACTAGCTTATCTTTATCAGCGATAGTTTTTGAGGCACCTTTTAAAACTTCAGCGAGAATGCCATCAATTTTCGCTGTATACTTTTCTTTTGGCATAAAGTATATATCTCCAGTTTTTTGTTTTGCTATTAGTAGAAAGAAAAAACGCTTATTTTATCTAGAACCGCAAAAATGCGCCCTTAAAAACAATCAGATAAAATAGCATATCGAAAAATCAATTTTCAGATTCGCTATTTCTAACATCATCAATATCGTCAAGGATTCCCATGATTCTAGAGTTTGCTGCGCAGATTTTCTTTAGCTTCTTAATAATGCCGCCGTATCGCTTCTTATTATTTCTATAATCAATATTACCATGCATTGCTTTATGAACAGCAGACTGAGTAATGCCCAAATGTTCAGCAATCTCATTTTGAGTCTTACCAATCAATCGCATGTATAAAATTTTTCGCTGATGTTCTGTTAGATAATCACTATTGATTAAATCATAAATTTCTTGAAGAAGCTGTTCTCGCAGCATCATAATTCTTTCATCGCAGGCAGTTTCAGCAAGAATGTTAGCAATGCCACGTTCATTTGAGAAATTATTTAATTTTCCTTGGTCAAAAGATATCTCAACAATTTTATGCTGATAAAGCTTGCTCTTATTCATCATAACTCCGTGAGCCTCTCTCTTTAAATAGAGAAGCTACCTCGCATCCAGATTTTACTAACTCCATCCCACAAGCATTTTTGACAAATCTTGCTTTAAGGTTTTAGCCGACTTCCCATCCTGAGAGAAATATTCATCCACATCCTTGCTTCCATCATTTAGAGACAAGAAGTCCAAGGTTACACCGTGGCCTGAATATTTTTTATAAATAGAAGACATTGATTGCTGTCCCGCTGAGTCGCTATCCAAAATAAAGGTGATACGCTTTGTGTATCGGCTTAATTTTACCAAATGATTTTTAGAAAAAGCAGTGCCGCAAATAGCAACAGTGTTTTTTATTCCATTTTTATCCATTGCAATATAATCAAAATAACCTTCTACGACAAAAACATTCTTTTTATCTAAAATGCTATCCAAAGAATGATTTAGTCCATATAGAAAATTAGCCTTCTTGTAACTGCTATTTAGATACTTTGGGATACTCAGAACTTTGCGTTCAGCCTCTCCAAGCATCGTTCGACCGCTAATTCCAATAACATCTCCATATTCAGAAAAAATAGGGATCGTTAAATAATAATGATCTTTAAAACGACTGTCTCCAATAATATCTACAATGTTTGTTTTCCGCAAAACATCTTTAGATACATGTTGGAGAAGTTTCTTCATAGATTGCGGGAAGTAACCTAAGCGATATTTTTTGATATCACCTTCAGTTAATCCCCGCTCATCTTGTAGGTAATGAATGCACTGTTGAGAGTTTTTCAAATTAGATTCGCAAATTTGAACTAACTTTTCTAATTCAACATTTTCTAGCACAAAATCTCCAACTGTGTTTAATCTTCTTCTTGGATTTTAGGCAGCAACTGTAACAGAGTATTTTTCATTACGCTAGAGATATTTAACTCGCATTGACCGCTACAACCTTTACCTATGACTTGCTCATTTACAACTTCTGCTTCAATCGTTTTCGTGCAGGTTTTGCATTTAAATTCAAATGGTTTCTTTTTCCTTTTTGCATATGGACCCGACAGCTTCATATTTGTCTTAGCAAAAGATGAAATGTTAGAAAGGACTTCTGAGCAAGCGTCACAGACGACTTGCCCAGATTCCTTGTCATAAGAAGCTGTTGTTGTTCCTTTTTTGCAACCGGGATTGCAATTAAACAACATCACTCACCTTCTTCTTCGTTTACATACGCATCCTCGTCTACATAATCATCATCATTGTCAGATGACTCAACGAGTGAACTTGGACCAGCGAGTTCTGCATCTGGATTTTCACGATAAAATTTTACAACTCGTTCCAATTCAGTTTTATAAACTTCTGGCTTGCTAAGTTGGGCGATAGCTGCAGGCTTTGAAGTGTATTTTACACCATCAATGATTGTGCTAACAGTAGATGCCGCCTCAAATACTCCTAGTCGCAAACCTAAGTCGAGAAGTTCCTTCGCCTGATTTACATTTCCCTTTAGGTACTCGATTTGATAAAGCGCTTCTCGGCCCGGAGTTCCAAGTTTATTTTTTTCAATCTTGGCCTTAATGGTGTGACCAATAGGCTCATCATAATCGTTAAGAATTAGGGTATCCTTAGCTAGAAGCTTACGAACGCTAATCATAACGCTACACGCATGCTTGAACGCACGACCACCCGGACTAGATTCGACCGCAACAGGAGAAATTGCGCCAAGGTCTGAGCGAAGCTGATTGATTGCAATAAAGCAAACATTTGCACGCTCAACTTCTGGCGTAAGCTTCTTTAGTTCTGAGGAAAGGAATCGTGGAAGCGGAGCCATATTTTGCTTTCCAATTTCCGCATACATATCAATCGGTGTCTGAAGAACAGCAACAGAATCTAATACAATAATTCCTGTATGCTTATTGAAGTATTGGTTTGAACCATCATCTTCACGGATAAGATCAAGAATGCCGGCTTCATGCTTCGCTACGCCCGTAAGCTTGTTGATCTTATTTCGCCCAAGAAGCTTTGTAAAAATATCCTTAGCATCATTTGAGCGTAGAACTCGAATTCGAGTTGGATCAGCACCAAGCTTACGAACCCAATCCGCATTGTAGGTAAATTCAGCATCAATAAATAAAGCATTATTCTTTGGATGTTGACGCTGATATTCCGCAATAGCAAGAAAGCTGGTAAGGGTTTTTCCAGAACTTTCCTTTCCGGCAATCTGAATAATTCTACCCCGTGGAAGACCTCCGATCCCTAGAGCAAAGTCTAGGGCGGGACTACCCGTTGGAATATAATCAACCTTATCTTGAAGCATATCTTCGGAAAGGAATAGATCCGTTCCAAAAGACTTCATAAAATCAGATTCTGCTTCACTCTCAGTCTTAATCTTCTTAGCCATTTTAACCTCAGTGTTGTTCAGCGTTTGTGGTTTAGGTTTTTGTTATCAGGTAGACGATAATCTGCTGGAGGTTGATATCCAGAAGGATTATCCGGACGATCTGCAATAAGAGCTTCTGTTGTAATAATAAGAGACGCAATGCTCACTGCATTTTGAAAAGCCGTTCGGGTCACTTTCTTGGGATCAATGATACCCGCTTCTAACAGGTTACAATAAGAACCTTTTGCGATATCATAACCAAATCCAAGCTTTGTTGAATTTAAGGTTTCAGCGATAATTTGCTCAATTTCAGAATCAGATTTTCCGGCGTTATACAGCATCTGTCGCAGAGGCTTTTTGCTAGATTGAAAAATACAATTCACAGCAGGTAGATACTTCAAATCAAAAGCTTGCTCTTCCAATACCGCCTGAGCAGCTTTTAGAATCGAAACACCTCCACCGGGAACAATTCCTTCTTCAATTGCGGCTCGAGTTGCGGACAAAGCATCATCCACTCGATCACCCTTTTCTCGAAGTTCTAATTCCGTAGAGTAGCCTACGCTTAGAACAGCCGCACGACTAGATAGAAAAGCCAATCGTTCTTTGATATCCAAACGTTCGTTTTCTCCAATAAGCTTTTGCAAATCACGATAATAGACCTTTTCTCTGGATTCGATTCGTTTGACATCCTTATTACCTCCAAGAATTTTTGTTGAATATTTATCGACAATAACTCGATCAGCGGAACCAAGGTCCTCAACTTTCATTTTAGACAAAGGATTTCCTTCATCTTCGCTGACAACATAGGTTCCAACAAGTGATGCTAAATCTTCAAGCCACTCCCGCTTCTTTCCTGAGAATGAAGGAGTTTCAATAGCTACAGACTTCAAGCGACCAAGCTTTTTATTCTCAACAAGAACCTTTAGAGCTTCCTGCTTAACAGAACGAGCGATAATCAAGATAGCCTGATTGGAAGTATGAAGAGAAGTTAGAACAGGAAGAAAATCTTCAAGGTGCGTAATTTCTCTATCGCAAATCAAGATTTTGCAATTATCATAAATACAAACAGAAGATTGCTCTCCGGCCAAGAACGCAGAAGTAATAAAGCCAGATTTTAATTCCAAGCCATCAATATGACGAACAGAAGTCTCAACACCCGGAACAGCTTCTGCTGTAACTGTACCCGTCCAACCAACTGAATCAAACGCTTCTGCAATACTCAAACCTAGTGTGCGATCGTTATTTGCAGAAATCGTTGCAATATTTTCCAAATCCTGGACGCTTTTAATCGGCGTAGAGATAAAGGATAGCTGACTGACAATTTGCTTTGAAATGATATCCATAGCATCTCGGAAGTCGAGAGGACTGTAACCGGTAGCCATCAAATCCATGCCATTTTTTAGAATTTCTGCAGCGAGAACGGTTGAGGTGGTAGTTCCATCCCCAGCAACATCTGCTGTGCGTCCTGCCACCTCTTTTACAAGCTGGGCACCCATATTTTCAACATGGTCATCAAGAACAACTTCTCTGGCCACCGAAACGCCATCTTTTGTAATGGTTGGGTTTCCAAATGTTTTTCCAACAATAACATTTCGACCTTTTGGTCCCATGGTTACTGCAACAACATCAGCAAGAGTCTTTACTCCCGCCAAGATTCTTTCACGAGCGTCAGCATTATGCAAAATAGTTTTGCTCATAATCCTCTCCTAGATTGATAAACTTTTTAAATTCTGATTTGTCTTTAAAAGATGAGTCATGCCTACGGCAATAGCATCACCTTCGTCAAAACACTCCTTGGCAAGATTACCTTTTTTATTTTGTCTTGTCAAGAAAATATTTGCCTTCGATGATATCGCAGGAAAGATGTCGTCTTTTGAAACAATTTTTTGCCCGAAATGTTTACCCACACACGAACGAATTGTTACAACAGGATAGCGGTAAGGATCTGAGCCAATCTCCTTAAAACAAAGGAGGGTTAAAACCTCATTGAATACACTAAGCATAATGATTGTATTCGCCGTACTTCTACCCATAGAAAATCTTTTTGCATAGTCTTCGATGGCAACCTGTTTGGGTGCATATTTATCTATGATTTTTCTAAGTTCATCTTCCGTTTTCTTTAATCGAAAACTTAGACTTCCCTTTTCTTTTTTTGGAGGCTTAATGTGACCATAGGTAACGAGTTGTGCGTCACCATCATTCTCTTCAAACAAAGCCCAACCTATACATGAACTGCTAATATCCAATGATAAAATTCTCAAAAGAAAACCTCTTTAGAGCAATTTTACCTTTTTAAAAAGGGAAAGCCGCCAGAAATTAATCCGGCGGCTTCTTTTAGAAGTTTAAGCTATCGATTAAATCGAAGCCTTCCTATCCCTAGTCGAAACTGAAATCGACATCATCAGAGCTTTCTTCTTCGGAGTTGGCACCAAACGCATCATCTTCTTCCTCTTCCGCTGCGCCAAGGAATTCCGAAGCCTTCCAACCAAGAAGTTCACAAATCTTTGGAACCGCAGTTGGAGCAACAAGCTTATCTACATCGAGGTTCTTTTCGAATTCCATGAAAGAATCCTTGAACTTAGCTTCAAGTGGTTCCTTTGGATTTGGAGTAACCGTGTAGAGAGGCTGAGAGCCCTTTGGACGACGGGTGATAGTAAGATCGTAATTGGTAACCTTACCCCAAGCCTTGTTGTTGTAGAGGTCACGGATTCCGTTATAAACCTGCTGACCAATTTCCATAAGCTTGAATTCACCATCCGAACGGTCAAGAACACGAACCATCCAACCGGTCTGACGTTTGAAACCAGCAGCTTCAAGCTTGGCAACAAGCGCCGGAGTTTCCGAAGGAGAATTAACCTTCTTCTTCTTGCCGTCTACAGTATCAAGCCAGTGACAGTAAAACTGAATGGGGTTACCCATAACTCGGATGGTGTACGCACCGGGATTCTTCATCTGAAGATACTTGGTACGGTTACCACCAACGTCGCCAGCATTCCAATCAATTTCACCATATACAGTCTTAGACATTCACACACCTCTTTGGTTAGAGCAACTTCTTCAAGTCGCGTTTTCAGTTTAACTCACTCACTCTGCCCAGTCAACCTCGCCGCACATATTTTCTTCTTCTCGGTCATCAAGGTCGCGGCCACCAGTAATGACAGGTTGAGCAACACTCATCCGCTCAACAGGAATATCCCTACGAAGGAATTCTTTGAAAGTAAAGTGCCATAGCTTAAATAAGTCCATAGCGTTTTCTAGATATTTTTTAAATGCTTTTCCGGCAAGAAGTTCATTATGCTTTTGAATGTAATCATCGTCCCCCATCGCATAATTTTCTCTATCTTTCGCTGTCTTGTAACCCGCATTTGCTGCGCCGTCAAGTGCTGCCCGTGACCACGCTCGATTTTTTTCCGACTCCTTTACGCCAATCCATCGATCGATTTTTACAATCTTTTCCTGGCAAGCATAAACACCATCAAGCGTCAAACGCATCCCACGCTCAGCAATATTGATATCTATATAAGAATGCTCTCCGCTAGGAAGTTGGGAGTGAATCCTTTTAATATCGGAAATATCAATCTCGTTAACATCTAACTGAGAGATGTCTGCAACATGCTTTAGCTTCATAATTTCCTCTTATTTTGATAGTTTTGCTTCTATCTTTTTTACTCTACGTTCGAGTTCCGAAATCTTCGTAACACCCGCATCAATAGAGCGCAAGCGCTGATTCAACATAACATTTAAAAGAAAAAAAACAGTAAGCATTGAAGTGGGCTTGTCTGTCGGAGGCTTCACAAGTAGGATCTTTCCATCATTATCAGACTCGAAAAGATCATTGATTGCGTCATCTCCAAATGTACTCTTAATTTGAAGAAGATATTTATGTTCGGAATCGGTCAGGTCTAACTTTTTGCCGAAAACATTAATCATTACTGCCTACTCTACGAAAGCCGCCGGCTCCCTTTTTTAGGATCGGATTGGTATTCGCAAGACGTTTTAATCTCGCAACCTTCGGATCAAGATGAGAAAGGTCAACTTCATCGGCAGATGGCTGATCTAAATCGCTATCTTCATCATCATCTTCTGAATATTCAGCAAGAACAGAGTTTCGAACTTCATCTCTAATCTTCTTCAAATCATCGCCGCTTTTTTCGACAGTTGGCTCGGGTAAACTTGTCGTAACCTCAGATTTTAAATCCATTAGGATTTTCTTTCCGATCCCATTATGAAGTTCATTATGGAAAAATAATGATAAATCATAAACAAGCTGTTCGTTTAATTTTGAACTGAAATGTTGACTGTGAAGTAGATTCTGAATTTGAGAGATGGAATTTGATTCTTTTTCTGAAAAAAGTCTTCCACCGCAAGAGGGACATTGGTTTTTCATTAGGGCAAACTTCATATTGTTGCCCACTCGGAAACCACAATTGTTACAATTAATCATCATTACCTCTACAACATTTTACCTGAAATGGACTCGAATATCTGTACCGACAAATCTTTTTGTTCCATATACTCGCCAACTTTACAGATGGCGCGAATTGGGGCTCCATCCTTCAATAAGAGTTTGTACTTCTCATAATCATCTGTCCAGACAGTCAATTCAGACTTCGTTCCATAGACATCTTCAATGATAAATTTTGCAAACTTCTTACCAGTCCTTTCGCCTCGTTTAATGGTGAATTCTTTCTTTTTAGAATTGATGATAGCTTCAATTTTAATCTTCTGGCCCGTCTTTACATTTGGAACATCAGATAGCGGAGTAACCAGTGAGCTTCCCTTTCTGAAGAATCCACCAAAGATAGAGTGCAAAGATCCTGAGATGGTTCTACCTAAAACTTCAAGTTCACCCATGAGGAAATCTTTATTCTCCCACTCCGGTAGAGCTTCAGGATAACTTTGATTAATCTCATCAACCTCTTCATCGGTTAAAGATGGCGGTGGGCGAGTATCCTTTGGCTTCTTTTCGGGCTCAGCAGAATCCTCAATGGTTAAAGATTCTGCAGCTAAAGTATCCTCTAGTTGTTCGGTAACTTCAAAAACTTCTTCCGGTTGAACATCATTCTTGGATGCCTTTTTGGCTCGAGGTTTCTTTGGTGCGGGGCCAAATTCTAACTCATCAAGCATCTTTTGCTTCTTTCTCTGAAACTTTTTAACCGCTTCTCGCTGCTTATCATATGTTTCGTAAATATCCCTTCGGCTTCGCTCAAAGCAATCAAACGCACCAGCTTTCGCCAACGATTGAACCGTAGTCTTGGAAATACCTCTTGAACTTGAGCGATAATAATAATCTGCAAGATTACGATAAGGTTGCTTCTGAATTAACTCAGGAATAACCGCATCTCCAAGACCTCGGATTGAGCAAAGACCTGCTGAGATTTTCTTTGGACCAATGATTGTATAACCTTCTCCGCTTTTGTTTACATCTGGTGGTGTAATCTGAATTCCCATATTTGAGCATTCGTTGATGTATTCTTGAACCTTATCGGAGTTTGGATTTTCAGAATTTAGAAGAGCGCACATAAATTCTGTTGGATAATGACAACGCAACCAAGCCGTATAGTAACTGATATAAGAATAAGCTACCGAGTGAGACTTATTGAAACCATAAGCGCCGAAGACTTCGATACGTTCATCCCAAATCTTCTTTGCGATTTCATATTTCATTCCCGAATGCTTCATGCAATCTTGAATAAACTTGGCCTCAGTCTTTAGGACGAGTTCCGGGTCTTTACCCTTTAGTTTTGTAATTTTACGAAGAGCGTCCGCTTCGTTCAGATCCCATCCGGCGCAATCTTTAACAATTGCCATCATGCCTTCCTCGTAAAGAGAAACGCCATTTGTTTTCATTAATGCATTGGTTAGATTTTCATGTTCTAATTCAATCGTCGTTGGATCGAAACGAGCTTCAATATAATTATTGCGCTGCTCTGGACTACATGAAGGACGACCTAATGCGTTAATGTCAGAAATCATTGAAATATCATTAGGCTTAATTCTGACACACAAAGGAGTTAGGGATGATTCTAACTGGAATACCCCAGCGGTTTCCCCTCGACCAATCATAGAGAAAGTTTCCTTATCATCAATAGGAATATCCGCTTCGGTGATTCGCTTGCCCGTAGTTTTGTAAATATAATCAAAAGATAGATTGATTACATTGAGAGTATTTAGTCCAAGCAAATCCATCTTTACGAAACCAAACTCTTCGCAACGAGTCTTTTCCCATTGCATAACCATCATTCCGGTTTCTTCGTCAATTCGAACCGGAGCGATTTCATAAATTGGTCGGTCAGAAATTACAACGCCCGCCGCATGGATACCCCAGTTTTTCGTTAAACCTTGAAGCTTTTTCGCTCCAATGCAAATCTGAGGATATTCTTGCATGTAGGCAGCAAACTCTGGGCTTGCATCAATGGCTTCCTCGATCGTCTTAGTGATATCAGGGATGCTTGATGTGATATGATTTGCAACTTTAAATGCAGACGACCTATCACCGCCAATCTCTAATGTTCTAGCAATATCTTTGACTAGAACCTTTGGCGTAAGAGTTGACCAGTTGCTGATACCTGCAACCCGATCTGCTCCATACTTCTGCAGAAGATAATTCTTTACAGCATCCGGATTTCCGAAGTCTGAATCAATATCTGGGAAGCTTTTCTTTTGTCGGTTGTGGAATCGCTCAAACAGTAGGTTGTACTGAATCGGATCAACCGCAGTAATGCCCGTCAAATAGGAAACCAAACTTCCTGCGGCGCTACCTCGGGCCGGACCTGTGGAATATCCATTATCCTTTGCCCAGTTAATAAAGTCAGAAACAATCAACATATAGGAAGAGAAGCCTCGCTCTTCGATAACGGAGAGTTCATACTTTGCTCGTTCCCAATATTGTTTATGCTTCTTCTTGTCTTTAATCTTTTCTTTGAAACCTTGAACGCACTTATAACGAAGATATGCGAAATCCTCCCTCGCATCTTTGCTGGAGGTTTCTCGCCAACTTAAAAAGTCTTGATAATCAGGTTCCTTTTCTACGGGGAACGTTGGAAGAATTGGACCTCGGGCTTCCAAATAAGCTGGAGGCTCACAGGCTTCCGCAATTCGCACAGAGTTAAGCATTCCTCGTTCGGCAACTTCTCGACCGAAGAATTTAACAATTTCATCATCGGATTTTAGATACATATCCTGAACGCCATAACGAAAGCGATGAGGATCGTTTAGAGGCTTCTGCTCTTTAATAGCGAGCATCAAATCGTGATACTTTGCATGATCCTTATCTAGATAGTGGGCGTCACAAGTAATGGTGTACTCGACGCCGTAATCCCTAGAATATTTTAGCAAAGTTTCATTTACACGAACTTGGTCAACCTTACCATCATCCGTTTTGAGATGATGCGGTTGAAGTTCCAAGAAGAATCGATCGCCAAAGATTTGCTTGTACTTATGAAGATATTCAATAGCCTTATCTTCTTCATCAGACATAATAGCTTTTGCGAGCAATCCATTGGAACAAGCAGTAAGGCAAAAGACACCTTCATTATAAGCCTGAAGAAGCTCAAAAGAAACACGAGGAGTCTTTTTGCCCATATAGCCTGAATGCTGATTTTTGTATGACTCGTAATTTAGCCTTAGGATATTTTTGTATCCAATCTCATTCTTTGGGAATAGGACAACGTGATTTAGCTTCTTGCTCGAAAAATCTGTTGAAATATAAGCTTCAACTCCTGGAATAAGCTTAACTCCAGTTTTCTTGGAAGCCTTCCATGAGTCGAAGTGCGCAGCCATTGTGCCGTGGTCCGTAATGGCAATGGCTTGATGCCCAATTTTTTTGGCCTGCTCAAATAGCTGGTTTACGTCATTCATACCATCTAGCGGAGAGCCAAGTTGTGTATGATTATGAAGTGATACGAACTTTCCCACCTTAAACTCCTTAGTTATTGCCGTGATATACAATCTTACCGCTTTTATTTGGCCACCAGCCAACATCGCTCGATTTAAAAATTATAATATCGCTCGGTTTGTAATCTGAGATTAAACCAGCGCGTTTAAGCGATTCACAATAATCCAAAGTAGTTAATCGAAGATAGCGCCTTGAGGCTTCTGTGTCGGCAAAGTCAACAATAAAGCACTCTTGATTCATAAAGAAGCGATGATAAATAAAGTGAAGCACCGCTCTTGTTGTCTTTCCAGTTCTACGGGAAAGTTGTACTTTGGTTTGCTTTACATTTGGAATAACATCTCTGCTTTCAAAAAACACTTCATAGAAATTGTTGGTTTTAATATTTTCTTTGAAAGAATTTCTATAAAAATCTTCTGGATGCATAAGACCTAATGTTGCATAGAAATTCGAAATAACAGAGATTTCAAACGCATCACCTTTGCACCAAGGAATATTTCGGTCAGACGATAAAGCTAGAGCCATGAAAACCTCAAAAGGTGCCGCATAGAAAACTACACGGCACCTTGAAAAGATTTACTTTACGAGATCGGCAATATGCGCATAAACTTCCGAAACGATTTCTGGATCCGTTCCAGACTTAAGCATACGAATTGCGGCGGTTACTTCCTTTTTTGGCACGCCGTATTCTTCAACGAAATCCGAAACAATCTGCTTGCGCTGTTCCTTGAGATCCTTAACCTGATCATCAATTTCGTTGAGTTGCTTTACCATTGCACGAACCTGATCCATGCTGAACGTGGTTGCATTTGAAGCTTCTTCATTTGAAAGAACATGAACGTTTGACATACTTTCTCCTTTTTCAACTTTTACAGGTTGAGATTTTTTAATTCAAGAATGAACCAACGGTAGACAAAATTAAAGTATTCATTCTCTCTCCTAGAAGATGGAGCGATCAGGAAACTATTTTTGTCCACATCCAGTGTAACACGATTGAGTTGATTGACAAGGTCCTCTTTGCTGCTTTTTTGAACGCTCACCTCGGGAAAAAGTTGTTGCAAAATTTTGAAATCATTATCATCAAATTTAGCAACAGGCTTAATCATTAGGGTTCTTTTATAGGTCCCATCAATTTTAAAATTTGAAAACTTAAAACAAAATAGATTTGTTATATCAATTGAGTTTACTTTTATGGATGCAGCAATAGGTATCAGCTTCTCTAAACCCGTTCTTTCTAATTGAAGATTAATGCCGCAAGTTTTTGTTTCTCTTTTTTTATGTCTATCTTTTTCTATAGAAAACTTTATAGGTGGATTTTGAGATAATCGCTGAACAACACTCCGCTGAGGCAGGAAGTTTTTTAATATAGATTTATCTCGGCCCGCAATATCATCATATAAAGTCAGGCTTCGCTTTAAGATAGAACCTTGCAGTTCGCATAGCCTTTCGAAAGTAGTTTCAAGATAATTATTCGGAGCCCGTTTGGATATCTTTTTAGATTCAAGATTGATAAACCCTTCTTCCGTGATATCTTTATTTATCTCAGACAATCCATCTTGCAAATATTGTTTTGCGCAACAAAGACTTGTTGTCATTCTTTTTGATATTCGAACTTTGTTCTCAATAAAATATTGAAGGTCTTTCTCATCAAGTTGTTGTTCAAAATCTTTGCTTTGAAGATTTTTGATTGCAAAATCTAATTTTGCCAGAATATCTTTTAATTCATTTAACTTTGAAAAGAAAATGGATATATTTACAATTCTGGCAAGAGCAACAGGTTCGGTTTGAGATGGATTATCTTCAAAGCCATAGGTTCTGTAGAAGATGTGTCTAGAGGATCGATATAAAGAAATAGCCGCCGCAACATCAGAAACCGAATCAAAGATAATATTTTCAAATGGAAAATTTAAAAACTCTTCTTCGATTTGTAGAATTCTTTTGCTCGACGGCGCAACGAAACGAGAAGCGTTAATCGAGATAATTTTATATCTAGATATACTCTTCTCGTTTTCGATATACTTTAAAATTTCTTCTTTATTGCTTTGCATTCAGGATTATTTCTGAAACATTCCAAACAATTCTTTTACTTGTTTTGACTTTAACTTCTTAGAAACCATCCAAGGTTGAAGATTAAAGTCTTGAGCAATTTCAACAATATTCTTTTCTTCTAGATATGCTTTCTTTAAAATATTTTGAGTTTCTTCATCTAATGTTTTTAGAGCAGAATTAAATACGGCATCAAAATCAGAATTATCGCCCGACTTATATAACGAATTTGAAGAATCAATTTTATCATCAAACCTGACATTATCAGAGTCTTCAAGTTTATTATATCGAATGCTAGAGAAAAGAATTTCTTCTCGCACCTTATTCGTTTTCAATGAACTTTCTTCAGTCTCAACATGGTCTGAAAATACTGCATCTGCAGATAACCGATTCTTACTGAGAACCTTTGAAATGATCTTGTTCCTTAAGTGAACATGAAGAAATGTGCTTAGCTTAACACCCTTTGAGTTGTCATAATTTTTAATCCCCTCAATAGCGATAATGCTAAGCTCTTGCTTTATGTCTTCGAAGCGATAACCGGGAAGATAAGTTCGGGATGCCATCTTTGAAAGAAGAGGATCCATTTTTTTTAGTACGAAATCTACACCAACACCAGTCTTTGTGGAGATAAAAATTTCGTCATTATAAACCTTCACCATTCCTTCGAAATTCTTTTCTCCTCTTTTAGACTTTTTGTTTTGCATAAATTCTCCATTTTATCGATCCCATGAGTTTTGGCAGATGTTTTTGAAGTCACACCAATCACACAGTCTAGTTGGTTTCTTTTCAAAGACGGTGTCCGTTTCAATAAGCGTTCCTGTCTTCTCAATCTTATTTAAGCACTTATCGATATCTGACAAGGAGAACTTGAAATCTTTTGTTTTACTACCATGCTTAAGTAGGACGTAAGCACCAGAAAAGGTGTCAGCCTCTGGATGCTCCCTTCTTACAGCCGCTGCGTAAACAAGAAGCTGGAAGTCGGTTAGATAATTTGGATTCTTTGATGTTTTATAGTCAACAATTCTGAATTCTTTTTCGCTGATTCGATCTAGTCGGTCGATGAAGCCTTTTAGAGCATATTTGCCGACATTAAAATTAAATGGCATTTCTACGGCAACAGTAGGAGGCATTCCATTTAAACGAATTGTATTGAGGTATCCCTGAATCATTTCCTTTAGTTCGGGAAGATTTGGCTTAATGAGATGCATCTTAAATTCTTTAAGAGCTTCCATAAAGCATTCCGACATTAACTTGGAAAACTGATCAGGAGGAACTGGCGCCTCAATCATTTTAAGATGGAAAAGTTCAAGAACCCTGTGGGCGCAGGAACCTAACTCTAAGTGCGGCCATTCTTTTACTTCAATCTCAGGCTTTTCAATATAACGATAGCTATATTGTCTCGGACATTTTTCATAAGTACCAATAGAAGATGCAGAAAGTTTAATCAAAATGACCTCTTTTTTTAGAATAATCTCGTACCAGAAGGTTCATGAATCCATTGGAAAGAAAAATTATTTTTACCCCAATCTAACACAAACGATTTTGGTTCTGTTTTTTGCGTGGAGAATATCCAACGACATTCTCTACTATCAAAATAATAAAATACTGTCAATCCTGTAGCGGGATTATATATCGGCTTCACTAAGTTGGCCGTAACCAACTCATTCTTCTGATAGATATCATTATACGCTTTTGAGGTTAGATCCATGCTGGCATACGGACGATTTATAATCTTAACCACTTGTGCTGATAATTCTTCTTGAGAAGAACCATTAATCAAAATCAAACCGGCATAAGGATCAAAGTAACCATCGCTCGTTGAGGATACCTTTCCATGATGAGTTGTATTTGATGCTAGTTTTTTATTTGGAAAATTAACGAAAGATAGGGAGGTTCCGCCTTCTAACTCTTGACCGATACTATCCGTTGTTGACGCAACCATATCTAACTCAGAAAACGGTATGGATGTTTCCTGAGTCTGATTTCCGTAAATATCCGTAGATAAATTATCAACAACAGGATCGCATGGAGGAAGAATATTAATGCCTTCTTCATCCACACGCCTTGTTCGGTCTATGTCCTGAAACTCATTGCAATATTTAAACTCTAATGTTTCAGAATAAACATTGCCTGATATTGCGAAAACTTTAAGAGTTACATGACGCTCTGTAGTGGGAAGATATACGGGGCCGGTTGCAATAGCTGAATCCTGATCCGGCTCCGTACCATCTAATGTATAGAAAATTGTAGAAGGAACATTTGTTGAAAAGACAACATATTCAGGAAACCCTGCAATAATTTTAGATTTGCTTTCAACCGCTGTTAAAACAATAACTCTCATGTTCCTACCTCAATAAACAGGCGGAAAAATAGCAGAAATTAAACTTTTGAAGTATAAATCGCTGTACTTTCCCCATTTACTTTTGTTACATCAATAATGTGATCAAACTTCTCTTTTAAGAATTCATTGTGAGTGATTACAACAATTTTATACTTATTCTCTAGAGATTTAATTACATTAGTGAATAGACTCTCTGTTCCGCTTCTATCTAGCGGAGAATTGATTTCGTCCAAAAGCAAAAACTCTAATGATGATCCGCCATGTTGTGCCGCAATTTCTGACATTGCAATTCTTAAAGCCAAAGAGATGCGGAACTGCTCTCCTCCGCTTAATGATTTAAAATGCTGAAACACACCATCTTTACGAATCTTAATATCTAAAGTTTCTGTGATTGATGAATCTGCCACTCGCTCTTTCGTTGTTTCCAAACTGATTACAAATGGTTCGTGACAAATAGAAGAAAGAATCTGATTAGATGTTTCTTCCAAATCTGTAATTAAAGAGTCAAGAAGAAGTGCCTGAATGCCCTGCTTGCCTAATGATTTCGAAATCTTTTCATAGACAGCAGCCTTATCTTGCGCCACTTCCAATTCCTTCTTTAACTCTGTTTGCTTAACCAATTCGCTTTCGGCTTTGGAAATTCTTTCCAACTCAATGCCAACTTTTAGTTTGCCATTTTCAATTTCTTTTGCCACAGAACTCTTGGCTTGCTTTGTTTTTTCAATTTGGCTTTCGAGTTCTGAAAAGTCTTTATTCTTAAGAAGTTCAAGAGTCTTCTTTTCTTCTTCTAACTTTTCTTTTAACGACTTAAGCTCTGTAGTTAGATCTCGCTTCGTCGCCTTATACGTAGTTAGCTGCTCTTCAGTTACGGCCAAAGAATGTTTTAGCTTTTCAACTTTTGTTTGATTCGATTCAATCTTCTTAATATTATCTTGAGCTTCTTTTAGCAATCGCTTTTGCTTTTTAATCTGCTCTAATTCTTTCTTGGATGCCTCAAGATTCTTTGTTAATTCAAGCTTCTTAGCTAATCGTTGCGCCTCAAACTTTTTGCAGAGATCTTCCGAAACATCCTGTCCGCAAGTTGGACAAGCGCCCTCTTCAATGGAAACATCTGAAATCTCACTAAGCTGAATTGAACTGGTATTTACAATTGTCGTATGATAGATTTCTTGATTATTCTGAAGATCGATCTTGTCTTCAAGATTTTCAATTAAGCCTTCAGATAATGTTACAATAAGACTTTCAGCCTCTTCGATTTGCTTTTGATAAGACGCAAAAGAAGTCTCCAAGGTTTGGATTTGCTTTTCCGCAGAATCATAAACAGATTTCTTTTCTTGTCCCAAAACTTTTAAGTTATCAATACGAAGAGAAACGGCTTCAAATGCGCCTGTATCCAAAGTGCTTTTGATTTGAAAATGTTGCTCTACAAGCTTTTCTAATTCTAGATCTAGTTCGTCTCTTTCTTTTTCTTTTTCTTCAATAAGCTTGTTATGCTGAATGATATTTAGCTTAGATGAAGCAATGACGACTTCCGGTTCCCCAAGGTTAGCAATAGAAGTAGAAATAACTTGGCACTTTCCAGAAAGTGCTTTGGATTCTTCTTTCGCTTTCTTTTCGTAGGAATCCCAACGAGAGATATCAACAATATTCTTTAGGATTTCCTTTCGCTTAGAAGGAACTGCCTCAGCAAACTCCGAGATATCATTCTGTCGGAAGTAGACAGAGTTCGTAAAGGTTTTCTCGGTGATTTTAATTACTTCTTCAATCTTCTGATCGGTTAAGCTTGAAGTAGAGCCGGTTAGTTCAACCCATTCATCGTCATCATTCTTTACCCAAAACTCAACATTTGCGGTAGAGGAGCGTCGGCTGCGGCTTCGTTTAATCTTATAAGTTTTTGATGCATGCTGAAATTCAAAAATAACAGAGCACTCATCTTCACCCCATAAAATAACATCGTTAGACTTATCTACTCTTGCCTTACCAAATAAGCACCAAAGAATAGATTCGTTGATTGCAGATTTACCGCAACCATTACTCTTATCATAATCACCCTCTGTGTTTCCAATAAGAAGAACAGAGTTGAATTGTTCAAAGTCAATTTCGCTATAACGATGCGAAAAGAATTTATCTAAAGTTAATTTCAGCGGGAGCATTAAAACCTCTCAGAAAATATTGGAAAGCTCTTCGATGATTTTGTTTCTAAAGTCATCATCCATAGATTGCTGCATGATGAATGCTTTAAAAATCTCATGATCACTCTTCAGGCTTAAGATGGTAAGATCTTTTACTGTCTTCTCTTTTACCGGTTTTGTATTTACTTTTGAGACAAAGAACGCCCCATTATCATACAAAACTTTTTCCAACTCTCGCTTCTTCAACTGAGGAGCCAAAGCTTCTTTAATTAAGACATTTACACGAACAATCTTATTCTTCACGTCAAGCTTGGTGAGTTCATCGGAAACAAATTGAATAACATCCGTAGGATCACAACCTGTTGCATCAATTTCGGGATCAATAAGGTCTCGAACTGGAAGTTTAACTGTCTTTAGTTTCTTTGACTTTGTTTCGTAATCAAAGATAAACTTATCAACATCGGCATCCGCAAAGTTCGTCTTTTCCATAGAACCTGTGTAAATCGCTGTTGGATTTTCTTTTCGCATGGGTCGGAACTGATGAAGATGCCCCATGGCAACCAGATCGCATCCAGCAAAAGCCTCAACCTTAGGTAGAAGCTCCTTGCCCGAATAATCGGAATAAGAACCCTCATAATAAAAATTATGACCAATAGCAACCAGTGGAGACTTTGAAAAACCGATAAGTTCTTGGATATGCTCCTCATATTTCTCCGAACATTCTTGCGTTGAATTTCCTGGATACATTTTCTTATCCCGGAAAGGAAGAAGGAGTAGATTTGCACTATCTCCATCTTCATTTTGAATAGAAGCGACCTGAGGCTCCAAAACCATTCTTACATTTGGGAAATCTTTAGCGGAAAGACTGGTAATTGCACTAGTGAAGGTGTCGCCTGTTTTCTTAAAATCGTGATTGCCCATAAGAATAAACGTAGCAATATTCGCAATAGACAACCGCTTAATGCATGCGTTAGCGATTTCCATATGCTCTGTTGACGGCGCTCGATGCTCAAACAGGTCTCCTGTCTGAACAAATGCATCTACTTTGTTTAGGATACAATAATCAACAATGTAATTAAATGTAGATGCGTAATCATCAATTCGAGTGTTTCCGCCCGTTTGATTAGAACGACCTAGACCGAAAATTGCGCCAATATGTGTATCTCCACAGATTACAATTCGCATGATTCTCCAACCTTATCCTTAAAGGATTTTTTAATTTTTGAAATCAATTTCTTTGTTGCAGCTATATCTTCAGGAGGAATTTGTTCAATATACATATCCGTCCGCTTCATCATTGACAATATCCATTGTCGTTGCTGCGGGTGTTGGATTAGATTTTCTCGAAAGAAACTGGATAAGCTTAACAGCAAGCCAAAGTTACTTTCTTTCTTTGGCGCTTGAACTAAATTTTGGGGATCTTTTAGTCGCTGTCTTAATTCTTGCAATGCTTCTGTAAATGTAACTTGATTAATGAGGATATAGAAATCAATTGGATTTGAACCTTTTGAGCATCCAAAGCAAAAGAAGCTGTTCTGTTCCGAACTAATGTAAAGAGAAGGGGTGTTTTCTCTTCCATTAGAATGAAACGGACAGCGGCACCTATAATCAAATTTACCAGAAGTTTCTTCGAGAGAGATTCCAAATTCTTCAGCAAGATCTGTAATCTTGATACTCTGAGAGATATGCTGGATAATGCCGCCCTCAATCATTGTAATTTCTTCTTTTGTTCCTTTCGCAATTCCTTAATCTCTACTTCCAATTTGATATTTTCATCTCGTAGCTTTAGAAGAGACATCATATTAAGAACAATAAGAGCGAACGTACCTTCTGCTGGCTTAATAGAATCCATTTCATCTGCGGCAACTAGAAGTCGGTTAACAATAGAAGATGTATTTTTCTTCATTGCTGCCGTTTGATTATCCGGATGAGTTTTGTCGGATAGCAGATTTTTAAAATCTTGCATACAGAGTTCTAGACGCCTCTTTGCCTCTTGCTCGCTAACTCTAGCGTGGCGGTCTGGAATTTTAATGTCATCCATAATAATCCTCCGATAATATGAGAGATAAGTATAACCCACAACTTTTATGTTGTCGAGCAAACGCTTGAATGTTGTGAAGCATCTCTGGAGATATTACTTTATAATCACGATATAAAATTGACAAGGTGTTCATGCATTTATTATAATCATTTATCGGCATCTCAAATAAGCCGCATGCATTATCGAAAAAATTTATCATTTTTTCTGACAACTCTTTGTCGCATTCAGATAGCTTTAAAACAGGGTTATTGACTCCGTGACAATAACAAAAATTATCGGAGCCGGTAAACCCATTGCATCCCAAAATCAATAAGATATTCACGGCGCATTATTCTTCAGAGTCATAGTCTCCAGAATCATAATCCTCTGGAAACTCCTCCAACTCTTCGGGAAATTCAAATGCGGAAGTTGGTTTTGAGCCGTCATGCTTTTCCTTTAGAATTTCCTTCAATCTAGTGCTGGGCCTAAACTTGACTGACTTATAGGGTTTAAGCGTCATCTCTTCTTTTGTTTTTGGATTTCTAACGGGACGAGCGGAATGTTCATATAGAAAGAATTTACCAAAACCAACGATGCAAACATCGTTGCCATTATACAACTCCTCAGCAATAACCTTTGCCAATTCATCGATAACGAGGTCAGCCTCCCTAATACTAAAGAGAGCCCTCTTGGACAGCCTTCTGGCTAGTCCTCTTCTGTTGAGCATAGCACACATTATTCCTCTGAGCCAGAAGAAAACATGTTTAGGATTTGTTTTGATAATTCTAGATCCGCTTCTATATCGCCGGATTCAGAATATTCTTTTATTAGGCGCTCCAATTCGTCCTCTTCCATATCGCCGCAATCAACTCCGTAGTTCTCGTATAGCTGGTAAATCTTCTTTTTGATTTCGGCGGGTTTTAGTTTTTTCTTTCCAGACATTTTTTCTCTCTTATGATTTACGCTTCATGCGCCTTAATTTGATTTTACTTAATTTTAACAAATTTTCATTGATAAACAATAAAAAAACGCGCCACGATGGGCGCGTTGGAGAAAAAAGATAAAATAACTTATTCTGCGGCTAGTGGGGTATTTAGCACGTTAACGAGAATGCGGACGCCTCGCTTCGCACCAGCAGCCTTAACAACCGAACGAATGGCTGTAGCTACTCGACCTTTTTTACCAATAAGCTTCGCAACATCGCCTTTTGATACAGCAATTTGGAATAGGTATCCATTCTGAGTATCAGAAGCTTCAATCTCAACTCGTTCTACTTCATCAACAATGGAACATACCATTGTATGAAGCAGATTCTTTAATTCCGCATAATCATTGACATGATCAACCATTTTAAACCTCTCTGTATATTATTCTTGAATAAGTATATTTTTAATAATTCGGTCTTTCTTAGTTGGAACAATTACCTGAAGTAGACCATTTTTCATAGAAGCAGTTGCTTGCTCAAGATCAAATTCTGAACTAATTAGGAATTTAACTTCAAAATTTCTGCGAGCAATGCCTCGTACAACTACGCCCTTCTGAATCTTTAGTTGAGTATTTGCAGTCAAATCGGATGCAGCAACATCCACTTCCGTCAAATCATCCGTCTTAGATGAGCGTGTGCTTCTTAAAACTAATTCATTATCTTGAACGATAATGGAGATATCTTCAGCGGAGTATCCCGCCAAAGCAAATTCCATGAAAAAATTATTCGATTCTAACCAATGATCGTATTTCGGAAACTTTACATCTGACGCCTTCTTAATATTGGTTACTTCTCGGAAAAACTCATCATCGTACCAAAGAAGATCAATAATTTTTCCTGGGATAGACAAACGACTATTCTTATTCTTCATATTCAACCTCTACAGCTTGTGGAATTTGATAGTTTGCATAAGTTACAGATTCGACGCACCCTACTAGTACGCCAAATAGATGTGAAAAAAGGCTGGAAATTACCGCCGCAAAAATCGGATTGATTCCGAAAAATAAAGACGATAACATACCAACCCAGAAACCCGCACACATCATACAGGATAGCAGCTTTTCTAACAATTGATGCTTTGAAGAAACTGCATTTCGTAACCCCTCTAATATTGATGCGTTAACAACTAGGTTTGTCGCACCAATTGAGAATACTATTAGGAAAATTAAATTCATCTTGTTTCAGCCTCGATAATCAGCGGTATGCTTAATTTTACCTTCTTTATTGCGAGGCTGTAATAGATTTTACAACTTTTCTTGCAGTATCCTATTTTGACGAAATTTTGCTCAAAGCAGCTTTGCTTTTATCAAACAAAATATACTTTGAGCAACTTTCCGTATCCAGATTTACATCATCTTATAGCTTAGCCTAGACTAAGCCTGAGATGATTCTGCTCGTTCATTTACACAGACAACTGTTGTGCTAAAGTCATGATTAAAGATTCGATTAGCAATCTTCATAACATCTTCTGCTGTTACAGCCATCAATCGTTCCATGATTGCTTCAATGGGTGCTCGGTTATTGAAAACTTGAACTAAAAGATCTTTCGCAACGCCATAACTCGATTCACAGGAAGAATAGAAGTTGGCTCGAAACTTATTCTTCGCTCGCATCAATTCTTCTTCTGTAACAGGATGATTTTTTAGCTTTTCCAATTCAACATTAACTAGGCCAATTAGCTTTTCGATATTTTCTTCACGAGTCGAAGAACTAATCAAAAAAGCTCCTGCATCACGAAACTGCTGAGAACCGCAACCAATATTGTAGCAAAGGCCATTCTTTTCTCGAACTTCCGTAAAGAGTCGGCTATCCATACCTGCACCGAGAATGCAGCTAAGAATTTGTAAAGATTGCAAATCTTGATCGCCAACATTGAGTCCGGGGTATGCAATTTGAACGTGAGCCTGTTCAAGACCGGGCTTCTTCATATTGATTCGCTTGGATGGAGGATACACATTTTGTTCAAACTTAACATCTCGGGTAAAGACCTTATCGTTTGGACCAAAGTATTTCTCAAGAATAGCTTCACCTTCTTCCTGCGAATAAGGGCTCGTCAAAACAACAAGCATGCCATCTCGATTATAAAACTTCTTATAGAAAGCGTACACTTCATCCCGTGTAAACTTAGCGATAGTTTCGCCTGTTCCAATAACCGGTGTAGCCAGATAATTAGAGAAGAATTCCTCACAGAATCGATCCCACATTACGGAATCAGGATCCTCCTTATACATCAACTCCTCTTCCTTAACCACTTCAACTTCTTTTAGAAATTCTTCTTCAGGAATTGTTGAGTTAAATGTAATGTCAGAGATAATATCTGCTGCCGCCTCTACATTTTCAAATGGGGTTGAGATATAATAACAAACCATTTCATTTGATGTAAATGCGTTGCTATTTCCTCCGATAAAGCCAAGTTCACGCTGAATCTCTTCCCAATTGCGCTTTTCAGTTCCCTTGAAAAGACAGTGTTCAAGCATATGCGCAATTCCGGGATTAAATTCTCCCCATTCCGCCCGTGCCCCGGCATCCAAAACTACCATAATTGTAGAAATCTTGCTCGGAGTCTGTCGATGAATTTGATACATTAATTCTCCTTATTTCTTCTTTTCTGAAATGAAAACTTTCTTTCCAAACTTAATGTGCGTGAAATAATTCTCATGTCGTTCCATGCCACACCAGAGCACTCGGCATTTTGGTTTATCTACAGTGATGGAGAATCCCCCATCAGTAAGAACGACTAACCCATCATAGCCCTCTTCGTCGGCAAGAAGCAAGACCGGATTTGGATCTGTTCCTCCTCGACCGATAATATCCATTTTCTTTATCTTCTTTGTGAAAGGTTCCGGCTTGTTCTTTGGGCCACAATCAAATTGCACAACATCAACCGAAACATGATTAATCATGCCGTTGATTTCTGTTACAAAGGATTCCAATTCATCATCGGAGACCGAACCGGAAGTATCTAGAGCAACAAGAATCCTTGAACGGCAATCTCGCTTTGTACCCGGATTATTATAACCATATCGACGGTTTGGCCGCATACGAGTTGACTTGCGATCCATCAAAACCAGCTTATTAATAAAGTAACGAACTTCACGCTGCCAAATAATAACCGGTTTATTTGCCGCAATAATTTGAGCGGCAAGATTTCCGGCAACATCGCCCCATCCACGCTTCTCTTGAGCCTTAATGGCCTTATCAGCAATTCCTCGAACTTTTTCTCGGATAACTTCATCATCGAAATCGCCCCACATGGAGTGATCATCGATATCATCAACATCAATACCTTTTGAATTTAGAAATTCTTCAAGACCTTTTTGCGCATTCTCTGCTTGATTCTTAATGTTTTCATAATACCATTCAGCCGATTCATGATCTTTTAGACCGAATAGGCTTGGCAGCATACAGTTTCCGGGCAGATTCTTAATATGACAGTTGATAGCGCAATCTGCTGCAATATTATATCCACGAGGATTATAAGCAAAGTGTCGGGCTCGAGAAATATGATGAAGCAAAATATGCAAAGCTTCATGCTTCAGAACGGCTGTAATTTGCTGAATATCAAGCTTGCTAACAAACTCTAGATTATAATAAAACACCAGATCAACACGACGAGTAACGCCTACAGCCATCGTTGGAATTGTTTTGCTTTCCATCTTATTTAGATGCATAAAGACAACGCCATATAGCGGCTGAAATGTAATTAGACGTGAAATTGCAACATCAAGCTTTTCTTTTGCGCTTAAAATTTGAGTATTTGAAAGAATCGAATTTTGCTCAATTTTCGATTCATTACTTGGTTCGGGATTCATATATTCTCCAAAAGAAACGGGCTAGTGTTTGAATTCTAGCCCGTTGGATTCAATCTGTCAAGTTATCTTTACGCAGTAAGCGCTTCTGCCTTTGGCTTCGGACGCTGAGTGTAAATCGACATTAGGAATTCTGTAAATTCAGGCTCCTGCTGCCAAGTCTTGGAAACCTCACGACTCTTCTTGCCGCTTAGAATTTGAGTCCAAGTATTTGATGCTACATCCTTCGGGAGAAGGAGGAAGAAATTATAAAGAGCTTTCTTGTGCTTTTCATCGACACGAGAGCGGTCATTGTACGTTGATACAACTGAATTCGCAAGAGCAGCAATAACTTCGATATCAGCACAAGCAGAGACAATCTTTTCGCGATACTTATCAAAGTCATTTAGAACATCTTCTGCTCGAAGATAAGAGAACTCGCTAGTTACGAACTTTTCAAATGGAAGAGCGGTTTCACGACCAACCCAACCCTTAGCGATCATGGTAAGCATGCTTACATCATTTTGCTCAATAATATTCATAGAATTTAGGCAGTCACTAAGAGCCGCCCAAGAACGACGGGAGGGGTAAACTCGACCGGCCTCCAAGCTTCCAACCGGAGGGTCAAGAAGATTTGGATTACGAGCAACGAAGTCAACAACTGCAGGATGAAGCTTAGCCGAACGAGCCCAATTAACCCATTCTTGAACGGAAGGATCAAAATCAATAATAAACCAACGATCAAGAAGCGCCGGATCGAGTTCAACAACATCATAATCATCATCAGCATTAATTGCTGCAACAACACGCCAACCCTTAGGTAGCGGTTCACCATCAAGACGACGATCAAGACAGATTTCAAAAACTGCTTGGAGCGTATCCTTGGATGCACGGTTTAGTTCGTCAAAGAAAAGAACTCCCTGACTATTCATATCACGAGGCCACCAATAGCACTTCAAGAACTCGGTAATCTTCTTTTCTTCATTCTTAAATGGAAGCCCCTTAATATCGCCAACTTCGCATTGAGAAAGGCGAACATCGAAATATTGAATTCCCATTTCTTCGCAAGCTTGACGGATGACAGAGGACTTTCCAACACCATGCTTTGCACGGAGAAGAACAGATTTGTCTACCGGCATATTCTTAAGGACTTGCTTTGTTTGTACGACGTTCATATCAGCTTGCTCCTATAATTAGGTTTATTTATTGTCTAGTGCCAAACGCATGGGATTCTGAAAGACCCGCTTCGGTGATTTTGGTGAAGAAGGTGTTCTCTCTATATTCGGTTAGGTTTGTGGCGTCAACATAAGTGAATGATGATTTTAGACCTCCGACAAAGTCATTGAGTGTATTTTCAAGTGAACCTGTGCATTTAATAAAGGTTGAAACACCCTCTGCGCAAGTTCCCTTCTTAAGACCTCCACGCTTTTCTTTTTGGATTTCTTCGCTCGCCATCCCTCGATAAACTTTGTGATTTACTCCGTTTTGCTGGATAATTTGCAAAGTCGGTGCTTCATCTGAGCCTGCTAGAATTTTTCCGCAAATAATAGCGTCCGCTCCCGCTGCCAAGCTTTTCGCCAAGTCTGCTGGATAACGAATCCCGCCATCCGCAAGAATGGATACATGAGAAAATTCAGAATTAATTTCACGAGAGGATGCCGCATCCAAAACGGAAGCAAAAGTTGGCACGCCCATTCCGGTCATAATTCGAGTTTTACAGATAAATCCGCCTCCAATGCCGATTCTCACGCAGTCAGCACCAGCTTTTGCCAAATAAAGCCAACCCTCACCGGTTGCGACGTTCCCGGCAATAATTTTAGTATTGCTAAGGTCGCTTGCTGATAGAGATTCCTTCACTGCGGAAATCATTTCTTTCATCAAAGATGAATGACCATTTGCAATATCAATAGCCACAAAATCGATTTCTTTTCCAAATTTATCTTTCATAAAAAGAAAGCGTTCAAATTCCGCCTCACCAACTCCGATAGCATAAGCTACAGGGAAAGTTTGTCCAGATAAAGAACGAGCGGAAATAACTTTGGAAATTTGCTCCGCCTGTTGTTCGATTGACATAAAGCGATGAACGATTCCCATCCCACCAGCTTTACCCATAGCGATAGCCATTTCTGATTCTGTTACCGTATCCATTGGCGAAGATATAATCGGAACCTGCAATTTATATCCGCCAACTACTGTGGAAGTATCCACAGAGTTACGAGAGCGAACATTAGATAGTTGAGGAACGATTAAAACATCATCAAACGATAATGATTCAGAAATAATTTTGTTTTTACTATGCATTAACTACACTCCTCGTTCAAGTCTCTTTTCAATTTTGCTCTTAAGATAAAGCTGGGTTCTGTCGCTTTGTTTCAAGAGCGACCTACTACCTAGCAAAAATGGAACTTTTTCATATTGAACTTTGTCAATAAGTAAATTTAACACCATTTGAGATGAGTCGTCAAGTAAGTCGTTTAATTTTGCATAATGCATTGGCGCAAAACCTACACCCATAGAGCGGATTACTGCATGCTTATCTTTTAACATAAAATCTAAATAATTTACCGGACCTAATCTGATGTAGGCAATCTTTCGAACTGCTGCTTCTTTATCAAAAATAAGATTCTTACATTTTTCAATATCACATATCTTTGCGCCTAAGGCCCTGATATTTTTTTCTTTTTCTAAAATAAGAAAATCGATAGAGGAGATATTTTCGTAATACCCTTTGCTTACAACCCACGATTTCAAAAAGAAAGGACTATTATTTGATGTTAAAATCCGCTCTCCGTGATGCGGAAATCTTTCAAGCAATACAAAATAAATATCCCTAACGCCCCAAATTGGAAAAAAAGATCCCACAATTATTTGCGTCAACTTATCAAGAGCGTTGTGCTCATTATAAATTATTTCGAAATCTTTTTCGTTAAGCCCCATTTCCTCTACAATTTTTGGAAAAATTATATTTCTATTTCTGGACCAAGAAGGTGCGTTATTCTTATTTGAAATGTATTTTTTGACTTTTAAAGCCACTGAATCGAATGACATAATCCTCCTTAGGAAAGTTGATTTAAACTTTTAATAGAAAATCCAGATGCGTTACGATGACCTCCGCCTCCGAATCTTTTTGCGATTTTCGAAACATCAACGCCTTGATCGCTGCTTCGAAGAGAAAAGATGAACTGTGCTCCATCGTAATAATAAATCGCTGCAAATGGGGAGCCATATGAAAGAATATTTCCAATTTCAGATTGAAAAACTGAAGAGTTAACGCATGGAACTTCAAACCCTGCGATGTTAATATTAAACTTCTTCTTTAAAATTGATGAAATTGTGGAATCTTTATACTTAAGAATCGAACTTCCCTCAGTAAAGAGTCGGCCAAATCCGTCGTAAGTTTCTAGCTGTTCGGCAAATTCGCACCAAGTCTTGAAATCTTTTTCATAAGAAGCAATTGCGGTGAGAACTTCCTTTGACCCTTTTAGATTGAACTTCCAGAGATCCCGATCTTGAATATAGAGAAGAAGTTGGGGAACGGGATCATCTCCATGAATATGTTCCCAAGCCAAAACTGCTCCGCTTTTTTCCATATCAAAATGGCAAAAGTCTAAACCTTTTAGAGAATCTTGGGCGGAAACATGATGATCGACCACCTGTAGAGTATTTGCCTGCTCTTTCATTTTAAGCAAAGTATCTCTTGGGTAAGAAAAGTCTGCAATTAAAACATTTTTGCCCGTTACATTGGGTGGTTCTCGGTCATGTTGCGCCGGATAATATTCTGCGGATTTTCCGTAAGCAAGTTCTGCCGCAAACCTTGCTCCAAAACCATCGAAACAATTATCATGGTAGATAATAAAATCATACATTGGCTTCATAAATTTACTCATAGGGCTTTAGCCTCTCCCATGTCATTAGGATTATCTGACCAATATAACGTTGTAATTGTCTTTGGCAATTTTGAAACAATATAATCTTGGAAACTATCTTCGGAAGAAAAACTTACAAGTTCGTTTTGACTATACAGATTCCAAGCTTCAAGACTTCGGAGAATATCCGTCTTGTTTACGCAGAGTTCTGTAACTCCATTTACATTTGCAGCACGGATTAGATTATCAAGATTTAGCCAATTACATTGCCTTGGTCGTCCGGTTGTCGCTCCGTATTCCGCTCCAAGTTCTCTGATTTTTGAGAAAATAGGATCTTGGGGTTCAAACTTTTTGGCGCCAACATATGTTTCATAAGCTTTAACTACACCAAAGACTTTTCGGATATTCTGAGGTGGAACACCATTCATAACCGCTGAGCCTACCGTGCAATGACCACTGGTTACATATGGATAATCACCCCAATCAACGTCCAAGTAAAAGCCTTGAGCGCCTTCAAACAAGATATTTGCAGCCTCATTTGGTTTGAAGAATTCGTCGTAAATATCGGTCAGATAAGGAGTTAGACTCTCATGAGCTTCTGCACGAACACCTTTTCGACCATATTTATCTCGATATGCTGGACCATTACCCCTACGAGTGGTTCCAATAGCCGTATCCTTACCATCTTCTTCTAGATGGCTTGGAGTGATAAGGTGAACATTTTTTGAAATCCAAATTAAGCCTTCAGTGTTAACGCCTGCATCTTGAATTTCTTTAAGTTCGTTGAAAAAATGTTCAGGATTTAAAACGCAACCTGGGCCGATAACGCTCTTAACTCCATGAAGAACGCCTACCGGGATAGCGTGAGTTACAAGTTTTTTGCCATCAACATAGATGGTGTGGCCTGCGTTATTAGAGCCCGAGAAGCGAACCACATGGGTATATTCACCATTTTTTGCTAAATGTGAAGATACCTTACCTTTTCCAGAATCTCCAAATGCAAGATCGACAACAACATCTGCGTAATTAATCATAATTGCTCCTCAGAGTTTAACTCATGATAACTCTAAGCAGATTTTGATTATAGTTCAAGGTTTGATTTGATAAAAAGAAAAACCCCCGAGGTTATCGGGGGTTTCGATTGGACGCTAAGTTTTTAGCCTTGTCGTCGCTTTGCTCTTCGTTCTTCTCTCTTTAGTGCTCTTTCTAATCTACCCGGAGCTTCTCTTGTGAAGAATCGACCAAAACCAGACTCTCCAAGCTTTTCAAGCTGAACGAATACGCTATATCGTTGATTATCTTTATTCATTGTCTTAAATGTATTTGCATTTATATTTGGCATAATCGCTTTTGCAGCAGCCTCAAGACCACCTAATCTTTTAATGAATCTACTGGCTTGCGCTCCGACTCTTTCCGCAGAAAGAATATTTGTTCCGCCTGCAGTTTGAAATGGCAAGCTTCCAGAGGCTAAATCCTGAAGAATACCTACCAAATTTTCTTGTGTAAACTGTTGTTCTTTCTGAGCCTCAGGTGCGGCTGGTTGAGTCGCTGGAGCAGTTTCAGTTGAAGCAGCTTCAGCTGGTTTAGATTCAGAAGTTTTAGCAGAATATTTATCAGCCTTTAAATCTTGAATGAACTTTAACGCACCAGCAGCGGTCGGCTCAAGCTTTAACCCCGGAGCAGCCTTTACCCAGCTTTCTGATAATGATTTCTTTATATCTTCTGATCCTGAATATTTTTCAGCAACCAATTTAACCCAAGCCGCTTGAGTTTGAGCGTCCCACTTTCCAGAAGTTTGGACACCAAGTTCTTTTTGGATTTTATCAAGTGTTTCATGAGATGGTTTTTTGGCTATAGATGGTTTTTTAGAAGATTCTAGGTGAATCTGGTCTACAATCTTTTGAATATCTAAAATTTGTTCTATTTCTTTTGAAGCGTTACCGACCTGTTGGTAAAAATGAAGAAGTTTACCATCAGTTACATAATAATAAACCTTTCCATCATTAGTTTTATATGTTTTTATGGGCTGCAAAGAGTATAGCTTTAATTTTGGAATTAAAACTTGAGCTCTGTAATTGGGATCAGTTAAAAGCGCTTTATTTCTTTCTTCAAGTTGCGCTTTTTCTTTCTGCTGCTGTTCTTCTAGTTTTAACTTATCTAAATTGGCTTTTTCAACTGGAGACATGTAAGCGCCACCCTCGACATCCCTCGTTATAGCCCTTTTGCTAATCATTTTCTTTGAAGATGCGATAGATTGTTTTGACTGATTTGAATCAGCGGTATCGATAAGCTCATCTGATTTATCAAAAAGATTACGGATATTGCTGTTGCTCTTAAGATCCTTTGCGAATTCAAAAACACCAGTGAGAGTTGGCGCATATTGCTTTCCGGCAACACCGGATGCATATTTAGAGGCTTCACTCCAAGGTTGTTTTAATTTGCCTTTCGCAACCTCGTCATGAACATTTACATTAATAAAGTTCTTCCACGCTCTATCCGTCATAGAACCCCAACTTGATTCAAGTGGCTTTGGAGCGCCAATTAACTCTTGAAATTGAACCAAAAGAGAGTTTGAAGAAGATGCTTTTGGCTTCGGATTAACTTGTGATGGTTTTACTTGCGGAACAGAGGAATCATCAAATGTCCGCTTTGCTAAACTTTCCGAACATTCAGAAAGCATTTGACCTAAGCGAATAGCATTTGATCTCATTTCTTTTAGTATAGAAAGAAGTTTCGCATCAAGAGTAAAGTCATTAACATTAGCTTTTGGAAGATATTTTGCAGTTAATGAATTATTTGCATTTATAAATTCTAAGATTTTTGTAATCTCACCGTTAACCATAAAACCTTTCAACATAGAAGGTACTCTTGGAGAAAGAGTTCCATTAACCTTAAGTCTTTCGCTAAGCTCAATAAAACCGGCGTCTAAAAGATGTGATAATTCTTTGAATGTCTTATAGTTGTTTTTTTCTTTTAAACATCTCGCCAATTCACCTTTTTGATTTAAAACACCATCACGAAGAGAAAGGGGGATAAGCTGTTGAGGTAAATTTGGAGAAATACGAACTACCGAATCTTTCTCTACGAAATTTGACTGACTTGGTACGTCTAAATCTTTGGACATATCATATTGAGGTACTCCCTCAAACTCATTATATGTTTTAAAGATTTCTTCGGAGGAATCATCAGACGGCATATTTGTAGATGGTTTTTTATTTTTAACAGCAGAATCAATTTGAGAATATAAGCGTTCAGAAACAGATGGTGGAGCGGAGGGGAGAGAATTTTCTTTCATCCTCTTATCTTCCATCATGCGAAGATTTTCGGTAGCAATCTGCGCTTTCTTGCTAATAAACTTTTTATTGAGCCCAGCAACGGTAACAGGTCCGGGTTGAGCGATCTGCTTCAATTCAATATTCTTGATAAAATTAAGCATCCCTTCCGGATCTGGTGAATAACCAAGACCACGGGCGCCAGCAGCCCAGTTCGCCTTAATGACCATATCAAGTTTGCCCTTATAGTTTTCTTCAATAAAATGACGCCAATAAGCGTTATCTGCATCTTCCCAAATGCCAGTTTGCTTTGGCATATCTAATCTTTTTTGAATTTCTCGTATAAATTCATTTGGCTTTGGGGTGTGAGATTTTGCCGCCGGTCGATGAGATGGCTTCGCGGGAATATGATAAGGTGCAGACTTTTCTTCTGGAAGAGTTGGGCTAACATCATCTGGAAGTGAAGCAGGATCTGTTTCGTTGAAAGGTGGAAGTTCATCAGGGAAACTTTGTCCAAAGTCAGCTTCGGCGTTCTTTAGAAGTTTCGCTGTCTTGCTGATAAATTTTTTATTTGACGCAGCCAACTTGGAGCTATTAGCAATTGATTTTCCAGAAAATTTTGAGTTCATATTAGATCCCCTATAAACAGTATCATTGGATTTTCGTATATTAGCAGTAACCGAAAATTGTGATTCAAATTTTTGAGCTTCTTGCTCCGCCGGACTTTCTCCTCCCGGAAAAGGAGATTTCGAGTTATGTTGGTAATCTCGAATATGAGCGAGTTCGTGAGCTAAAAGCTGCCCAAAAAAATAAAACAATTTAACTAAATTTTCCCCTTCCAGATCCGAAGAACTTGAAAGCTTAACGCCCTGCTCTCTTAAGGCTTTTTCAATATTTGGAACAACAAAGTGAATGGAGTCAATTTTACCATTCTGGTTTGCATCCTCATTTGAAACAAAACCGAGAGCATTCGGATTACCGGAAGGGGTCGTGTTTTCAAAAATAATTTTATCAAAGCCATTAAGGATCGAGGGCAAAGAGCCCAACTGAACACCAGAAGGCGGAGAGCGCAATTTATTTAAAATTTGAGGCCATAAAGATTGTAACATTTATTTCTTTCCAGACTTTATCGTGCTTTGAATAGTAAATATAATAATTTTACCTCTTTTTATTCCTGAAATAAAATACTGAGGAAAATTTGCCATCTTTCTTATTTCAGCATATTCGCTTTCTAAAGTCTTAGAACTGGAACCTTTTAGAGGAAACTTTCTAACAACTGTTGATGAAGAAAATTCTTTTGCTATAACTTTATTAAGCTCTGCATTTCGAATTGGAGAATCGGATTGCAAGAATTCTTCTCTCCATTTCTTTCTTGTAGTTATTGATATATAAATATCAAAACCCGTAACCGAATCCCTCTCTAATGCGGATTCTATTCCGGGTGAGCGATCCTCTTTCTTTTGCCTCTTATAGCCGCTTTGCAATGAAAAAAGATTAATTGTTCCCGAGTCAAATCCGGAAACAAAAAACATTGCAGTGCCTTTTAGTTGACGCAACTCCGCATATGAATCAGGAGATTGAGGATTTTTTAAAGGAAATCTTCTTACAACTTTCCCTGAACTATCCAAAAACTCTTTCGCAATTATTTTATTCAAATCATCATTGCGCATTTCTGAATAATTAATATCATCTCTTCCGGGAGCTTTTTTATCACCAAATACTTTGCGCCAATAATCTCTCATCTTCGCAGACACGAAGATTCTGGCGCCACTTTCTGATAAGCCAGAATCTTCCATTGTAGTATATTGCGCCTTTTTCTCAATCATAAAACAGCCTCTAGAAAATTAAAAAATATTAATAGCAAGGCGCATGTTTTAGATATCAACTATCCTCTTCAACCATTATGGCCAAATAACGAAACAAAGTCTCATCATCCTTTACCTCAAAGTCCCTCTTGTCAAAACTCTTCCTGCCCATTCTAATTTCTTTAATTAGGTCTTCTTTTAGAAATTTTTCTACACACTCTTCCGCTACCGCCATAACATTCCCATCCGGAAGAACATCAAAGTATTTCAGAAGTTCAGGCTTTCCTTGAATTGGATAGTTCAAGTAAAGATCGAATTGACGGATATGCATTGGTCGTGAGAGATATAGGTAATTCATTTTCCCGCCTCAAATCGTTGGCTGATGGTTTCATCTGCATATTTGTCTTGCCCGATAATTCGAGTCAAATATTTCAAGGGTGCTCCTTTTGCAAAAATCCTCAAAGCCGTACTATGCTTTGTTTCTGATAGATGAGATAAGATCTGTTCAAACTCGACTTCGGAAGAATTCTTCTGAACTTTCTTTATTCCATCGGCATTCTTATTCTTAAAGAATAGATCATCATAAACTTTCTCAACTACCGACGAACTGGTTTCTCTTGTTAATGCTTTTGCTAATGCAGTTGTAAATAAATTATTATGGATACAAAAAGTGTACAACATAGCACGCACAGGATTATCATATCCTCGTTTAATTAGCGCTAAGTTAATCATTTCATCAAATCGTTCTCTTCGGTTTTTGAATGCGATTTCAATTAAAGAATGATTTGCGCCAATAGGTGTATGATAATTTGAAAATAAAATTTTCTCAAGAGAATTTGAAATGTTATCATAAACCTCTGATGTATATTTTTCATTCTTCAAAAGGCTGGAGAGTCTGCGAAATCCTATACTTTTAAGAAGTGAATACTCAGAAATATTGACAGCCAATGATGATAAAGTTGAGAAAACTAAATTTTGGAAACTCTCATTGTTTAATACATATGAAACATCTTCTGCCCATTTAAGTATTGTCTCGTCATCCTTTCCCGGAAATGAATTCTTATAGCTTAAGAATGATGATTTATTTGAAGATGAATTAAATGAAATCAAATCATGAACAAATTGTGCGGGGAAAATGCAATCCTCATAATAATACGAATGCCTTTGCTTTTCATCAAAAGAGAAATTATCTTTGAACAAGACAGAATAAATGATCTGCTGCCTTTGGTCTTCTGTGAACTGACTTTCCTCAATCGTTTGCTGCATAAACTTTGGAGATAAATAAAAAAGATTAAATAAAAGATTTTGATGATGTTTAACGTCTTTGTGCTGGTTATATCTCCCCGTATTTCGGGGCCAAGAAAAAGCATGAAGTGAACCGCTAAACATTTTCTGAATTAAATTTTTCTCTTGTTGATTTGGCTGATATGTTTCAACTTGTAAATCAGGGAATTCTCCAAAAAGAGAATCCAAGAAAAGCTGTCTATTTGAATTAAAAAAACTTGAATAAATAGATTCAGAATAATTAGATAGAATCGCTTTCAATGTAAGACTAAACCACTCTTCTTGTAAAGTATAAGAAGATGTGACTTGAAGTACCAAATTGGTATCATTAAATGCTTCGCCCAAATATTTTCGGTAGGCTCTTTCTTTCTCTATCGAAGGCTCTTCATCCTCAAGCATAGAGCAAAACAAAAAGCAATCTAAATACCTATCTTTAGACATGATAGAATCTCCAATTCGGTGGCTCATCAAAGCTTAACTTATCTGAATGCAAGAGTCAAGTCGCTTCTTATTTTATCATGACTCAAGACATAAATAGCGCAAAGGATTTTGCCCTTGCGCTATTTGAAGTTTTGGTGCAGCTGTTTGGAATTAATTCTGCTTAGCTGTAGGTTCTTCTAGTAAATCAAAGATTGTTACTTCCGTAGTAAGAAGCGTTCCACTGGCAGAAGCTGCATGTTCGAGCGCTGAGCGAACAACCTTTGTAGGATCAATAATTCCCGCAGAAACCATATCTTCAACAAATTTTCCACGCAAAGCGTCATATCCGCATCGGGCGCTACCATCAACAATCATGTGCATAAACTGATGATATTCGACGCCAGCATTTGTTAAAATTTGCTGGAATGGAGCACGAATAGAGCGTCGAACGATATCAATTCCAATCACTTCTTCTGGAAGAAGATTATCTGTAGAAATTGAATCAAGAGCCTTTGTGCAGTGAAGAAGTGCTGAACCACCACCCGGAACGATACCTTCTTGAATGGCTGACTTTACAGCATTAATGGCGTCTTCAACTCGGTCCTTTCGCTCACGCATCTCACTCTCTGTGGAGCCACCAACCTTAATTACCGCAACGCCGCCTGAAAGCTTCGCTAGGCGATTTTTAATATTTTCACGTTGAAGGTCGTAAAGATTTGGATTTCTCATTTGCTCTCGTAGCATTCCAATTCGACCTTCGATAAGCGCAGGATTTCCCTTGGGGCCAATAATAACTGTGCTATTACGATTGATCGTAACGGAAGCAGCGGAGCCAAGATCAGATAATTGAGCTTCACGAACAGACTTCCCGTCTTCATTCGTAAACAACTTTCCGCCACAGAGGGTCGAAAGATCCGACATAAATTCACGTCGAAAATCGCCAAAACCTGGAGATTTAATCGCACAGCAATTTAGAGCGCCCTTGCCTTTGTTGTAAACCAAGGTAGCCAAAGCATCGCCATCGATATCTTTTGCAACAACTAGAATAGGACGACTTGTTTCAGGAATCTGACTAATGATGTTAATGAAATCACTGGTCTGCGAAAGGCGGTCATCATAAAAAAGAATAAATGGATTCTTTAGTTCAACGGATTGTCGCTGTTCATTTGTAATAAATGCTGGCGAAACATATCCACGGTCTACCTCGAAACCATCGGTATATTCAAGGTGCGTCTTTAGCCCGGTAGCTTCTTCGACAGAAATTACGCCATCATTACCAACTGCAGCTACAGCTTCTGAAATTAATTGACCGATAGAGACATCATTATTTGCAGAAATTGATGCAACATGCTTTACGGTTTCTGGATCGATAACCTGAACACTATTTTCTTTTAGAGCATCAACAACAGCTTGAACGCCGAGATCGATTCCCTTTTTAACTAGAACAGGATTGTGTCCAACTGCAACCATCTTTGCGCCTTCATTATAAATCGCTTGCGCTAAGACTGTCGCTGTGGTTGTGCCGTCTCCTGCGATTGCATTTGCCGCAGAGGCAACTGACTTTACAAGTTGAGCGCCCATATTCTGAAGAGGATTAAACAACAAAATATTACGAGCAACCGTAACGCCGTCCTTTGTAATAAGAGGAGGGCCATATTGACGTTCAATCGCAACATGGCGTCCTCGTGGGCCGAGGGTTGCCTTAACTGCGTTCGCTAAAGTATCCACTCCCTTTTGCATTTCCGCACGAGCCTGACCACCAAATACAACTTCTTTCGGATTCATTTACACTCCTTTTCAGCTAAATATGCCGACCAAAAACTGGTCGGCTTTCCCTCTATTCTACTCGTTTTGTTCGCTTAGTACAAGTAGTTTTTGTGGTTCAAAATAAGCGTCGCAAGAACTTCTTCTTCGGATGATTTAAATGAATTTTTTGGAGAAGAAAGACTTGTATTTACAAAACCATAACCCCAACCAACCGAAAAAGCCCCCGGAGGCGAGATAAACAACGTATCACGCTTCAACAGCTTCCTTGCGAGATCCAAGAGAATACCTTTTGTTGCCGGATCTGAAAGAGATACATATGCATCCGAAGGAAGATTGTTAATATTAGATTCTGAGACCCGAATCTTCTTATCTGCAGAAATAGCTTGCATTCCTTCTTGCCAGCTAAATTCTGGCATTTTGCAAATTTGCTGAGCCATCTCAGAAAGAGAAGCGGATGAGGCGGGGAGGTCTTGCTCATATTCCTGCTGTTCTTTTCGCTCTTCGTCAGTAAGAGGATCTTCTTCCAAGCTCTCATCTTCTGAATTAGGCTCAGATGCGTGCTTTAGTTCCAACTCTCGGAGTTTCATTTCATTCATATATGCGATTTTTGAAGAAACTTTTTCCGAAGCAAAACGAACTCGATCCATATCGAAATTCATAACATAGATTGCGTATTGAGCCCGTTCGTTTGAGTAAAGATTTTCATCAAGGCTTTCTATTTGCTTCTGATGATTGTTAATCTCCAACATATCATTAAGGATATTGTCAAGAACACTCAATTCTTGCTCATCAGAGCAACTTTCAACAAAGCGGCAGAAAGTATCAAGAGGATCTTTTTCAACAGTCATATACGGCATGGCTTTCTCTCTTTTTAAAATGGGATATGCAAATCTTCAAAGTGATTTTGATTTTCTACATCAACTGTAATTTTAGTTAAAGATTGGATATAAGGCTCTTTGTTGTTTACAAAATAAAGCAACTTCATCTTATCAAAATGTTTCATGTTAATTAAGTATCCAAAGTTTTGTACAAAACTTAGATATATCGTCCTTACGAACTCTAAATCAATCTTATCATCCAACTCGTAATTGCTCAATATGTCTTTGACTAACGCACTTGATGTATTGAGACATTCACGCTCTATCACTTCTAGATTTAGATCGTAGTCTAAATAGCCAATATCTGAGACAACTTTTTTTACATCTTCAGAAATGGTTAATGCGGAATATTTATTTGTTTTTGGATCGATCATTGTAATTGGCAGGTTCTGCTTTTCGTTAACAACTTCCAATCCAAAAGACTCTCTGTTGTCCAAATTTGTATATTCAAGAAAGATGTTAAACACATCATCTGTTGTTTGTTTGGAGAAGTGCTTTCCTGTTCTAGCGTTATGCTTAAAGGCCCGATTTACAGAGTAGATCTTCTGAAGAACGGATCCTCCAGAGATAATCTCATTCCTAATTTCAATCTCTCCATCTTCCGCTAGAGCCCTGTCCGCTCTTTCAGAAATATAGACGTTGTCGTCATGCCAAGCAATAGAAACAATGTTAATATCAAAACTACTTAACAGCTGTTCGATTGATTCCGGTTTTGTTTTTACAATTTGATATTCTATGGTTCGATATTGTTCAAAATAAGATACATAATCAAAATCAGGTTCAAAGCAAAAGGTGTTAGCCCAACGTGAGCTCTTAAAAAAGGTCTGAGTGTAACCATATTGTTGAACTTTTCTTTTAAAGATTTCTCGATTTTCAGGAGTACATTCAATGTTTTCAAATAAAAAATCAAACTCAAAAGAGTCATGAATTGGATTTTCTTTTAAAAACCAGCAATCTACGTCGCCGAACTCTACCGGTAAATCTTTATGTTTTTTATTAAGAATAATATGTCGGTATAATGAAAGAATACTTCCGCCTGCAATAATTGGTTTTTGATCAAGAATGTATTTTGGCAAAAGAAACTTTACTACATCATTAAGTAGTTTGTCTTTTACGATTCTCATTTTTTCACCTACTATTTTTGCGAAACTTTTTAGAGAGTAATCTTATGAATCAACGTCTAATTACACTTCGTTCTGCTATGTATCAACTTTTGCTGGAAAAGCAAGGCGGTATGAAAAAATATTCATCTGATAATAGCGTAGAATCTCTTTATGCTCAACAGCAAAAATGGTTGGAAGCTAATAAGGTCCTAAAAGAAGAGCTTCTATCTGGGAGACCAATTTCTCAGATGAAAGAATTTGCCGCAACAGTTGCTGGGTTTAGCGGGGATCAATTAAAAAAAATTAGAGATTATTTAGTAAGCGAAGATGGAACGGAAGCTGAAGCAGTAAAGAGCGCAAAAATATTTGAAGAATATTTAATTTCTGAAGGATTATTTTGCGACGATTCTGGGTTTACCAAAGAAGCTATTGAGTTTAAAGCAATTAAAGATAGTTTTTTTGATAACTTTGGAAAATTTAAAATGCGTCCAAAGGTTTTTGGTGTATTTACCAAGGCGCTAGGTCTAACTCAAGTTATCTATGGACTCTATAATATTTTTTCAGGATATCGAAATGAGTCCAATGTATTGTGTGACAAATATGGTTTTGGACATTTTGAGCCAATTACGCATCCAGAAAAAATCAAAAATATTCTCTTAAAACACAAAGATGATCCTGATGCAGTTATGGATCTTGTAAAGTTGGCCAGCTACACTCGCCATTGGATACTGGCATTTTTAGATGCTGGCGGCGGGTTTTTAGATTTAATTGTTGACATTCTCACTATAGCTGGAGCGATAGCGACTCCCGCAACATTTGGTCTATCTGCTGGTGCGGCAACTTTTCTTCAGATTGCAAATACAATCAACAATATTCTTCAAATATATGCGGGACCAAAAGCAGTAGAGATGTGGTTCGGCGCAACATTTGATAGCGCCCAAGAAATTATAAATCAACATCTTGATTATCTAAATAAGAAAATCAAAGAAGAAGAAGCAAAGGGTGACAAAGTTCTAACCACTAAACAGGAAGATAAGCCGGACGCATCGGTCAAAGAATTCGATCCAGAGGCGTTTAAAAAGTCTATTCGAGATTTAAGCAAACTAATAGATGAAACCGATAATGCTGCCGGAGCTGCCGCCAAGATCGCAGCATAACTTATGAATATTTTAGCTGGCGAACAAACTCATTAGCAAAAACAGTTGCAGTTTGAGATGTGTTGAGAAACGCTCCAACTCCGGGCATTTCAATAAACACATTGTCGCTATGCAGAATAATTTCTCCCGGAACCCCCGTTGTTTCATTTCCAACTACAATTACATTTGGCGCTGAAAAATCAAAAGAATAATCATATAAACTTGTTGCACCATCACAAATCTCCGCTGAGACAACCTTAAAACCTTCTTCTCTGCAATGTGCAAGAAAATGCGATGGGTTAGAAAATGATTTAATATTTGCGAAATCAAGCGTTGTTCCGGAGCGGCCCCTTAAAAAGGAAGGACTCGGAACGCCTCCAATTACAAATATTCCTGCCGCACCAAAACAAGATGCGGAACGAATAAGTAGCGCTAGATTTTCATCTAAACCAAAGTTAACTGCAGCCAAATAGAATGGCAGAACTTTCGCCCTTGAAGCTTTCGCCAAATAACGTTGACGCCTAGTTTCTTCTCGGAATTTCAAAATCCCCTCTCTATCCGTTCGTTAACAATATCCGACACCCGCATTCTATTCGTTCCAAGCAAAAATGGCAACCATTCAAACGAACCATGATAAGCTAAAATTATTCTAAAGTTATCTGAAAGGTAACTGTTCTTTAGATCCAAATATGATTGAAGCAAAGAATTAATATTTGGATAAAGATGGCTGTTGATGCACATCATTTTCAAAAAATGCTCTTGAACAAGGGTTGAACGATCTCGTCGGAAGAGTTCGGCAGAATCCTTATTTACCGCACCAATAACGCTTAAAATAGAAACAAGGGCAAACCTCTGCTCAGGAGTTAGCTTCTTATAGTTGCCCAAAACAAAATCGATTTGCTTATTAAATTCACTTGGATTTGATTTAAAAAAATTGTTACAAGAGATATATGAAGTTGCGGGTATGTAATAAAAATTGCTATTCATCTTTGTGGTTTTAAATACAGACGAATTTAATGTTCCAATATCTTCTGCACTTAGAGTTGGGCTTTTACCACAACTTGCCGCATACATATCTAGAGCCATATCTTTCTTTCTTAGATAGATTGGCGTTTCAACTTTTTCATATTTTAATGGATTAGAATTCTTAACTTTCTTAAGAGGCGTCATCAAAAACAAGTTTGAACTATAATCAGCTATTTGAGACATTGAAAGCTGAGCAGGTAGAGAAAAACAAGCAGGCTCAATTAATATATTTGAAATCAAATTAAAGAAATAGTAAATACTCCTATAACCCATTCTTGAATTTTTATTCTTATAAATACATTGAATGAATTCATCAGAGAAGAAATCTTTATAGCTTTCTTTAAAGTGACCTTCTGCCTCATCAAACATGGCGAAAGTTGTCTGTTCACCTACGCCTTCAGTTCTGCAGAGATAGCTGTCAAATTGATATTCTTCAAAAAGTTGAAGGTAACGATAGTTCGCCGCAATAATAAGATGATTATAATTTATCCCGTCCAACAAAAATTGATTTCGAATGTAGTCCATAGAAATGTTTTTGTGAACTAATCCCGATATAATCTGGTCATGATTTAATGACTTAAGAATATATAAGAGAAAATTTCCAACTTTTGCGCTTTTATAATGTTGGGTGGCTTTCATTTTTTCACGTTTGGAAGTAAAAAGGGGCGAGAATAACTCGCCCCGCTTTTATCAATCTTGGTTCTGAAGATTCTCTTCCAAGAATCGCTGCAACGCTCGTGCTTCTCGTGGATTAAACGTCACACGTTGTTCTTTCTCTCCATTATTAACCATAATGGATAGATTGTTACTATAACGGGCATGCGAAGGATTTTGCTTAATCAACGAAAAAGAAAAATTCTTCAACTTACGAGTTTTTACAACTGGCTTCTTTTGCATATTCACCTCTTTTGAAATTAAACTATCAGAAAATTCAATATTTCAAAATATTATTCAAGCCAACGTCGATTCGGCCCTTGAAGCATAACAATACTCTCAATAGAGGTTCGATAGTTCTTGCCTGAACTGGTATGGTACGTAATCTGATTAATACGATAATCCGCACGATCAACTACACCACGAACACGTTCTCCGCCAGAAAGATTTACAATAATACAATCTCCCGGTTGAAAATCCTGAATTGCAAAGCAACCATCTGAATCTGTATTTTTACGAGCAATCAATTCAACAGCCATTAGAACTCTCCTTGTTAATATATGTTATCTTTTATCATCTTTATCAAATTAAATAACTGCTCTTCATCGAGATTATCTAGCAATATTTCAGCTATATCCTCCAAGGTTGAATTGTTAATCACTTCATACAAATCGATTTCTTGCTTTGAGTCTTGGTCAAAGTCATCATCTTTCGTGGCTACAGTATAACCCACTTCTTCAGCTATGTCAAAAAGTTGCTCAGCCTCTTTAACCTTCCCCATTTTTGAAAGCTTTCTCGCAATCTTTGTTAGCTCGATATACATTTCCTCTACCTATCCCCCTCTTATTTATTCTGGGGAATATTAGCATTTTAAAGAGATTGTAAAAGATCGATTCGGCTGGAAGAACAGGCGAAATCAATTGTTTGTCAATGAATTTTTGATGTTCAGTTTTTCTTCATAGTTGGAAATGCAATTACATCTTTGATAGATGGAGCGCCGGTTAACAGCATAACCAAACGATCAATTCCAATTCCTGCACCCGCCGCTGGAGGCATTCCATACTCTAATGCTGAAACGAAATCTTCATCAAAGAACATTGCCTCATCATCTCCCGAAGCTTTGTTTTGCGCTTGATTTCGGAATCTCTTTGCCTGCTCCACCGGATCATTCAATTCGGAAAATCCATTGGCAACTTCCATTCCAGCAATAAATAATTCAAATCGGTCTGTTTCGTTTGGATTAATATCGCTAGTTTTGGCAAGGGGCGAAATATCTACAGGATGGCGAGTAATAAATGTAGGATTAATCAGATTAGGCTCAACGTGCTTGGAGAATAAAAATTCAATCCTTGCGCCCAAAGATAATCCATTCCAGGTTTCTTTTTGAGAAAGGTGATATTGAAGCAGATAAGATTCAATCTCTTCTCGGTCCCAAGCGTTCTTAATGCCTGTGTAAATTTCCACAGAATAACTCATCGTCATTGATGACCAATTATCTGGATGTAAAGAAAACCGAACGCCATCTCGTTCAAACAACATTTCCTTGTTAACAATCTTTGCACATTCGGAAATCAAAAACTCGGTTAGCTGCATAAATGAAAGATAGTTTTCATTTGCCTTATAAAATTCAACCGCTGTAAATTCTGGATTATGCTTCGTTGAACGACCTTCGTTTCGGAAATTTTTCCCAATTTCATATACAGCAGGGAATCCGCCGACCAGTAACTTTTTCAAATACAATTCTGGCGCAATTCTTATATAGAAATCTTCACCCAAAGCATTGTAATGAGTGATAAAAGGTTTCGCATTTGCTCCACCGGGAATTGGCTGAAGAATAGGGGTTTCCACTTCGAGAAAAGATTTGCCGCCTAGAATATCACGAATCTTCGCTACAATATGTGAGCGAGTTTTGATTCTAGAGAAAGATTCTTCATTAAAAATTAGATCTAAATAACGCTGACGATAGCAACCTTCTTGGTCCGTAAAGCCATTATGCTTATCAGGCAAAGGGTGAACGCACTTAGATGTAATTTTGTAATTATAAACCTTCAGGGTTAGTTCGCCCGTCCTTGTTCTCCAGAGAACACCGGAGACGGAAACCCAATCGCCAAGAGTAGTGGCCTTCCAATGAGATACAGATTGTGCATCCATATTCTTCTTTGAAATGTAAACTTGAATCTTTCCGGAATGGTCTTGCATTCGAGCGAAACCGATAGAACCAATTTCGTTTTTAAATCGAATTCTGCCGGAGATTGAAAACATACCCTCTATTTCGGAAAGTTGAGATAGAGAGAAATTATCAAATACATAAAGATTTTTGATGGAATAAGACCGCTCTCCTGTTCCAGACGGATAAGGATCGATTCCATTATTTCTCAAAGATGAGAGCTTCGCTTCAATATCATCTTGATTCATTTTAAAATCTCCGCATACTTCCTATTAACATGCTTTTGGGTTACATGCTAGTTTAATTTTCCTGTTTTAATCTTTTCAGCAATTTGTATAAGTAACAAAGCCGCTTTTGGATCTTTGCCATCTATTTGAGATAAAATCCAACTCCAAATTCGAATCCGCTCTTCTTCTTTTGCTTTTTCGCAACAATCTTTTTCTTTGTTATTCACATCGGGCATATCATAAATCCAACATTTCTTGAACAATCTCTTGGCAAAGATTATCTAATTTTTGCTTATTTGGAGCTTTGGGAATAACATATGAACCGGATTGATAAATGCTAGAAAGTTCTTCGTTCAATCTCTCAGAATATTCAACTACTTGTTCGTATGTCCAACCGCCATTTCGGATATCATTCAAGATATCTGCATCAATTCCGCCTCGCCAAACATTAACTTTACCTTCCGTTAAAATCTCTTTTCCCATATGAAGCAATCGAATCAAATGCATAGCATGCTTTCGATCAAATCCAGATTCCGCTTCAAGTTTTGCTCGTTCTTTATTTCGATTTTCTTTCCAGTTTTGATATTGAGTCCAAGAACGTTTTGCACTTTCATATTCACGCTCCCGCTGCATTACCCAAATTAAATTGTCGCTGACACCAAGTTCTTTTGCTGCAGCGTAAAATTTAGGATCAATATCTGAGTTCTTATAACTTTCAATGACAGATAAGTAATCTTCAATCTTTTGTTGAATCTGAATCGTCGTTGAAGGTTCAACTCCTGTAAAATCAATCGACCAACTGTCCATCAATTCTTTTACACAAGCATTTGCTGAGGCCAACTGATCCGCAGGAATAAGCGTCTTTTCTGGCAATCCAAAATCGCTTCTTGCCGGCATCTTTTTTGGTGGATTAAGAAGATATTGACGATGATTTTTAATTCTTTTCAATTGAGAGAAGGCGTATCCGGAATAAGAAAAATGACATTTTGCAGAAACAAACTCTTGCGCCGAATCTCTCAGCTTTTTACCAACCGAAGTGGTTAAACGAACTTCTTCTTCTCGACAAAAAAGAACATCCAAAATATTAGGATTAGCTTCTGCGGCTAATTTTATAAACTTTCGAATGTCGTAAATTACTCCTTCCATCTTTGAGTTTTTGACAATTTCTTTTTCAACATCATTTAGAAGAAATAAAAACTGAGAAACATGCGAGCCTTCAGCTTGCTCAAAGTGGTTGGAGAACCCTATGAAATATTCTCTCGTTGGAACAGCTACTCCTTTCATATCAACATCGCTTTCGGGAGTGTGTGTTCCGTAAGCCCTTGAACCAGCGACAGTCAAAAGAATCGTTCGATCTTTCAATGAGAAATTCATTCTTTCCTCAAAATGTTCCACAAGAACATGCGTGCCAATCTTGATGCCACCCACAATCTGGAGCATGCAACCCGATTGCCGAAACTAAGTTTTCATATAGCGTATTTTCATCGCATCCGCAAATGCCGCTCATCTGACCATCATTAACTTCAATTAAAATCCAATCATCACTCGCCATTTTTTGAGCAACATCAAGAACGAAAAAGTTTGCCATTCCAGATTCAGCAATCTTTTGAGCAACCTCTTCCGCTAATTGTTTTCCTTTGCTCTCAAAGCAACCTTTGACATCTGGAAAACTTTTCTCCCAGTAAAAACCTTCAGCAACACAAATTGCCTTGGAGTTAATTACAATCCAGAAAGTTCTCCATTCATTAGTTACAGGCATTCCTGAGATTGAAATAGCCAACTCTTTTAGCGGCACATATTCTCGAATAATAACGCCCTGCTCTGAAATTAGAGGATCTTCAAGCAGACGAATAGCGACATCGGAAACATCTTTATTTGTTTTAGCAAACATATGAGTTTTCCACATATGCTTTCGGCTATTCGTTCTGCCCTTGAGAACGAAAGATTTGCCGACAGGAAGATTAGCCCAATTATTCCAAGTTTTGGGCGTATAGGCTTCCAGTAGGGTGCCCGGAGATGCCCATTCCCAAATATCAGCAATCCATTTATGCTGGCCATAAGAGTTGATAAGCTTAGAATTTACTTTAGATAAATCTTCTTGCAACTCATTATAGTATGGCAAAACAGAATAACGACCAATGACCGTAGTATCTTTTGGGATATCCATTCTGCTTGTTTTAGTTTCAAAATATCTAGAACAAGCTTCGAACTCCCCTTCCTCAGAAAGGGAGCGTCGAAATAAGACAACAGGTTTCTTGCTCAAAATAACCTCTAATTATTGTGCCATTCGCCTTTTTCAATTTTATCGGCAATCTCAAGGGCTTGCTCTGAATTGTAATTCTTTCGAATCCAAGATGCGATCAATTCGCTGACCGTTGGCACTCGCACAATCCTTGAAATTATTTCCGCCATTTGCCCCTCTCTAAAGCGGTAGCGGCTTCCTTTAAACTCATCTCTCGTTCGTAAATAGATTCATATCCATAAACAGAACTCTTCGGGCCGGTCTTTAACCAAGATGCAACTTCTGTAATTAATTTTTCTTCGCAATCATGAAGCTTTGATGAAACTGCTGAATACTGAGCCTGCCATTCCGCATGAGCTTTCTTTACCGTTTCATTTTGACGCTTAATCATATCTTCTAACTGCAGGCTTCGATTCGCTTGAGCCTGATATTGAGCTTCTGTATTTTTTACAGATTCTTCTAGAACCGAAATTCTTAGATACGCTTGTGATAGTTGAGACTCAAGTAGCTTTAAATCTTCCGCCGCATTTGCGTTTTCCTGAACCTGCTCCGAAAGCGCCTTTAACTTTTGTTCTAAAACGAAGCTTAGCAGACGGGATAATTCTGTAATCTGCTCTGTAAACTTCAAATCTCCAATTGAAGATAAAAGCCTACCATTTCCAATATCAATTGGGGTGAGCAGTTTAATACCCTTAGTGTAAGCCATGTTGATGGCTGTTTGAGACCTAAACATTGTAGATTGCAAATCTAGACATTCCTTGCTTAATTCAGCAAGCTGTTCCTTTAAGCGATCCTGCTCAAGAAAAGATGTGATTTTATTTTTAACTCGGTTAAGCATTACTTCTCCTCATTCTCATTTGAATAAAAAATTTTGTAATTTCCTGGTGTTTTATTTTCACACACGCACAAAAGATATTTATTTTGTACCATTTTCATATAAAAAGGATTAACACCGCATTTGTGCTGGCAAGATATTTGTTGTTCAATCTTCTGATGCCGAACAAGAAACAGCATAGCAAAAACAAAAGCAATGATAAGAAAAATATCTATAGCCAGAGTCTTCATTAACATCCTTTAGCTTACTGCTGCTATATATCCAACTAAAAATAAAATAACAACAAACATCCCGATTAAAAATGACATATGTAAATATTGACGGGCTCTAAGCGCAGAAATTTCCGCTTCCATATAGAGCATCTGATTGGATATTTCTCTAAAAATCTGCATCTGCAAAGTTCTTCGTTTAAACTCTGCTTGAACTTTTTCATCCAAAATATCTTCAGACGGATTTTTTGAAGCTTCATCTTGCTCTTGATTTAGAATCTTTTCCATAGATTCCAAATTCTGCTGATGCTCTCTTTTCTTATTAAAAGCATCGGCAAATGATAAAACTTTTGTTTCTAATTCTTCCCTATCCATCTCTTGATTCCAGAAGAGAAGCTACCTCAAGACTCGCATAGCAATAAGCGTCATACTTTGCTAATTCTGTCTTTTCCAAAGAAGAATCCGAAAGCTTTTGATTTAACTTCTCAGAAAAATCAGAAAGCTTTTCCTTCGAATCTATTGATGATAGATTTTGAATTAAATCCATATGCGTTTTGCAGAATAGCTTTCGATAGTCCGAAACATCTCGACCTTCATCAAAAGAAGCTTCACAATCGGAAATAACTTTTTCCCATTTTGATTTAAGCTCAGAAACCGCAATCAAAACATCATTAGAACGAATCTTGAAACAAGAGTTCGAATAAAGCTCTTTGGAGAACATATGGATTTAATCCTGCTGTTAATTTATTCTTCGCTTGGAGTTTCGTTAGTTGGCACTTCTAAATTTGCCATCTGTAGATCTCGCAGCTTTTGAAGTTGCGATGCAATAAATCTCAAGCCATTAATCCTTTCCAAATGAACAGGAAAGGTTTCCTTTTGATCAACAACAATCTTTTCAATATTCCTTAGAGTTTCTAGCGAATATTGATAATGTTCTTCAGCTTCTTCTTTGGTCATCACTTCTCCGGCTAAATTCATCTTACCAAAATTTTTCTGCTGATGTTAGCGCTGAAATGATTCTTTTCTTGCCAATCGGATTCGCAGAGTGAACCGACCAAGCCATAGGCGGAATTTGTCCAGAATGAGATAAAGCTTCAATCTGACAAGCTATATCATAGCCTGTCTTTTCGCTTGATTCTCCCAAATCATGATCTAGAGAAATTTGAGATACATTTCCTGTTCGGATATAGATCATTGCTTCAGAATAATCTTTAGCCCAAATCCAACCTTCAGGAGCGGGTCGAACATCATCCACCCAAAGTTTCAACATTATTTCTCCAAATTGGAAAGCTCTTGACGAATTGAACTTAATGAATTCGCCAAGAACCTAAAATAAACCAACGGAATAATCAACAGAAAAACAATAATCAATCTTTATTCCAACAATCTTTGCAGTTACGTCCAATGTGAACAACAATCCAAGAAGATTTATCTGTTCCTTCTGGGAACTTTAAATATTCTTCAGCAAATGCATGACCGCATTCTGCACAGTTTCCGTGACTATTCAAAGCAACATTTTGACCATCAGCAAGAATTTTGTACAAGGGTTTCTTTGTTGCCGTGCAGGTTGTTACCTTGCCATTTGCTGACAAGGTATCTGCCATAAATTTTGTCTTATAGACTAAGTCTTTTTCGGCTGGTTCGGAAGCTTTAATGTCTAGGTGCATTCCCCACCTTCCTATCGTCAGCACGTTATGTGCTATAATAAATTAGATTATTAGTAATAATAATTTATTCAAGCTTAAAGCTCACCAATTATTTGACGAATACGTATTTTGAGGCGGAACGTCACGTTGCGTTTCATGACGGCGAATAGCTTGACGATTGTTATACATGAATCGATCAAATCGCTTAGGATCCGCAACTTGAACTAGAACTTCATCTGAGTAGACGCCATATTTTGAATGAAGATTTTCGAAGTCTAGGCTTCGATAAATAATGCTGAATCCGTACTGAAACTCAGTATTAGCGTTATAGGCTCCAACTTCATCCATAATTCCCTTGGGGAGAACGACGTACTTAACTTCTTCAGACAATTTTCATCTCCAACTAATTATATAGTTTAGTCTTTCATTTGACACATGTTGCCTTCCCAATCGGAATACTCAACATCACGAATTCCATACTGCTTGATAAACTTTTGACAAACCGGGCAGGGTTTCGCCATTGTCAACTCACCCTTTGCGCTAAACCTCAAAACCTGAAGCTTATCTCCCGGCTTAGAAAACCTCAGAACATTTTGCTCTGCGTGCATATGGTAAGAACATTCACCAGATTTATAACTCCTTTTAAAAAAGGGATGAGTCTTTGAAGTGTTCGAGCCCATCTGTACAATGGTTTTTCCACGATATAGGATCGCTACAACATGAAACGGCATCTCATTATTTAAAGCTAGTTGCCTAGCCTTGTAATACACCTTCGGTCATTTCATCTCCTCAAACCCCTTTCGGAGTTTTATCTTGCGGCTTGTTCTTACCGCTCACACATTCATTCTAATCATACCCATCGGTTGTGTCAAGCAGCCTAATCAACCAACAAATAAGAAAAAGATATAGCCGGGATGATGTTAATATTGAAAACCAAAAGCTGCTTTATTTCATCAACCAATTCTGAACTTTCAAACCCATCAAAGAAAGAAAAAATAAAAGAGCAATCGGAAACAAACACTCTAGCTATCGCAAAATAAACATTGTAATGTTTGCCATCTTTTCCGAGTAGCCTAAACGTATTTCCCGCAAATTTTGCTTTATTGCGAATAAGATTTAATTCTTTCATAAATTTCTTAATTTGCAAAACATATTCAAGATAGCTAACACCATTAATGGTTTGAGAATTCAATTGCTGAACGATATCTTGAACCATTCTGAGCAACCAACCCCGCCCCTCAAAGACATAATAATCATTTTGAGACAGGGTCGGCATTGAAAATTCCCAATACCTACATTGAGTGTCCACTTCGATAACAGGTACCGCTTCAAAGTAAATTTTGACATTATTTTTTGACATTTGAACTGCGACAATTTTATTTTCAAAATCCGGAAGATATTGATTTAGCCATTTTTCAATATTCTCTCGGATTACTTCTCGCTTCATCTTCTATAGTTTTTCCAGAAGAAATGCCGACGCTTTTTCCTTCATCTTGGCTTCGACCATGATATCGACAACATTTCCATAAACATTTGGAACATTAATAATATAATCAGAATGAGCCTGAGGCTTAACGCCTTCCTCATCACGGCTACGAGATTCGGAATAATGAATTACCGGTCGCACACTACCCCATGTGGATGCTGCAATAGCCAAAGCTTCTTGTTGCTCGATTCCGCCTGTACAGAATCCATGATGATGAATGTCGTGGACAATTGGTGTTCCAATATTTTTGTAAACCATATTGTAAATATCAAGCGTAGAAAACATAGAAGCCTTGTCGTCATTTTCTACCGTCAGTCGTGCCTTGCAGCCATCAGATAGGGATTCAAAATTCTGACAGAACGTAGCCGCAGCTTTCTCCTTATCTCCATAGGTGGCGCCAACATGGATATTGATTTTGTTAAATGGACTTGGGATAAAACCCATAAGATCAAAAAGTTTAGAATGAGCCTCAAGATCTTTAACCGTATTTCGAACAACACTCTCATCCGGAGAGCAGAGCTTATTGAAGGGTCCGGGGTGAGTAGTTAGACGCTGACCTGTCCTCAGCGCAATTTTGCCGCAGGTTTGGAGGACTTCGGAAATCTTTGAAAAATCGGGAAGCTCTTCGAATTGATATTCCGAGTTCCACGGAAAGATATCGGACGACAGACGAAAGAACTTATATCCATTCTTTGAGTTCCAAAGAAGAATTTCAATTAGGTCTGTAACATTTTGCAGCGCAAGTTCTGAGGCATAACGTACACCTCGTTCTTGGAATGTACGCTTAATCATTCCCCGGTTTGTTGTAATTCCCTTATCGGAGAGTTGAGTGTTAATACAAGCGTAGCCGACATTACATTCCGAATTCATTGCCAACTCCATGTTGAATGGCACACACTATTTACTTCGTTCTTCGACTCTGTGCAACAAAAAAGAAACGCCCAAGGCGTTAACCTTGAGCGCTGCTTTAAAACTTAAAAAGTTTTCAGTGACCGGATGAGGTTGAATCAGTCGTGGTCGTGGTTGCCGTACCGGCAGTACCGCCACCGACAACGGTTACTTGAACCGTACCGGCGCCAAGGGTGCCTTCGGTGAGACCGGTTGGAGCCGCAGCAGCTTCCGGAGCAGCTTCGGCAGCGGGAGCGGCAGGAGCCGGAGCCGCATCAGTTTCGGCTGGAGCCGCTGGAACCTCTGGAGCAGGTTCGGCTGAGTGACAAGCGGCGAGGGTGAGAAGTGCAGCGGCAGCAATTACAGTACGCATTTTGGAATCTCCTTTTGTTTTTTGTTATAGCGCATTTTCTTGCGCCCCATCTATTTAACCAACTTCATCTTCATCGGCAACAACTAATTTTCAACTTTCAACAAATCGATTAAAATATATAAAATCAACTGGATTTTTTGCTAGAACAAGCCTCACAAATCGTGGTCCACCAACCAGAAGTATCTAGCTTACCCGGAGCCCCACAACCTTCGCAAGTTTCCATAGATTTACCTTCGGCCTCGGAGATTAATTTATAGATATAATTATCTCCACCGTTTATGTAAAATCGGAGGCCTCCCATCTTTTCCTTAACTTGAACCGCCACAACTTGGAAATTATGATAACCTTCTGCCTTCTTCTGATCGCAATATTTCTGGATTCCATCACAAAGCGTATCAAGAATATTTAACCAACCATCGCCATGACAAAATCCGTAGCACATCAACGTCTGACGATCATCGGCAAGCGTTCTATCTTTAAAAATTAAAGGATATTTTTCACAAAGATATTTATCATTCTTCTCGTTCATTTTTATTCTCCTCATAGCTTTTTAGGAAGTTTTCAATCGCTTGGTTTAAAACCTCTTGAAACCCAGCGGAATCCCCGACCTCCAATCCAAATGCGGAATAGAATTCGGAAATCTTATCGTCATCAATCTCAAAAATGAAGCCGCTAGGGGTTTCGGTAATCGAAATTAATCCTGGAATTTTTTCACTCATCATTTTTACCTGCTGGAAGGATAACGCTTAGGAGGTAAATGAAGCCATACCCACAAAGAAGCGGGATCCACAAATCTGGAGATCGATAAAATGCAATAATAATATCTGCAACAATAAAGAGAAGAAGTATTGTTGCTTCTGTATTTCTTTTTTGATTAATCAGAACTGAAGCAATCGCTGCCGACAGTGAAATCATAAAGTAAAACAAAAAGGCAACAGTCCAAGATAACCAAAATGGGCTTGACATTTATTCTTCTCCAGATGGTTTGTCTTTTTTAATTTTATCAAAAATGCTAAAAAACTCTTCAACATCTGACTTAGAATAATCTCTCGTTAAATCTTTTGCCCAAGAAGAATTATTCCAAGCATTTACAATATCTCTCCAAGTAGCGATATCGATACCTACCACCAAACTAGGTTCGTTATGATAACTTGTAAGTTGAGCATTAAAAGAATTAGAGTCAAGCTGAATCCAAACCTTCTCTGAATCAAAAATCTCTTCAAAGAGATGATATTTTTTACCATATCCAATTGTACATTTAGTGCTCATTGTTCAATCCTTTTGGTTTTCTAAATCTTCTATTTTCTGAAGCCTATCACACCAAGCGTTTTTCTTCAACATGTGTTTGTAATAATCTAATGGCAGTTTATTTCTTTTTAAAGAACACCACTTTACTAAACCATCAAAATTATACTTTTGACAGAGGTGATAAAACTCCCAAAATGGATCGTCGCCTTCGTCCGAAAAACTAATAGCAGGCATAGGTTCAAAATCAGGACCGTGACGAAAAACCCCTGAACATTGAATGTATAACCCAACAACTCCTTCGTTACTTACATGGTTGGGTATGACAAACTCCGAAGCAATCAAAAAAGATAAAGCCTCTGTATCTCTATATTTATCGCTAGGCCTATCTAATGGAGGCCAATTTGTAGAGCTTAAAAGACAAGTTACCTCCTCATTTGCTGCTTCATCAGATGAGGCAATAATCTTCTGAAGCGTTTGATTTAAGAAATCAACTTGCATTGGGGATAATACAATATTTTCATTTCTAGACTTTTGATGGATAACAATCCAAGGCTCTGTTTTGCCCCAAAGCCTATCTAGTTCTGATATAAAAATATCTTCTGATTTAAATTGCATATTTTCTCATTCTATTTTGGTATTTGCTTACCAGAGACGAACTCACTTGGGAAGTCTAACTTACCAGAAGCATCTCTGCAAAGACAGACTTCCAACTGTCTACCACTTTTGAATATTATGCTTCTTAAAACATAAGGATGAGGTCTGCATCGAGAAGCGCAATCTTGTGAAACATAAGGCTCGCTTTCACAAGAAATAAATGCAAAGAGAATAAGAAAAATTTGAAACAGTTTCATAAGAAACTCTTTCCAAAAATCTTAAAGCCTTTGCCTGAAATAATCACAAAAAGAAAAAGCGGCCCAAGGCCGAATTCATAAATTGGTCCGTCGTACCAACTTTTTTGGTAACCAAAAAATCTAAAATTTTTTCTTGGAAAAAGATGAAACGAAAAGTCAGTTTCAGCAAATTCTTTTAAATAAAGATGAAAGCAGAAAAGTCCCGCAACCTTATCCTTTGGAAGATAAAGTTTACAAAAACTCTTCTGCTCTTCTGGGTAAATTCTCATTTACTCATTTTACTGCGCCAATCAGATCGAACGACGCAGCCTTGCTATTTCCTGCTCTGTTTGCTCAAGTTTCAAAATTAACTTTTCGCATTTATCCATCAAATCTTGCTCCAATGATGTTTTGATGCACTTGCTATTCTTAAGATTTTTAATCAGAATGGCAAGATCGTTAATTTCTTCTTTTGTCATGCTTCGGCCATTTCAACATTAGACGATTGAGTTAGCAAAACAATTTGCTCATTAACAAAATCAATAACAAGATTGCCGCCGTCTTTTAGATCGCCAAACAGAATCATATCCGCCAACGGTCGCTTTACATGACTCTGAATAACTCGACCCATTTCTCGGGCTCCAAACTCTGGCTTAAATCCTTCCTTGGCAAAGAACTTTCGAGCTTCATCGGTCATGGTTACCGTGATGTTTTTATCTAGCAATTGAGCTTCTAATTCCAACATAGACTTATCGACAACCCGCAAGATAGAAGCCTCATCTAGAGAATTAAATGAAATGATTGCATCAAGACGGTTGCGGAATTCTGGAGAGAAAGTTCGATTCAAAGCATCTCCCGATTTTGATGGCGTTGCAATTTGAGAAAAGCCAACATTACGAGATTGCATTTCTCGAACACCAGCGTTGGATGACATAATCACAATAACATTCCTAAAATCTGTTTTGCGACCATTGTTATCTGTAAGGGTTGCGTGATCCATTACCTGAAGCAATAGATTAAACAAATCAGAATGCGCCTTCTCGATTTCATCCAGCAACAATACGCAGTGTGGATTTTTATGAACAGAATCTGTTAGCAAACCGCCCTGCTCAAAGCCGACGTATCCCGGAGGAGCGCCAATCAAACGAGCCGCAGCGTGCTTTTCCATATATTCTGACATATCAAATCGAACAAACTCAATGCCAAGCTGATAGGCAAGCTGCTTCGCCAACTCCGTCTTTCCGACACCCGTTGGTCCTGCAAATAGGAAACTTCCAATAGGCTTTGTAGCTGAACCGATACCCGCCCTTGACATTTTAATTGCCGTAACCACCGACTCTACAGCCTTATCTTGACCAAAGATTACAGACTTAAGATCTTTTTCTAGATTCTTTAGCTTATCCTTATCTTCAGAAGATACTGACTTGGCAGGGATTCGTGCAATCTTGGCTACAGCTTCTTCGACGTGAGAAAGTTCTACAACTTTAATTCCCTTCAATCGAGATACTGAACCAACTTCATCCATTACATCGACTGCCTTATCTGGAAGGAATCGACCTGTAATATGCTTCGCTGCAAGCTTAGCACAAGCTTCCACAGCCTCATTGGTATAAGAAACCATGTGGTGATCTTCGTAACCTTTCTTAAGGCCAAAAAGAATTTGAATAGTTTCACCCAACGAAGGTTCAACAACATCAATGGTTTGAAAACGACGAGCAAGCGCTTTGTCCTTTCCAAAAGATTGACGAAACTCCTCATGCGTTGTTGAGCCAATGCAGCGAAGATTTCCAGAAGATAGCGCTGGCTTTAGGATATTTCCGGCGTCCATCGTTGAACCCGAAGTTGAACCAGCACCTACCAAGGTGTGAATTTCATCAATAAAAAGAATAGAATTGCTATCCTCTTCCAGACGCTTCATTACAGCCTTTAGACGCTCTTCAAAATCACCACGATACTTTGTACCCGCAAGTAGCGCCGTCATATCCAGAGCATAAACAACGCAATTCTTAATGGCATCCGGAACCTCTCCGGAGACAATTTTTAGAGCAAGACCTTCAACGATTGCAGTTTTACCTACACCGGGATCTCCAATAAAAATTGGATTATTCTTCTTGCGGCGACCAAGAATCTGAACGGTTCGCTCAAGTTCCACTTCTCGACCAATAAGAAGATCAATCTTTCCAGCCTTAGCTTTTTCGTTAAGATTTGCAGCATAAGTAGCTAGAGGGTCATCTGAAACGGAAGCATCATCCCCTCCAGACATAGCAGCTTCTTTCTTCTTACCCTTCTTGATTGCTGCCTTTTTCTTCTTACCTTGAGATAGATAAGAGGTTACAGCAAGGCGGTCAACACCTTGGTTTTCCAAAATAAATACAGCATGACAATCTTGTTCACTTAGCAGCGAAACCAGCAAATCATCACAGCCAACTTCTCGGCTTAGACTCTTTGCATGAAGAACTGCTCGCTGAATAATTCGTTGAAAAGCGACGGTTTGTTCGGGCTCATAACGCCGGGGGTCAACGTCAAGCGTTTCATTAACATTTAGATTAACTTCAACGAGTTCTTCGATTTCTTCAATTGAGCCGCCGCATGCTTTAAAAATCTCCTCTACAGTAGGAGAAGAAAGCAGGCCATAAAGAATATGTTCTGCTGCAGCAAACTCATGGCACATAATCCTAGCTTTTTCAAGCGCTGTACTAAGGGCGATTCGTGCTTCTTCAGTAAACATTTTATTAATCCTTTTTTAATCTTTCCAGCGGATTACTTCAATCTCTGTAGTGCCTTTATAACCGGGTGTCCAATAAAAGAAAGCATATTCTTGAGCGTCAGTAGTTCCGTGAGCAAAAGATGGGCGCTCAGCTAGAACCCAAACCTTCTTTGCTGGATGCTTTTGCCAAAATTCAAAACGTGAAATTGATGCAAAGAATCCAATTCGCAACAAAAATCCAACACCCCCTGTTGATTTGGTCAGACTTAGCGCTCGCTGAACGTGATCCAGCGCATCATTAAATGGAGGGTTTCCAATTACGAAATCAAACTTATTTTGGTAATCATGATGAAGGAAATTACATACAATCTTTTCATCACAGATTTCAAACCCCGCTGAGGTTTCTTGAATATCAGAACCTGTAAGGTGCGCTCCGGTATCCTTAATGGCGGAAGCAAAAGCACCGCCGCCAACATGGGGCTCAAGAACTTTATGGCGAGAATCAATAGGCAGAAGAGAAACTAAACGCTTAGCGAGTTTTTCTGGAGTGAAATATGCATCATGCTTAATTCGTTCTTTCTTCTCTTTTTGCTCAACCACTTTGACCTCAATAATTTAGAGTTGCAGTCCCAGCTAACCCTACCTGAGTTATAGACTGGAGTGTGCTTCCATTATCTGGTCTTACCGTTTCTGTCAAGCGATAGCGATACATATAAACGCCAACTAATGAGCCCGGATAAAAACTTCCAAGAACAGATGGGTCAATAAAAATGCTTCCATCATCATTATCTACGCACAAAGCGCCGCCAAGATAAGTTGAGCCATCTTCACTATAGACATCTAAAATTACGAAAAAGTATCCCGAACCTGACGGTGTCCAAGAAATCGTTGTTCCTGATTTTGAAACAACAGGAGCGAAAGCTGATGAGAATGGATTCATCAACTGGGTTGGATTCGTAATATTTAATCTTTCTGGTGTGACAAATACATTGTTAATTTGAAATGCGTCGGTCGTGGAATTTGGATAAACATTTAGATTATAGCTTGCACCGTACTGAAAGTCCAAATTTGTTGTGCTTGAGAAATTATATTGAGTGGTTCCGTTTGTATAATTTCTAGAAAATGGAAGATATCGGCTTCCAACATTAATCTCTACCTTTTGACCTAAATCTAAAAATTGGGTTGCCGGATCATTTTGCGTTAAATAATTGGTGCAAGTTCCGGGAGAAGGAATCCAATCATTCCAAGTTTGGTGAACAGGCTCATGAAAAGCTAGAACGCCAGAAACAGAGAATGGCCCCGTGGAATCTGTAAAACACTCATAGCAACCATATTGAATGGAAGAGAATCGAATAACCCCACCAATTAACCCCGTGTAATCCGGCTGAGTTACACCGGAATCATCTGTATCCTCAACGACAACATCAGAATCTTCTTGGTCTGTGTCTTGACGAGTAACTTGATATTCGTTTCCAATTCCTACGGATAGTCCTGTGCAAGAAACTAAGAAAGCAGTTAACAATACTTTAACATTTAACATGATTAATCCCTTTAAATTTTTGAAAAGTCGCAAAGAAAGTTTGTTAACTCCCATGCTATGACAGCATTTTCACCTTTTGCCAACTTTTCTAAGGTCGCCTTAGCTATTGATTCAGCAATAACATCCATTGCAATAGGTGAAGAGGCTTTTGGAAGATGAGTTGATGTTGTTTTGATTTGTCCGGTTAAAGAATTAAATGAATAAAAAATTATATTCTCACCGACCGGATCGATAGCCGCAACCATTACAGGTCTTGTTGTTCCGGCCAACTCTATTGCCGAGGCCAAGTCCCTCAACATTAGGGCAATAAGTTGAGGCGAATTATTCTTTAATCCAAAAATTGGAGATCCGACAAAATCAAACATATCTTCTCCTAATTTATAGAAGATAATAACCTTGTTTATTTTATCGTCAAGTCTTTTGGATTATTATTTTCCGGCAATCCAATCTTGAATAGCTAAAAGAATAAGCCAATCTTCTCCATATTGACTTAGCAACTTCTGATTATTTTGAATATATCTTTCAACATATTCTTGAGGTGCAATAACAAAAACCTTGTCGCCCGAATCTGAAACCCCTGGACGAATCGAAGTTCTGCCTACCCCTGAACCTTCCTGACTGGTTAGCAAAAAGTAATTGCGAGCGATAGAGTTTTTTAATTTTTCCTGTTTCACTCGCAAATCCTTTATTATAGTTTAAATTTTTTTTCTCTTAAGCGAGCAAGTTTCTTTGTAACTTCAGTTTTATTACGATTTACTTCGCCGGTTAAAAGCCATAGAACTTTTCTGTCCGCTAATGTGATAAACATATTTACACGAGAAACCGGGAAATCGGGTTCGTATTTTGAAACATGTTTTGCGATATCTTCGGGCGTCATACCTCTTGCGTATAGGCAGTAAATAAGATCGCCCATCTCATCTAAAAAGTATTGCTCTGGATGCATTTCAGATAAGTGCTCCCCAGAGCCAATTAACTGGTGCGGAATTTTAACTCGAATTCTTTGAAACGCCATTTTTCATATCCTCAATATTATTCAGAAAATTCATTGACAAAGAATAATAAATCTATCGCAATGTCTCTTGGGCATTTTGATATAAACTCAAATAAATCTATATTTTTTGTATTGTATAGCTGAACATCATTTATAACAGGTGCTGGATTAAAATCCTCTCCCAATTTTACTTTATGATCTTTCTCAAAAAAATCAATCCATAAGTTTGAATTATTTAATCTAAATCGAATATATGTCACCCTAACTATAGAAGTAAACTTTCCGCTGTGTGTCAAATAATCGTACAAGCACCAAAATGAATTTGGTACTTGATCTTTATTTTCTCCATTTTTAATGGAGTTTGCCACATCTTCCTCCCAAAAGAATGGCAGCAGGAATCAGCGCTTTTTAATTTGCTTAAGCGTTTCAAGTTCGTCCAATAGAAAAAGCTTATGCATTCTCCTGATGATAGGAATATTAATAGATGAAAACAAGTATTAATGCGAATATATTTAAAATTGCACAGTATAAATCTTATAGATAGCTAACAATCCAGTAATCTGTCCCAGATCTCCCAGAAAAACTTAGATTCGCAGTTCCAATAATTACAACACTCTTATATTCAGCCAAAGTATAATTGTTACTTCCAGTTGTGCTTGTTCCTGAATATATATCATTATCACGACTACCAAGTGAACCAGCATTAATTGTTAGAGCAGTGCTTGTATGATTTTTTATAATAAAAACTCTAGAAGATCCGGAATAAGGTAAAGTTATAGTCGCATTATTTGCTGAGCAAACAATAAAATAATCACTGTCCGCAACTGAATAAGGAGAACTGGTCAATCGTTTTGTTTTACACTTTTGACTTCCATAAAAAGCAGCGGCACCACCGATTGTAACTCCGGAGGTTGTTTCAATTGAATTTGCATTAATAGCGCCACCAACAGTTACATTTCCAGCAAATGTTGATGGCTGAGAAGCATCTGTAGCTTCAACTTTAGATGCAGAAAGAGTTTCCTGAACTGTAACATTATCTTTAACGGTAAGAGTTTTTGTCTCACCCTTAATTTCTATCACTCGATCTTCAGAGTAACGATCTTTCTGCATCTTATCTCCATAGCTAAAACTTAACTATTAGCTAATAGAAATTCTACGAATCTTTGGCAAAACTTCTTCTGGCTTTTTCTTTTCAATCTTTAAAAGAAGCAAGCCATTTTTCATTTCAGCATCAATTTTTTCGCAGTCCAAATTTTCATCAAGCTTAAATGATCTTGAAAAACTAGATCGCTTAATCTCTCGGTGAACATAATTCTTTGCGTCATGAGATTGGTTAGATTTGCCGCTAATAGTAAGAATACCCTCAGATAGATCAATAGAGATATCCTCTTTTTCGAGGCCCGGAACTGCCGCCTCAATAATCACAGCAGCGTCGTTATTGATGATATTTACTTTTGGATAACTGCCTTTCTCAAAAAAATCTTGACCAAAACCAACTGAAAAGCCGGGAAAAGTTTGAGCCATAACTTCATCGAAAAACATATCAAATGGTGTTGCGAATTCTTGCGCCAAACGATTTCTTGTACGTGAGTTTAGTGTTGACGCAATTCCAGCTGTGCTATCTTTTTTCATTTTATTCTCCTTTTTCGCCCTTAAAGGTGCGATTAGTTTTTTTGTTTTCCCATTCAATTAGATACGGGGGTTCTTGAGTCAAAATGATCTCAAGAAGAAAGCTTACGCCTTCAAAACATGCTACTCTATTAGCAGATGAAAATAATAAATATTCTTTTCAATATCAAAAGAAAATGCAAGCAAACAATCCGGAACCTGCTAATATCTCAGATTGTTATTCTGCTATTTTTTTGATATTAAATTGCGACTAAACGCAACCGGGGAGGCTTCATGCTTAATTTATTTAAGCCCTTCCTCAGTTTCATTCTTCTTGCGCTGTTTGCTTGTCATCCGGAAAGTGGATTTGGGGGTTCAGGGAACAACAAACAAGTTATCAAAACTATTATAAAGGAGAGCGTAGTTATTCAAGTAGATTTAGACGGCTGGAAACCAATTGGAAGCGGAACTTTAATTAAAGATTCAAGAATAGGTTGGGGCATAGTTACAGCGGAACATGTTGCTAACGCTATGCCAGAAAATAAAAAAAGAGCTTGCTTTATTGAGGCGCCAGAAGAGTGCGCCGAACTTGATGATTTTTATTTAGATAATGACGATTCAATGAAATCAGATTGGGCGATCTATCCAATAGAGGCTGCGCCAAAAGGTATGAGACCAGCAAACATATCCCATGAAAATGTTGAAGTTGGAGATGATATTTTCCAAGTAGGCTGCCCAGAAGGCAGAGTTGCTTTCGTCAATCCGGGCATGATATCTTGGGTTTATAATGATCTATATATTGCCAACGGCTTTGCTCTTCCGGGTTCTAGCGGAGGAGGAGTTTTCAACCAAAAGGGATATTTAATCGGAATAACTATTGCGACACCAATATTTAATAATATTCAAGGTGAGCCCGAAACTCAACCCACTATGCCGATCATTACGCCGATTAAAAATATCAAAATTCTTTAATTGTCACCAAACTGGTCCCATGGCGCTTGGCCAGTATAGTTTCCAAAACTAAATGGCCAACGTATAGTGCGAGGTTGCTTATTTGGATTAGCGCCTCGCTTATACTTAATGTGATCGCCGGGACAAAGTGTCGTCGGACCTTCAACTAAAATTCCATTTAAAAACCAAGCACCATCATCATCTTCTCCGGGAATATCAAGTTCGACTTCTTTTTCAACTTCAATTTGAGTATGAGGATGAGCTTTTGCGTAAATAAGAATTTCGTGACGATTCACTTCAGCCTCCGATGGGTTCGGTTTCCTTTCCGAGTTTAACAAAGAAATATGTCATAAGCGTTCTGACCTTAGGCGGAATAGAATATGACAAGATAAATTCATCAATTGTATAAAACTTGTTACTGGAAGCATCAGCAAAACAAAGATCGTCTACCGTTTCTCCATTCTTAAACACAAACCAAGGAGAGCCTTCGATCTGATAAGCATAGCGAAGTCCAACTTTCTTAATGAAAAAATGGCTAGCAGTTACTGGCTTAAAGCGGTCATCTTCTTCGAATACAGGAATCTTATAAATGTCTAACTTGCTCATTTTAAATCCTTTTTATTGATAAAGCTTTTTGCAAATGTGTCTAGTGACATCACTCTCATGGTTTTACCTATTTGATAGACTATGCCCGGAATAGTTTCATCATTTTTACCAATAACTTCGGCAGATAAAATTATTAAAGCTTCTTCAAAATCAGGTGAAATCCAGACTTCACCAGGAACAGGGTATCGAATCTCATGTTCGATAGTTAGACTTGAAATTAAGTCTTGCACTTCTTTTTCATTCATTCTTTTAACTTCTTTTTCCAAGTTCCCTCTCTAATTGAACTGATTTCAATCAGAATTGGAAAATTCATTGATTTTTTGTTTTGTAAAGAAAAAACAAACTCATTGCAATGGTGAAAAACGTTAAACTATAAAACCAATAGGGGTGCTCGATTAACCAAAAAACAAAATTAGATAGTGGGAAAAATAAAAATATATCTAAGAACCAAACCAAAAAATCAATTGGCTTCATCTCTCTCTCCCTCTATTCTGTTTTAGTTTTGAACTCCTATGATCATGTTAGTTTTTTAGCATTTTGATGATGCAATTTGTTATTTTATTTTTAACATTCATGATAGTTTTCATTATCAAAAATGTAATAATGCAAATAGAAAATATCAATAATTCAAAAAAGAATTCGATACAATTAAATATCTTTTCTTTTTTTAGCGGCATGTTAAAGCAAAAAAGTCTCTATTTTTGAGGATACATTTTCAAGCTTTTCTTTTGCTTCAGATTGAGCCATCATTTCTGCGACTTCTTTAATCTGAGTGGAGATAGAATGAAGCTCAAACTGAAGCTGCTTTAGATAAACCATACCATCGAGAAGTTCTTCGTAAACATCCTTAATAGCGCTGCGACCATTAAACGGTTGCAACCTTGTTCCGTAATTTTTCAAACCAAGTTCATCTCGACCTTTCATGTCAGAGATGATCAAATCCCAAAGTGCAGGATGGCCATTTGGTACCGGATCCGGCTGTTTATTGTCGCTCATTTCTTCTCCTTTGATTCAGCTTTTGGTTTCTTCTGTTTGTTCGTATCAGCTTCAAGATAATAAATGAGATTATCTAAAGCAATCTCAGGTGTTGCCGCTCTAGTTGGTCGATATTGATCAAGATAAGGTACTTCTAAAATCTTCCCTGTTTCCTGTTCTTTTACGCTGATAAACAAGTTTGCGGAGAAATAACCACTCCATTCAAAATTTAAACGAATTCCAATTTTTGAATCAGGTGGCAGCGTGTCGGAAAAAACAAGAAACCATAAATGCATAGCATATTTTGCTCGTTCTTCCAGTTTACTCGATGGAACGTCGGTACTCATTTTTCCGCCTCAAGTTATGAGGAAATAATAACAGTTGACACTCATTAAGACAAGAGCGTTCTGATGATGTAACGTTAACATCAGTGGAGAAAAAAGGCAAAGCCAACGCTCGACTATTTTTACCGTTTGATATAGCGGAGAAGAAATGTTTTTTCTTTCATCTTTCTCGGACAGCAATTCTGAAAATTATGAATTTGCTTTTTTCGCTATTATAGGAGCGTTGGCTTTGCTGGGCATTTTTTCTGTTTTTAATGACCTTTTCGCAAAGAAAAAGAAAAGATTACCAAAGAAGTTTTTTTAACGCTTCTTCTTTTGTTATATTTTTGATTTGTTCCTTTTCTTTTTCTTGCTTCTTTTCCGGTTCGATAACGTGTTCTTCGGTACAGTCGTCTGCATCTAAGAAGAAAGGAACTTCTTTTTTATCATTAAAAACTTCACGCCACATCTTTCCCTCCAGAGAATCAAACTCTTTTGTCGATATTAATAGATTATAGGAAAAATAAAATGTTTTTAATTATTGCTCAATTTAAAGATTGGAAAAACCCTCAACAAACCTATTTTAAACAAATAAGAATTAAATCAGAAGAACATATAGAAAAAAGATTAGAGTCATTGAAAGCAATTGGTAAAAAGTTTTGCTCTGGATGTACTAGTTGCTCAGAACCTTGTGGTGATAGATTGCTATCCTATCAACTATTTTCATTGGTAAAAGAAGAAAACCTTAAGGAATAAAATGCTGACTTCAATTGGTGATGTAATGAGAAAAGCTTATGAACGAGGTTGGATTACAACTCGTGATGGCAATATTTCTCTAAAAAGAAAAACGGGAAATACTCTATATATAACACCATCTGGTTGGCGCAAAACGATTATAGAACCTGAGCATATTACAAAAGTAAAAATCGAAGAAGGTGGATTAAAGATACCTTCTTCCATGAACCCTTCGGGCGAATTACATATGCATTATTTAATTCAAAAGGATTCAAAGGTAACACGGTCTGTTGTTCATCTTCATCCTACTGCTACAATTGCGGCTATGTATCGTGGTTTTGATTTACAGAAAATCTGTTCTAACTTCCCGGAATTATATCGCTACACTCGTATTGGCCCATCGGTCCCGATTTTACCTGTAACTTCCGTTATTTTAGGTGAAGAGACAGCAAAGAATCTGGGGGTTGACAGCGATGGGAATTTGAAATATGATATTGTTGGACAAATGGGTCATGGAGTCACCGCTGTTGCAAATTCTCCTTGGGCAGCATTTGAGCATATTGAACGTCTTGAGCATATTTGCCAAATTGTTTTGCTATCTGGAGTTAACCCATGAGTGAAGAACATAATTCTCCAATATATGTAAGTCTTGATTTAGAGATGAACCAACCTTCCGGAAAGATTATTGAAATTGGTGTAACGGTTGGAAATGCATACAAGAGAGAAATTATAGAGAAAAAACACTTCTTTGTAAATCCAAATGAAAATTTAAGTGAATATATCATTCGCTTAACTACAATTAAGCAAGCAGATGTTGATGCGGCAAAACCTCTCCATGAAGCGTATTATGACCTTTGTGAATATTTAAAGCCATTTAAATTTAAACAATGTGTTGTTACTTGGGGTGGAGGCGACCATTATCTTCTCAAGAATCAACTACAAGAAACGGGTATGCCTTACGAGTGGATTCTCGGTCATTCTTATATTAACGTAAAAACAATCCACCAAAGTCTTATGATCTCTAGGAACGAAAAGACTCAAGGTGGTTTGGCAAAGAGTATTTTAAAATATGGTATGCATTTCAAAGGAACAAAGCATCGTGCTATTGATGACGCTTACAATACGATGAAGCTTTGGTTTAAAATGCTGGATATGTTAGAAACCATTCCAAAATGAGATTACTGCTTCCACCACATATCGTCAAATGGTAACTTCTCATACATCCAATCCGGCAAGTTTGGTAAACAATAATGAGTGAACCATTCTCCTTGCATTGAGGATTTATATCTCTCAAATTTCTTATGAAGAAATGCTTCCATGTGACCTTGGCTTTCAAAGCTAGCAAGAAGAACCAAGCGATAAGAACTTCCTGTTTGCAATTGTTTTAGCCGCTTATCTACATCATTAGAGCGGCCAATTTTAACAGCACCGGTAACAGCGCTTTGAATAATATAAAGATGCTCTCCAACTTTCTTCATGTTGGAGATTTTACTTTTTACAAAAGAAAAGCATGCTTAATTTTATAATCAAGCATGCTTAAAAAATAAAAATTATACTTCTGGAAGAGGCTCCATTCCTTCTACTGGAACACCGCCTTCAAACGCAGAAGATTGCCAAACTTTAATTTCTTTACCTATCTGTAATTTAGAAGGATTAAGACCTGGATTTAGCTTTAAATTATCTTCAACCGTAACTTCAGAAAAAGATCCTCTACGATCAATTGTAATTTGGCCAAGGGTTTCTCCGGGGTGAACGATGTGCGTTCCAATTTCTAGAATCTCACCATCCTTCTTCATACCCTTATGAAGGTCGCTAGCGATCTTACGAACAAGCGCATCGACTTCATCGGCAAGCTTGGTTTCGCCAAGTTGGTCAAGACGGTTTGCAATTTTTACGAGTTTTTCAAGCATTATAAATCTCCTATCTATATTCCTAACTATATTAGTTGAGGAATCAAAAATGAAAGAAAAAATAAATCATCTTATTCAATTTCTAAAACAAGCAGATCTTAAAAAAGAAGCTTTACTTCTTCAGGGAATTTTAGACGGTAACGGTCGCAATATCATACTACTCGATAAGACCGCTTCATTTTCAGATGGTTTAGCTTACCATTTAGAAAATGATATCCCCCTCACCGATCCTGTTTTTAGAGAATTTTCAGAGAGTCACTTCTATCTAATTAATGAAGCCAGAGAAATGGTTGAACAAGGCAAACTCATCGTAGACAAATCTAGCCATGAAATTTTAGATAGTGATTTTGGAAAGTTTGCCGAATATGAAGGTCAACTCGTTCCTCTCGATTGCCCAATTGCTTTAGAAAACGAAGATGAAATGCTTAAGATTGCGGCGGAATATAAAGGAAAAAATGTTTCCATCAATAAGCCAAGATACATAAGAAAGGGCGAACCTGGATATGGAAAGAAAAAATCTGTTGTTTATGTTAAAGATGGCGACAGAGTAAAGCGAATCACATTTGGCGATCCGAATCTAAAAACAAGAGCGGGTAACGCTAAGGCAAGAAAAAGTTTTAGAGCAAGACATAACTGCAAAGCAAAGAAAGATAAAACAACCGCCGGATATTGGGCTTGCAGATTTCCACCAAATTGGTAAAATTTTAGCCAAATGAATTTTCCATTCAAAGAAAGAAATGAAAATGGAGTTCTGGAAAGAACATTCGATCCAACAACTCCATCTCAAGAACTAATTTGGCATACAGACTTAGAAGATCGAATCGTTACCATCAAGAAATGTGGCGGATGGAAATTACAATTCGATAATGAACTTCCAAAAAACTTAAGGGACGAAGAACAAATCTTCATCCCTCAAGGAACGTGGCACCGAGTTATAAAAGGTTCGGAGCCACTTGTTGTTGAAATTAAAAAACTAGCGCAAACCAAATAGAGGAAGAAATCCTGCTAGCATTGAGGTTCGGAGAATTTGATAAGCCCGACCCTTTGGTTCATGCTGATATTCCAGCTTACCCGCAGAGCCCATCTGAACTTCTACAGAATCGCCAGCAAATAAAATAACGCTCTTGCTATCGTCAGGATCTGGCATCTTCACAACGTCTAGATGCGTTGGGTTTTCCCAAAAAGAAATAAATTCTTGAACAACCTGAGCGCCCCAAGCAACTTTCTGCTCATCAAATTCAAATGGAGCTTTCTTTGCGGCCTGCTTGATAGCATAAGGAACTCGTGATTTGTCGAGAACCTTTGGACCCTTAACCATAACACCTAGAAGTCGTTTTGACATTATATATCTCCTATCATTGCTTTTCTAAAAATTAGCATTCTTCTCTAACGGCGTAGTTAACTTCTACTGTTTGACCTTCTTGAGGTTCATAACCCGAAGAAAAAACAATAGAATTTGAGGATACATCATATATCCAACCTAAAGATATGTCCACTCCATCAATAGATACAGAAATGGAATCTTCAATTGGCTGATCTGATAAAACAAATGTTGAAGTCCCAGCGGCCTGTACGGCTAGAGATTCCATTCCGACGCCCCAACTAGAAGAGCAGATTGAAAGAAAATCACCAGACATATCATTTACTAATTCAAAATATCCCTCACCAAATGTGGCGGTAGAACATCCGTATGGGTAATCTCCAGCTATAGCGTGAGAAACAATTAAATTTGATGCTGCCTTTAAAGATTGAAAATGGGAAAGATAATCCATATGAGATTTTGGAGAAGAATCTTCCTCATCGGAAATAAAGATGATTGAAAAATAAGCTGCGCTTCTAAAGAAAGAGGAACCCGGAGAGGCTTGACCTCCGCTTTTTGTTGCAAGATAAGCCATTTCAATTCCCATTTCATATGAACTACCATTCGTTCCAGCTTGAACCTGATAAGCGAATTCTGAAATAGGATCTGGATTTAAATTTGTAATAATGGGGCCTCTGAAAACTGGAGAATCGGTCGTTATAACTGCAATATGGTAATCGACAGATAATGCAGTTAAGGCATTCATAAAGTAATCAAAGTTTGTCGCCATATTTGCTTGTTCTTCAGCCATTGAACCCGAGTTGTCGATTACGAATAAGATGTCAGAAACCGGCGTGCTATCTTTCTCAAAGATATCTTTTTTCCAATTTGTATAAACGCCCTCTCCAAATTGTTCCGAAAAAACAACCGGTCTTGCTGGATCATCAGATTCTATCTTTAAGAAAGAAGAGTCAATTAAGGTATCATCTGGAATATATTTAACTGGAAGCTCAATATATTCTAAAGGCTGAATGACCATAGGGAACAAAGAAGGGTCAATTAAAGCTGTATCGATAGACATATCTTCTGGATAAGAAACGAAAAAATCAATTGAATCAATAGATAATTGAACGTTTCCAACATTTGATATCTTTACGGTCATCTGGTCGGAACAGCCTACTGGAGTTTGATTAAAATCTGCAGACTCTGGTTCCACAAGAATGGATGGAGCGCCACCTTGACCTTTTAAAGAAATATCAAGCTTTGAAGTTTCCGGATCATTTGAGAAAACTGTCAAAGTAGAAAAGTCGGAAGAAAAAGACTGAGGGTTATAAAAAATTAAAAAGGATGTCTTTTCTAATGGTTCTAAAGAATAAGAATCCGGTTGAGTAATTGAAAATAAAGACTGAGGAGATTCAAAAGAAATAGATCTTATTTCTAATGTTTCATTTCCTTTATTTTCAACTTCAACTTCCTGAAAGATTTGATTATCGGGTTCGGAAACATTTACTGTTCCAAAATCAATATCTACCGGAGTTACAGATATATTCGGTTCCGTATGCTGAATTTGTCTTAGCTGATTCTCAGAACATCCTACCAATAATAAAAATAAAAAAGCCCACATATCCCCTGCAATCCTCTTTTGATTGACAGCCCCCATGCAACATTAGATTTTGGAAAACAACCATCTGAAAAAGAAAAAGCCGACAAGCAATTAAGCATTGTCGGCCTTAAACAATCTTTTCAGAAATTGTTAATTTGCGACGAGAGCCATCTTCGTGAGGCGATTCATAAGTTGACCACCCGCAACTTCCCACTCATGACGCTGATCAATTTCCACAAATTCATGAGCACGAGTTACGGCATTAACAAGGTCAGCAAGAGTATCTCCCGGTTCCTGTTGGTAAGCAGCGACCAGAACCTTTTCACGTTCCTTCTGACCGATAGTAAGCTTATCCAACTCTCGTTCCATAGAGATAGAACGCAAAGCAGAGAGGGCATCAAGAGAGCGACCATTCTCTTCGCACTTATAAACTTGACCAATCTCAACCTTACGCAAGAGACCCCAATCGTTGCAAAAAATCTGAAGCATTTCTTCAACTTGAGGAACAAGCTTCTCTACGCCCTTCTGAACTCGGTCGTAAAAACCCTTTCCAAAGTGACGAATAGAAAGAGTCTTTACCTGATCGTAACTAAGAACAATAAAGTTACGGCAAAGGTTACGCTCAACGAAAATGCCGCCGCTAAAGTTTGAATTTCGAGCATCACCCGTTCGGAACCAAAGCCCCGCACGGAAAGCATCACCCGCACCAAAATCAACAACATTTTCAGCGTGGATTCCGCCATTAATCTGAAGAAGTGTAGAGTTTGGATTGTAAGCAACCTCTCCTCGCAAACCCATTCCCTTTACAGCCTTAGCAACATCTCGACAAACATAATTCGCATCGCAAGCTGCATACCCAGAGGTAACTGCCGCATAAGTGGTTCGGTTTCCACCAGCATCTTGGCGAGTACGGAGAACAAACGGACGATTATCGGTAACCTTCGCAATTTGCTGATTAAAAAGATTCGCACGTTCCTTAGCGGAAAGAATTCGCATCAGAGAGCCGGAACGGGGAAGAACATCATTAACAAAAGAAAGAAGACTATTCATACCCGGTTCTTCAAGAATGGTCTGACCACCCGAATAAATCAAACGACCATCTTCAGACATAGAAAGTTCTTTTGTGCCAACCGTAACATCCTCTCGCTTTTCCGCATCAACAGCGGTGGCTACCGACAAAAGATCTTCTTCTACCAAGTTGCGCTGATTGTGAGCCTCACGAGAAGCGAGAAAACGTTCATCGCCATCCTTGGTGATTCGGATTCCACGGGCAACAACAGGTTGAGCCCAAGCAAACCCCTTAAGATTCAAGCCGTGCTTTTGGCCAAAGTTTTCAAGAGAATTTCGCTGACGCTCTTGGCGGTCAATCGAAACTGCCGAAACCGTATCCCCATCCTGCGTAGTGTTCACCTTGGAAAGTTCAACGATTCGGAAACCCTTGGTGTAAGAAAATTCCGGAGAAGAAAGAAGTGGAAATAGATCTGTTCCAACACCAACGCGAACAGCATCTCCAGCAGAATTAACAATAGAGTGAGTGGGAACAGTTTCGGCGTTCATTTCTTTCTCCAGTCTAGTTTTTTTGTTCAGCTTACCGCTGACAAGAAGAAACTATCTGACCGCACTCATTCCGTCAATGATTTTTTTCTTGTTGTGTGAAAAATTTATTTTTGCCGGGAAACAGAACCAGCGCCAATAAAAAATTTCCACGCTAAAATCTATCTACAAGCTGGTTAAACATAAAATGTGCTAATAGAAAGAGTTATAAAACATAAACTTTAGATCTTGACAAGTCTAAAACGGAGACATAGTGATCTACTTGTCACTCACCACTCTACACTCCTTAAGAAAAAAGATAATCACTCTAAAGACTAAAAGAATAAACTGGAGAGATAAGATGTTTATCCTGTTAGCCTTTATAATCTCTAATGCTTATGCTCCTTCAGGAGCATTATATACAAAAGAGTACTTTGAATATCTAAATAATTCTCCTTGTCAGAATTTACTTGTGACATATGACCAAAAGAAAATTGCTTGCCAAATAGAAGAAGTGGCCATCGAACAAGGATTAAAGAAAGAAGAAATTGTCGGACTTCTAGTTAATTCTTTTGCAGAAAGCCGTTTCGATCCGGAAGCCGTTTCTCCTGGCAAAAAATCTTACGGGGTTTTCCAGCTTCATGTGGACGGAATGGGGTTTGGTTGGAAAAAAGAAGATATGAAAAATGTTAAACTTTCCACCGAAGCCGTTATTGTAGAAATGAAAAAAGTTGGATTGGCAGGGAAAACTCAATCAGCAAAGATTTCTACAAAGAAGTTTTGCAAGAAAGTTTTGCGACCAAAAGATTCCGAACAGAAGGCTGAGGAGCGGTCTCAGATGATTCGTCATCTTTTTAATAAAAAATTTCTGCTAAAACAAAAGATTTAGATATGGAACGCAAAACTAAAATCAGTCTACTTCTCAAGAAAGCTCAAAATCTCGAAAATGAAGATCGAGATGGAAGCTATATGTCCGTCACCTCTCTTCGTGCATTGGTCGAACACTGCTCTGAATTGCTAGAAAAAATCGACAATAACTCTGACCTTGATGATTGGGTTGAATCAAAAATCAATGGTGCAGCCAGAGATATTCTTGATGTTTATGAATTCATGATGCACTCTAAGCGAGATTAAGAAAGTTTCTTGACCATTTGAAGTTCTCTGGATAGACTCTCTTTGAATAGAGGAGAGATTATGTCTTCAAAAATTCCAGAAACTTACAAGCATGTTGAATTTGAAAATATGTCCATGGAAGAATTGGTACGTCATGCCAATAATTTCGATTTGGATGCATTTCTTATTACTATGCGTTCGGAGTATTGTTTCTTTTCCGATATTATTCGCCGGATGAATAAGCGAGTGGATTTCAATCTTCCAACTATCGGCGTTGGAATTAAAGATGATTGCCTTTATCTTTTTTATAACCCCCTGTTTCTTGGGCCATTTGCTGCAATCAAAGAACAACGTAAAAAGATTTACGGCATTCTTATGCATGAAATTTATCATGTTTGTTTGGGGCACCTCTCTCTTGGTCGGAAACTTGAGCCGCACAAAGTTTGGAATATCGCCACAGATCTTTACATTAACAGTGTAATTCCTGATGAGTTGATGCCGGAATGTGGCTTTAAACCGGGACGAAGTTTGAAGCTTAATGCTTCTTCTGATTCCGAAGTTTCTGCTTTGAATCAAAAACTATCTGACCTTATCGTGTCAATGCCTCCGAAGCTTGCATCCGAACAATACTTTAAGATGCTCATGGAAGACGAGGATATCAAGAATCACTTGTGTAATGAAAATATTTATTTTGATTCCCATGAAGAATGGGGTGGTGAGTCGCAAGAAGGAGAAGGTGAGGGTTCATCTAATCCGGAATATATGAATGCAAAAATTCGAAGCATCATCCGAGAAGCGATTGAAGATGCCCGAGCTAAAGGTCGTTGGGGAAATGTTGCGGCTGAAATTAAAAAAGATATTCAAAATTTTGCGTTTGGAAAGATTGATTGGAAAAACATCCTTCGCAATTTTGTCGGAATGTCATTTCGAGCGGAGCGAGAAAATTCTATCCATCGAGTGAATAAGAAATATCCAGGAATTTATTCTGGAATGAAAACTCTTTATCATCCAAAGATTGCAGTTTATATCGATCAATCCGGCTCTGTGTCGGATGATGAACTGGATCTTATGTTTGCCGAATTAAATAAATTGTCCAAGCTAACTTCTTTCCATATTTTCCATTTTGATTGCGCTGTTGATGAAGAGTCAGAAGTTGTTTGGAAGAAAGGTTCTCAGATTCCAGCAAAAAGGACTCGCTATGGCGGAACTTCATTTCAAGTTTGCCATGAACACTTTTTGAAAGAAAAGCGATTTGATGGAATGATTATTATGACTGACGGTGGAAGCTTTAAACCTTCTCCCGCAAATTATCGCAGAGCATTTGTTATTACGCCTAATCGAGAACTTGAGTTTGAAAAAGATTCTAGAGATATCTTAATCAAGATGGATTGATTGCAAACTATTTTGTTGACTCAAGACAAACTGTAAGTTATTCTGAACCTGTAATTGTTGGAGTAGAGAAACATGAACGCTGAAACGATTGAGCAAGTTATTCTAAATCTCCCCGCTGAAATTGCGGTTCTAGTTCGTGGCGAACATGGAATTGGAAAAAGCCAGCTTGGCTATCGAGTAGCGCAAAATCTTAAACTCCCATTCGTTGATGTCCGAGCTTCAACGATGCAGGAAGGAGATGTTGTCGGATACCCTGACTTGGAAAAGATTAAAGATACTGGCGTTTCTTCTTTCGCTCTTCCTTCTTGGTTTATGCGAGCAAGCCGTGAGCCTGTAGTTATCATGCTCGATGAACTAAATCGAGCACTTCCTAGTGTCATGAATTCTTTCTTCCAAGTTATCTTGGATCGCTGTTTGGGTAACGGTCCAGATGGTCTTCCAATTTATCTTCACCCTCAAACTCGAGTTATTGCTGCGGTAAATACCGGCAACAATTATTCTATTTCCGAAATGGACTCCGCACTTCTTGACCGCTTTTGGATTGCTGATTTGACCGTGGAGACTTCTCAGTGGATCAGTTGGGCGGAGAAGAATGAGCTTTCTCCAGTTCTTATTGATTTTATTCGAAATCATCCTGAGCATCTACGAGAAACAAATCAAGTAGAATCGGGAACGATCACTCCAAGTATGCGAAGCTGGGATCGACTTAATCGCTCACTTAAAGGAAAAGATTTGGTTAAGAACGGAGCGGTTAACGATATGGTCTACGCTATTGCAAGCGGATTCGTTGGACCGGATGCGGCATCCTCTCTAGTTTCATTTATTAAGAATTATAAGTTTATCGTTCAAGCCGAAGATATTCTTAATAATCCAGATATCATTTCGAAGATTAATTTTGACGATGCAGAAAACGTCACCACGTTGGTTCGTAAGCTAACTTCTCACGCTGCAGAAAACGAATGGACTGCACAGCAATGCAGTAATGTTCATGTGTTTTTCAATAATCTAAATCCTGAACTTCAAATGTTCTTCTTCTCAAAGATTATTGGCTGTAAGCATATTGAAAACATGTTGAAGATTCGAGACTTGGTGAAGGATCGAATTATTGAAATTCAGAATCAGGCCGACATTAAAACTTCAACCTGATAAATTAACCAAAAACAAATAAGAGCCACGAGGGGGTTAACCTTCGTGGCTTTTGCTATTTTGATGCAAATTTAAATAATTGATTTAAAACAAATCTTCTAGATGCTTTGCTTTCTATAGATTCTGGTATATCAAGTTGTATTTTTGAACCTATATCTTCAATTCTTAGATGCTGTAAGTCTAACGTTCCCATGCTAAGTTGACGAAAGATGCCGGAATTATAAAAATACATCATAACATAAAACAGGTAATTCGGAAGAATACGATCTAGATATTCTTCTTTCACCTTTATTCCCGCCCAAGATGTTGATTTTTCTGGCTTTGTTTTTCGAACTTCGCCTAAGTTTTTTTCGCTTCCTTTTATACAAATCCAAAAATCTGGTTCATCTATTGTTGTTGAAATTTTTGCAATATCTTTTAATCTAGCCATGAGGTGGACTCCTATTAACTATTTTGCTTTTAATATAAATAAGTGTAAAAATAAATGAACTATGAAGAGATAAAAGATGATATCGAACAATTCATAAGAGCAGCAACAGAAACATTTTCTTGCGTTGAAATTATAAGGCCATTTCATTATGCGTCATGGAATCAAAGACTAGATGACTCATTTTGTAGAGAAAAAGCTAAGCCCGTTACTTACAAAGATGAGTTGGTATACCCCGACCTAAAGATAGATGTTAAAGAAAAACCTGAAGCGTTAAATTTTTTATTTGACATAGATATCGAACAGCTATCCGACGAATCAATATTGGAAATGAATTTCAATAAAGATATAGCGACCGAAGAGGGAAGCGAATACTGCGAGATTCAGCTATTTTTAAGCAAAGAATCCTTTCTAAATTTCAAATATTTTATTGATTTAAAGTTTGGATATAGCAACTCTTGCAATTGGAGCGCCAGCACAAGCTTTCATGGAAGAAATAATGCCGCCGTTGAGTTGCTTCTTGAGAAAAGCAAATCCGATGAGTTGAAAAAATTCATTCTTCTTAATATTGATTTGTTTCATTTGTGATTTCAAAATCGCAACTCACAACAATATTCATTGCACTTGCACTCCATCTTAGTTATATAGTTTGTGAACCTTCGAGAATGGAGTGACTGATGAACGAAATTTCTTGGATTGATATGTTGCAAGCTATTTGTTATATTCAAAATGGTTTCGTCATCAATAAGATGATTGATGAGCTCGACACAAAGCAAATTGGAAGCATGGAAAGCTTTCGCCTAATGGATGAAATTGAAATTGCGAAAAGCGAGCTTCTAAAGCTTGAAGAAGATTTGGCGAACACCAACGCTATGGCTTAATCAAACTGGTGAACTATGAGTTCAGATAGTTGGAATTTTGCAATCAACAGCGTTTGCTATATCGGCATCTTAAAAGAAGTCGATATCTCTTTACAGAAAGCTCTTGACGCCCCAGATGCTATTGAAAGTTGGAAAATCTTATCTTCATCTTTTCGAAGAAGCTCAAAGCTGATTAGATATCTGGAAAAGGTTCTAACTCAAACTTCCGCTGAAGCCTAACGGAAAATATGAAGATTGTTAATTAATACAATCTTTAAATCTTCTGAGACTTCGCCCATAGCCTGCTCGATATTGGAATTGTAAATAAGCGGAAGCTCAGAGTGAGCGTAATGAACCCGAGCCAAATATAGATTAACTCCAAATCTATTCGCATTTGTTGGATCAAAATCATAATCGAAATTTAATTTCAGATATGATTCCGAAAATTTAGAATATAAATCAATAGCACATAAGGCTGTCGGAATCATGGTCAAAGCATGATGAAGGCAGTCTTTTTCTGTTCTTGGAGTTACAGCTAACTTCTCAATATTAAAACAATCCCGAGATAGCTGTGAGAACAAATGATGTAGATCGTTTTTAGAATTAACCTCAAAATTCTTATACTTTGCAGCGTAGACTTTGAACATAGAAAAATCTAACCAGCATGGTATGTCTAACAGCAATTCTCTTGCTGCATCTACATCAATTTGAATGCTCGCTATTTTTTCTAGTAACAACATTTTCACTTAAGTAAATGTAGATTTGAGATTAAAAAAGCTTTCAACTCTTCTGGAACAGAATCTTTATCCAAGATCGGCTGAATATGTCTTGTTGTTTCTACTGTTAAATCTTCCAACTCTTCTTCCCATGATACATCTATTATTGAAAAATTTATATTCTGCAGATTCTTTGAATATCTAATTTCAATAGAGAAGAAGAGAAAGCACGGTCGATTCTGCTTAAAACATATAAACAAATGAAGCGGAAGAAAGGCGGATATTAAAATACCGCCAGACATAACTCCATCTATCTTTTCAGGTTGAACTATTGCTCGCTTGAATTTTTCGATAATCTCATCGCCATTCTTTAGAGTCTTTCCAAAATATTCTCTATTTGAAAATTCTCCCCAAGCAGCATCCGGCAGGTAATAGCCAACATAAGAACCAAAAGCTTTCTTTAGTTCTTTTGTGAATTCCTTAAATTCTGACTCATCAAACACTAAGGATTTATTCATTCGATTCTCTTGGCGAAAAGTCGCTTAACCATTTCTGCTTGCGTTTTATTCATACTACCACTCTTTGTGGCTTTGTCGATATCAAAGACTAATTCTTCTCCAATGTAAAACGCCGGAGATGAAATGATCGCCTGAATGCCTTCTTCAAATGAAACATCCATCGTCAAGATTTGAATAACAAAATGACAATCGGAAGATAACGTAACCATTATCTGATGCGAAACATTAGGGCGAAAAGATAGCAGTTGATTTAAGCCAATCTTTAATAACGAAGAAGCGCTCTCACTTTTTAGAAAGCGATTATGGCGAGCGAAGTCCAGAGAGATTTTGTTCAATATTTCTTGGGGATATTTTATTTGAACGATTCTCTCGCCATGTTTTTGCTTTAAAATAAGGGCTGTTCTTGTAGGAAAAGCTTTAAGCAATTTTACAAGAAACGCCGCTAATTCGTTATGATATATTCTTCTTGCCATCCTAAACCCTCATATGATTCCAAAATTCAACCATATTTTTAGATTCACGAATCAGGGAACAGAGAATAGATAAGGATACCTTAGCAAAGAAAGAATTATGTTTTGAGATAATTTAATCGGGCAATCTTCAGATAGAATTGAGCTTACAGATTCCGATACCGACATTGTCCTTTTGCTATAGTCTTCAGTAAAGTAATGAATTAAAACCTTTATATAGGCCGAGATATACAACTCCTTTCCATCTGAGTCTATCTCAATGATCAACCATTTTTCTTCATCTTTATTAAAGCAATACGATATCTCGCCCACCAACTCTCCTGTTTGGTTTTTTAAAACATCAGAGCAGGTTTTTGAGAAGTCGAAAGGATCCCAAGGATGCTTTGCGCCCTTTTCTGAAAAAGAAAAAGTTACAACATCCATAGTGTAAATATCTTTAATGCAAACTTTAAACTTAAAACATTCTTTTTTTATTTCATTTAGAAGCTCACAAATCTCTTCCATGCTAACGGTTTCTGTTTTGAATGTATAAGACATAGTTTTTATTGTAACTTAACTGAAGAAATTAATCTAGAAACATATCAAGATTATTTATGACTAAGAAATTTAATGCTTTATTTTGAGAATGCGTCAGCAGATCGCTTGCTTCCATAATCAAACTGCCCTCATCTTTTTCATATTCAAAATAACAAACATCAAATAACCAATTTGCGCTATATTCAAAATTGTTTCTAAACAATATTAGAATCTTCTCATTCGGCTGAAAAATCTGAACGCTAAAAGAATGATTGCAATAAACAGTCTCATCAGAGATATAAAGTTGCTCTTGATGCTGCTTTACCGCTGCAATTAATTCTGACAAATCTGTATAACAAAAAGATATAGATTCTGGATTTCCAACATCTAATGTCGAATCCTTAATCTCCGCCCCTTCTGTTTTCATATAATGAATTATCTTTGGAGAATAAATCTTGCTCCCCAAATAAAATATAGCAACAAAAGAATATTCTGAAAATAACTTGGTTAAGTTTTCAAGAAACTCATAAAGCCGGTCGCTTGTAAACTCAGTCCTTACTATCATGTTACTCTCAGCGGAAGGGCTACTTCCTATATATCACTCGAAAATAGAAGAATCGTTAATCAACAAAATATATGAGCATGCCGAATTGTAAATTCTGTAATATATTCTGGAACTTCTTTGTCTACAATCGCTGAACCTAACGGAAGAGAATATTCGTAATGCTCAACTGATCCATCCTTAACCTTAGAAGTCCAGTTGCCTTGAATGTGAAAACCATATTTGGTGTTAAAGAAGGATAAGATTAAAACGCCATCTTTTGTTTTTACATTAGCAATAAGCTTCAAGTAATCAGGAAAATTGGAAATAAGGTTTGACCAACCAGTTTGAATCGGAGGTTGCTCTGAAGAGTCAACATACATGACCTCTTGAAATTTCAATTTATTATTTTTGAAATTCTTACGAATATATTTAAGCATTTCCTTTGTTTCTTTTTCAGATATGCTTTTTTGTTCATAGTTTGGAATATTCAAACTATCTCCATTCCGGCCTGTTGATGGTTGCCGGCATGATTCTGCTTACAATAAATTTTTTGATATCATCAACCTCCGTTGCATCAAGCAACCAAGAGATTCTATCTTGATCCGTTAGCCTTTCATTTTTTGCGCAAACCCAAAAAGAAGGCGATGAAAATAGATCATCGTCATCCAGTATATCGGCTACAAAAGAAAATTCTCCAATTATTTTCCCAGAATCAGCTTTAAATGAAATTACAATCTGATAAATGACTTCATCAACAAATGATTCAGCATGAGAATAAATACAAAAATTATTATTTCTAGCGTTGGGCGGAAGTAGAATATCTTCTGTTTTAAGATTCAGAGATTTTCTGATAATATAATCTTCTTCATCTTTCAACCAACGAACAGAAACAAGACGATTTTTTAATCCATCATATGATGCGCTATAAAGTTTAAGGTTGAAATGATTCGCTATATTAAAGGTTTCTGTTATCAACTCAACAATCTCTAAATGTGAAAACTTATTTTGCATTCATAACTCTCTGTTGGCGAATATAGCAAGAACAGTTAATGAGAGCAAGAGAAATGGTTGTTACTTGAAATGTTAAAGAGAGAGTTCACTTTGGAAAATATAATTATTGAAAAATTAATCATATCGCCGGAAGATGAGTTTAACGGAAACTTATTCAATGTCTTTTCCGATGATCCTTCCGGGTTTGCTGCATATGAAGCTATAGCCAAACTATCCGAAGACTGGAAAGAAATTGATGGAGACTTTTCATATATTGAAGCCTCCATTCTTGAAACAATTGAAAATTTAAACTCATGGGTTTCTGTATTTCGAGCATCCATCCGCTCTAAAGAATTAATTGAAGAAAGCCGCCAGAAAGCGATGGAAAATGACTTCGCTTCTGCTCAAGAACTTTTGACTTTAGCTAAGCAATATAGCGATGGATTCAAGAAAGAAGAATTGGATGCCACAAGAAAAATCATCTGTGGCGAAACGGTTGTCGCAAACTTTAGCGAAACGAAACAATCAGATGATCTTCCTGATTTCGAAGAGTAGCTAAAAGTTAGCACTTGCTTTGAATGGGATTTTGTGTTACCATTAATTTCCTTCATCAACAGGAATGGCCATGGCTCATTGGGATCGTAATCACGATAGCGTTGAATTGATTGCGGATGGTGTTATAGCAGGAGATAAACAAGATCTAGGCGGATGGGATAGTCTAGACATTAAAGCCTTTATAGAGGCTATCCGAGAGCATCTGAACTACATCTATGATGGAGATTTTGAGTCGGCAAAAATTTACATCAAGAAGAAAAACGGAGAGACCGTTTTTAAGAAAACAATCCGCTCCTAATCACGGAACAAAGTCGTGAAGCAAAACTTTCCCCTTATAATCTTTTAGCGGATCATTATCCGAATTTTTCAACATTTTATTTATAGAACCATTTAGCGATTCAAATCGATTAATGATTTCTGATTTATTTTCAGGATCAAGTTTATAAATCTTATCGTTAAAAGAAAGCTCATCAGGAATCATAAAGCTCTTTTTAAAATCACCTTTTGCTGCAATGGAGAAAAGGTCAGCGTTAGCATCCGTCTCTAAAGAATAAAATCCTGTAAAGAATTTCCAATATGATTTCTTAAAAAGATTTTGTTCCGGCGATTTTCCTGATTCATCTTCATAACAAGACAATGCAAATTTTAAAAAATCACTTATAGATAAAATAAATTTTGCAACAAAGTCTTGATTAAATTCTTCGAAGAAATGAAAGATGTCATGGACGAAATATTGCGGGGATCTATCAAAGGTAACCGAACCCATTTGGATTGGCTTCTTATTATAAAGCATTAAAACAATATCATTAATATCTAATGATTTTAATTTAAGCTTCGCCCCAAATTCTGGAAATGCTGAAATAAAATCAGATATATTTGCAGTAGCGACTTTTTTGCTATTGGAAAACATAGATGAAGGCTGAACCGCAACATCATATTCGCCCTCTTCAAATTCAACTTCATCATCTGAATGGCCGAATACTTTTCTCATTTTATTGATATCTGAAGCTTTTAATTCCGAAGAGTCAAAACTAAATATAACAATTGGCGTAACCAGATTGCTCATCCAATCTTGCCAATTAGATAAGTCTTTAGATTCCGGGTAAAACATATCCAATGGTGCCGCCGTTTTAACTAATTGATTCGCCTGATCTGAATAGCCACCAGAAATCAAAAAAGAATAAAGTTTTCTCAACCGTTCTTGCATCATCATTCTCTCTTATTTTAATCAAACACATTAGCACCTAATCCTACTATTCTCTGCCGACATTTTAGAAGGGTGGAGATATGGCTTATTTATTTTGCGTGCTTGCCGCATTATTATGGGGATTCGTTTATGCGGTGGATGGAAAATTTCTAAAAACATTAACTCCAAATGCCATCATCTTTGTAAATGGAGTCTTGGCCTTAACTTTCTCCATGATATTTTTTGCCTATCGTGGATTTAATTTGCAGAAGTTTTTTGGAGAAGAAGCCGATCTAAAAACGGTTGGATTAACTTTCGCCGCCCATTCTTTATCTATCTTGGCTAGTCTTTTTGCATTTTCAGCGATTGTAAAAATAGGCTCATCCACCGCCGCTATGCTAGAAATCTCTTATCCATTTTTTGTTATTATATTTTCCTGGTTACTATTTAACCAAACCGTTTCAAAAGAAGTTGTATTTGGTGGCATCCTAATTTTCGCAGGATGCCTCATCATTTTTTCGAAATGAGATTAATTCGCAGATAGCTGTTCCAAAAACTCAATCAAATCTGTTATATCATTAATTAAGTCTTGACGCCCCAAAACTTTAAACACTCTCATGTAAAAATCTTTTGATTTTATATCCTTTATAGATTTCAAGGTATCTTTTGCGCAACCGGGATATGACTGTTCACATTCTTCAAAGTATTTTTTTGCATCATCGAGCGCCGGAAATTTTGTTTTGTCAAAGCCGTATCTGTAGTTAAATATCCAATCAGCATTATAGTTATCTTGACTTGATAGCGCATCTTTAATTTGCTGATCAGAAAAAAGATCTGGATTTATATGATCAATTAAAATTATTGGTCTGTCTTTTAGAAGCTCTGTTGGGATAGCATCAGGCGGAGCTTTTTCTGCTAATGATTCCAGTCTATTTTTGATTCTATAATCATCGCCATAATTAGAAAGATTGCCATTCAAATAATCATTATATATTTCTGAAAATAAAGATGAACTCTTGGCGTACAACTTACTCTTAAGAAACGGCGGAAGAGATATATCATTAAAAATATAAGGATATAGAGATTCTTTATCTGAAAATTTTATTGCTTCACTCGAAGTTTGCTTAAAAAAACTTACCTTGTTCTTTAGCTCTGAAATTAAAGCTTTAATATATTCATTTAGATTTTCTACGAAAGCTTCTATTTCTTTCTGCGCCGAGGCCGAATAATCACTATAAGAGTATTCTCTATATGTAAACTCCGAAATCCCCGTTAAACTATTTTGTGAAGATTCACCTTCACTCATTTCGTTTGAGCCAAGAATTCTTGATAATAAAGAATCTAATCTCAAAATGACCGAAGCTTTGCCTCTATCTTTATTTACATATGAAAAATTAAGGTCATTCTTAACGGTCTCCATTTCATTAAATAAACTTATAAGATTATTTAAATAGGAGTATAGACGGTCATATTTGATATACTCGTTTGGTATACCGTGTCTTTCCATTATTTTAAAATATTCAAGTCTTATATCTTTTAAGTCAGAACATGCACGGAGAATATTTGTAAATAAAAATGATTTCAAACCAATGATACCAGAAGAAACTCTAGAAGATTGATCTGGATAAAATGGCGCTGTTGCTTTTATGCTCGAACAGACAAGAGGGACTTCGTCTCCAACAATCGAGTGAACAAGGTCCATGGCTTCATCATAAGTATTTGATTCTTTTCCATATTTACGATTAGGATCACAGACGAAATAAATTCTATCAAGGTCTTGTAGATCAAATGAAAATGGAGTTCGAATAGACCACTCTTGCTCATATTTGTATATATCTAGAATAATAGGGCCTTCGGGATGATCTAATGAATCTTCATCTCGGCCTTCAGAATTAGCTTTTGCAACCTCATCCGTTGTTCCGTATTGCATCTTTCTTGCACCTTTCGCTTTTAGCTTATCAGCATCAAAAGCTAAAACTGTATCGCCAAATTTTAAAGCCAAATCAAAACTAGTTGTTAGCGATACCTTCTTGTATGTTCCAGTAGGCTGGAATGTTTTGGTTGTTAATAGCGAAAGAACATCTCCAAAATTTGTTCCATGATAAAGAAATTTATCTGTCGCCTGCTCTTTACTTACAAGTTCGCTTTCCACCATATCACGATCAAGTTCTTTAACGATTGAGTTTGCTGCAACTTCAATTTTTTTAGCAATATCTTCTTCGCCTGCTGAAGATAATGACTTAGATAAGTCTAACATTTTATCAGAAATTAATTTCGAATAGTTAACTAACTGCTCTCTCCCTTCGGTTTGGGGAGGGTTTTCTAATTCAGAAATTAAAGAATTAAAAATCTGCTGATTTTCTTTTTTAACGGAAGTTTTTAGCTTGGACAATATATTCCGATAATGATCCCAATTGTTTTTTCGTTCGGGAAATAAAAACAAGTTGGACTGTTCCACTAAAAGCTGCTTTACTTTTTGAACGCCAAAGTGTAAATTTGATGGCAAGGTTGAAAAATCAAACCATTTAAATTGATCATTCTCCCAATTTAATTTAATCCTTTTTGACCAATTTCTTTTTTCATCTTTTGAAATATCATAAATAAAAGTTGTATATTCAAAATCATTATCGGATTTAAATTTAGTTCTGGTTACCTCTTCAAATGAAGACGGTAATGAACCAAACTCTTCTTTAACCTCTCTTTCTGCGCCAATTTCTGGTGATTCACCTTTCTCTATAGCCCCACCCGGAACTCCCCAAGTTCCGGGCTCATTAACGCCAGAAGACCTTAAGGCTAAAAGACAGGTGTTATCTTCGCTACAAATAAATAAGATGCCAGCACCAGAGTTGCCCCAATATTGCTGAGCATATTTTTGTAATGTTTTTAAAATAATTCTTCGAGAAGCTACACTTAAACCAGAATTCATGATGTTCTTTTCCAAACTTATAAACGATTGTACGACAATATTTGGAAAATAATTACCTGAATAACAAAATGCCCCGAATCTGCGGACCTTGAATTTTTTCAAAGCCTTCCATCAATAGCTTGTTGCTATCCACAGGTTTGCGGTCATTCGATGTAGATATGGTGATATGAAGAATTCGATCTGTTTCAATTAGAAAATCTTCCAAGCCTTTCACTTCCACAGCAACTGCCTGAACACCATCTCTCGCCGCATAACCAACAATCTGAATTGGATATTCTTTTCCAATCAACCCAGAATCTATAACAATAGATTTAACAGCTTCTGATGGTTTGAAAAGCAAAGTGACATGCTCACCATAAGGGTTTTCATATTCTTGCGGAAAATGATAAATCAAATCCGCCTTAGATTGAGAATCCAAAAACAAACCAAGGTAACCATTCTTTTTAATTTTATGTTCGCCTTCAGGTTGCGAAGATAGGGCCGGCTTCGATTTCGCTACAACATGGAAAACCTCAACAATCGGCCTCTTTGTTGGGTCAGGAATTTTTTGAAACAATTCCTCTAAAGCTTTTTTATAATAGTTAAGATACGATTTGTTATCGTCCCAAATCTTAATCTTTCCGATAGATAGGCTGTCCTTTCTAAGAAACTCAAAGATCTTATTTTTCATATTTGAAAATTTGAAATCTCGAGTGTTATCCGAATCGCTTAGGCGAATAAAATCAAAATTCAAACCGGCTTGATTTAGAAGATCAACAATTCGATATCGGAAAATATGATCCTGCCGACCTGTCATAAGCATCGTGTAAACATCCGGATTTTGAATGGACGCCTTAGCTTGAGAAACAACTTCCGAATTCCACCAAGAAGAATCCGGCTCAGCAGGAACACATGGCTCATCCAGAGAAATTAAACTTCCCCACCAACCACCCTTCCAATCTGCCGGAGGATAAGGCGAACGGAAAAGACAAGAATCAAAATCAAAAATATGAACTTCTTGAGTTGGATTTTGCCCGGACGCTTTTTTAAACAAACTTTTCAAAACAAACTTTCTCGACATTTGATTCAACCTTTATCTTGTCGCAATTGCTGCAAAACACTTTTGAGAAGAAACTACAGACCAATTAGTTATGAATTGTACTGAACTAACCGAATCCGTTCTCATTGACCACGCAATAGAACAGGAAAATTTTCCGCCATGCGCTATTGCTGCCATTAATGGCTTTCTAGTTTTCCAAGATTCAGATGTGGAAAAATCCCAACTTCCGCCAGCAGATGGTGATGCGCCCTTACAATCGCTAATCCAAAGATTAATTTCTTTTAACTCTCCATCCTGTGTCCAAAATGTTGTGGTTGGAGGGTTGGCAATTATCTTCGAACAGGGTTGGGCTTCACCTTCTATTGTCATCAGTGTAACAATATCTTTATCGATAGCTACAACAGGTGTCGATTCTTCCGCATGAATCGAGGCGGACGATAGAAAAATAACCAAAGCAAAACTCAAAATCCTCATCGACCCATCCCCCTTTTTATTCCCTAAAGGATGGTGAGAAAAATAATAAAGATAAGATTGGCGGGGCTTGCTGGATATAGTAAAATTAAAATACAAAGGTTATTTTAACTATCATGAAGCTAGAAGATATCGCAAAAATTGATGAAGATGGACAAGCCGTTTGTTTGGAATGCGGAGAAAAGAAATCTACAAAAAATATATTGCTGCATTGGAAAGCGAAGCATACCGCTGAAGGAAAAGAAAAAGGCGAAAGAGCCCGTGCTGCAGCAGCTATAGCTTCACGAACTTTGGTTGCATGTCCAAATTGCAATCAAATGTTTGCAAAAAGCACTCTCCGCTTACATATTCTAGGAGAAGAAAGAGCGGAAAATAAAAAGAAATCAATCTTTTCAAACAAATGCGAAAGATGTAATGAAAAAATTAAAGAAGTTTATGGAACCGGAAGATTCTGCTCTCAAAAATGTGCAAGAAGTTCCGCTACAGCATTAAATAGAGAAGCGATTAGTAAGAAGACGAGCGATACGGTTAAAAAGAAATTTTCTCATATTTATGAAGATACAACAAAAGAATGCCTTCACTGCAATGAAAAATTTACTGTTTCATATAAAAGGAAAAATAAAAAATTCTGCGATATTAGTTGTGCAACAAAATATAAATTTAATGAAAAAAATCCACAATATGAAGAGAATATGAGAAAGGCAAGGTTAGCAGGTATCGCCTCATCTCAGTTACAACGCGAAACTCGAAGAAGCAAAAACGAAATATACTTTGCTCAACTTTGTACGGATAAATTTGCAAACGTTCTTTGTAACGAGCCCATGTTTGACGGATGGGACGCCGATGTTATCATTCCGGACTTAAAAATAGCCGTAATGTGGAATGGACCTTGGCACCGAAGAAAAATTACAAAAAAACATTCTGTTAAACAAGTTCAAACAAGAGACAAAATAAAGGTTGACAAGATTCGCGCAGCTGGGTACAATGAATATGTCATCGATGATGACGGCAAATTCGATAAGAAATTTGTTGAAGAACAGTTTGAGAAACTCTTGAAGTTTCTTCGAAAATCAAGCTTATAGGCGCGTATCTCCCCTGCCTCATACACAGAGTCGTTAAAGGAGTAATCGGTTTGACATGCGAGTTCAACTCTCGCCGCGCCTACGCTTTTTTCTCAGTTTAAAGCTACATTTTCAAAGACCCCACTTCGCGAAAACAACGGTTAGGTTATTTTAAATCATGATTAAATTATCATGCAAAATACCTCTCAAGGTATCCGTCGCAGTCTCAGGCGGTCAAGATTCGATGGCCTGTCTTGATTTTTTGCGACAGGGCAAGCGGAACCTAACGGTTCTTCATTTCAACCACGCAACATCTCACGCTGGGGATGCAGAGAGTTGCGTTAGAAATTATTGTGAAAAATGGTCTATTCCGATTTTGGTTGGAAGGTTGGAAGGCTCCACGAACAAAAACCAATCCATGGAAGATTTCTGGCGGAAGCAGAGATACGAGTGGTTTGAGACGGTTACAAATTCTGAAGATAAGATTATTACTTGCCACCATCTTAATGATGCGATTGAGTGGTGGGTTATGACTTCTCTTCGGGGTAATCCAAAGCTTATTCCTGTTCAGCGGGATAATTTTATTCGTCCGTTTCTTTTGACGCCGAAAGAAGTTTTGGCGAGTTGGGCGGAAAGAAAGGGTGTGACTTGGGTTGAAGATCCATCAAATGGCGATGTAGATTATGACAGAAACTATATCCGTCATACGATGATGCCACATATTTTGAGAATTAATCCCGGCATTCAAAAGACTTTAATTAAATTGATCGAAGCGAATAAGAGCATAATGATACAACTTTAATTCGCCTATTGCATTCGACCAAAGATATGATATGCTTTTGAGGCGAGTGTGTTAATGGAAAAATTTGAAGTTGGAGATATGATAGAGGTAACCACGCATTTCTTTTGTCAAGAAAAAATGCATCTCCACGATATGAAAGCCGGATTGATCCAAGCAGGAACTCATGGCTTAATTCTTTCTTACGGGAAAAGCAAAAATTATTTTAACATTTTATTTGAAATTGATATTGTGAAAAATGTGAGGATTGATTGGATCAAAAAACTCCAACCTTCCAAATAGGAGAGCTTGTAGGCATCAAGCGTCCCGATAAAGTCCTTGTGCTTTTTGTTTGTGTTTACAAAGAGCTTCCTAATCACAAAGATAAATCCGCCTCCGAATTCATTCCATATAAAAACTTAGATTCAAAAAATGTTTATATGGTTACGGAAATAGAGACAATCAGCTATCCAACGCAATCCATTTGCTACGTTAGATTGTTTGGAGATGATTTTAATTTTTGGATTTCCGCAAAATGTGTTGAAAAATTTTAAGTTCTTTCGGAAGTTCGAAGCGGCAGCCGTTAATAATCGGCTTTATATCGTCGCTAGCGCCAAAAATGACATATGATATATATCTATATGTTCTAAGTTACTAGATTATTTCTTAACTCTTTATTCTATTTCTATTTCAGAGCGGGTAGTGGTTGAGTGATTTCTACAACCTGTTAGTCTATTACTTGGGTCATATATCATATGTTCCACTACCGTATTAGTAGAAACGCGAAAAATAATTTAAACTTTTTTAAAATAGTTTTATAAAAAAGATTGCAGCTGAATTTTTACGAACACAAAAAATCACACAAATTTCATTTTAGAGAGGAGTTGTCCTTTTGAGGCAAATTGGTTGCCTCATGATCTGAATAAGGTTATTTTGCGTCAAATAACGCAGACGAATAAATGGCGCATAGTTAATGTTATAACAAATCTAGAATGTTGACCCATACATAGAGTCGCCAAAGCAATAAAGTCGCCCATATGATTTGTTATAGCAAATACGGAGGGATTATGGCAAAGCTATCCGGCAAAGAGTTTTCAGAATTTATTTTCGCCCTATTTTCGCTATCCAAAGAAACCTCTGAGTTTAAAACAAGAAAAACATTGTTTGCACCCGCAGAGTATGGAGAGAAGAATTATTATTCCATTATTATGGATTTTATAAATGATGGCTCAAGTAAGGATTTGGAACTCTTTTTTCAGAAATTTGAAAATGTGGCTCTGATTGATTTTCATTTAGAATGTCAAATCTTTCTTCCACCATTGAAAGAGTTATCTATCGACTTCGTGGCAGATAAGGTTATTGAAGATGACGAAGAGTTTTACATCGTAACAAACTCTGTGTTCTTAAATGGTGACAGTCCAGAATGTCAAGTATATATTGACCCTAAAGCTGGAATTGAAGCCGCATTTAATTTTCCGCTACCCAAAGAAGTTTTAGATCTATTTGTTTTCAATATCAACATCTTTAGCGAAAGGAGTTGCTAGTTGCCTATTCTAGATTTGAATGATTCAAATTTTTGGCAAGAGATTTCGGAAGGTTATGTTTTAATCATGGCGGGCTCTAAACATTGTGCGCCATGTTTAAAAGCAAAACCCGACTTTGAACGAATCGCAGAAGATAATCCTTGGCTGGAAGTTTATTATATCGATCTCGAAAAGAATCCGGCAGCAATATCGAACCTTTCGCTATACTCTATGCCAAGTTTTATCTTTTGGCATAACGGTATGGTTAAAAAATATAACGGACCAGATATGCAAGCTGTGGGTTCGTTCGCTCTGAATTGGAGGATTCGTGAATCTCGATGAGTTGAAAGCCAACCTGCTTAAGCAAATTGAAGAAAAAGAATATCAACAAACAAAGCTTGTTAACGAATTCGCTTCGGCCATTTCGAAGATCCATTCTTCTTTCTCATCTTTGATTCTATCAAAAGATCAGCAGGTTAAGATTGCAAAAGAATCTTCCTTGACGCTTATGGCTATTGCGGATTCTGCGGCAGTTATTAACGCCGAACTTTCCGCCATGAAGAATTCTCTAAATCTTCTTTCTGAAGAGGATTCCGATCCTACCTTTTTGCCCGACGAACTTGTTCTTATTAAATCTGATGTGAAAACTATTTATAAAGTAATTAGTTCATCAAAAGGTGAATGCGGAACGGTAAGATATCTCGTTGGCAATATCAATAATAATGAAACTCAATTGGTTATTTCAAAAAATCTAAAAAAGCTTTAGATTTAACTTGACATAGCTTCTCATTTTCAATAAACTGTTTTTGCTTACTTAAAAATCAAGGTAATACTATGTCGAAGTCGGTTATTGTTTTTTGTGTTGAAGTGGATTTGGATCCGGAGCGCAATCCTATTTTTGCTTTGGTGGATTCTGCTTACAATAAGATTGAGCGCTCCTATGAGAACCCGATGCAATATTTTTCGGAGGTTCGCTTGCCAAATGGTGACGTAAAGGTTAAGGATGATTTTGTTGAGAGTACTGATGCGCCACTTACCCGACGCATTGGTTTTTAGTTCTAGACAACCGAAGCACATTCAATAAACTTAGAATCGTTAACTTATTTGAGAGAAGAAAATGTCTAACGTATCAAAATTTGATTCGAAACTTTCTAAGGTTTTCACTTATCGTCACGGGAATTTTAAGGTACAGTGGGAATGGACAGGCGAAGGTAAGAAGGGAAAGTATAATCCCGAAGATTCTTCCGATACTCCCGTATATCGTGTATCGCTTTGGGATAAGACCTATTCTTATGATGATAAGATTGATTCTCTTCGGACGCTAACTCCTCTTGATACATCAGAAGATTTTATTCGTTCTTCTTCGGAACGACTGCTTGGCTACCTGCAAGATAATCATGGTGGCGTTCGCAATATCTTTGCTCGATGGGGTTGGGAAACCGATCCTAATCTCCATGCTGAGTAAGAAAACAGTTTGAGATTTAATCGGCCATCGTGAAACAACGATGGCTTTATTATTTTGGAGAATAAGATGGAACAAAAAGAAACCGGCTTAACTATTTATCTCGGAGAAGGATCATCCGGAGTTATTCGTGTGATTTCAAATGGTCGAGAATTTATTATTTCTCAATCTAAAAAGAATCCAAATTCTCTTGATGTAACCTTAGTTCATGAAGCTTGGCTTCAGACCGAAACGCTACCAACAAGCTCCGGCTTATTTATCCCTGTGACGAAATGATTTTCTTTCTTCTTTTTGTTTCTCAGGTTTTTGCCGCAACGGTCACTGGCAAGGTAACCAAAGTTCTGGACGGAGACACTATTGATATTTTGGTTGCCGATGCTTTGCCGACCAGAATCCGCTTTGCTCAAATTGATGCCCCAGAAAAATCCCAGGAATTTGGTTTAGAAGCAAAACAAACTCTTTCGGATTTGGTTTTAGACAAAGTTGTTTCGGTCGATTTTGAATCCAGAGATCGCTATGGTCGAGTTATTGGCTTGGTAAAAGTTAATGATGTTGAAGTTAATCTTCTAATGGTTCAAGTTGGTTTAGCTTGGGTTTACTTAGAGTTTTCTCATGATGAAAAATATGTTGCAGCCGAGACCTCCGCAAAGCAAAAGCATCTGGGATTGTGGAAGTCCGAAAGCCCCATGCCGCCTTGGATGTATCGCCAAATGAAAAAGCATAAGTGATTTTCCATTTGATCATGTGCTAAATTTTTTGTTTTCACATATAGCTTAACAGCTTTTGGGAAACTAATATGTCAAAACAAAGATATTCAAAAATCAAATCTTTATTTAAGGCGGCAACAAATAAAGATGAAAAGTCCGTGCTAAACATTCTTAGCGAAGAGTCTCCGGAAACCATATTGTCGGTACCGAGATATTCAAAAGAAGAAATGTTGGCTATGGGTTTTGATCCCGATGAATTTTCAGAAGAAGAATTAAATGAAGATATTTCTGATGAAGAGATAGAATCTATATTTAAAGATTTAGGCTTTAAAGACTTAGGTTTATCTGAAGAGAGAATGGAACAAAGAGATAGACCATCAGCAGAAGAAGTTGGAAAGCTGTACGAAGAGTCCAAAAAAAAGATCAGAATGACTTGACAGCAACCGCTCCGAGACTTAAACTTTATATGCGGAGCGGTTAAAATGAAAGTCAAACAATCGAAAAATAAAATTTGGGAATTTGTTCTATTTGTCGGGGCAATGTTTTCCTCAAAGTCTTCTAGGCTTTTAGCTGCCGTCGAAAGGCATCAGATTCGTGGTTCAAAAGTTATTTGCTTCAAACCCACGATTGATGGTCGATACTCAAATACTTCCATTGTAACCCATTCCGGCGGTTCGCTTCAAGCCCTCGCCGTTTCAAGCGGCGATCAGATTCTTCAAATCGCAGAAGAATTAAAACCAGAAGTTGTAGCCGTAGATGAAGCCTTTATGATTGAAGGCTGCTCCGACGCTCTCATTCAGCTATTCCAATCCGGAATTACCGTTTATGTTTCTTCGATTGAACTTTCTTCAAATCTAAAGCCGTTTCTAGAAGTTTCCAAGATGATGCCTTATGCAACAAAGATTGAAAAATGCTCCGCCGTCTGTACGAATTGCGGAGATGATGCTCAGGTTACTCTAAGAAAAACTGAAGCAGAAGAAGAAATCTCTGTTGGCGGCGCAGATAGTTATGAACCTGTCTGCTGGAAATGCCATCCTCTTACAAACAAAGGTTAATCATGCGGCAGCTTGCTTCAATTAAAAAGATTGATAATATTCTTCCAATTCAAAATGCTGACGCTATTGAAAAAGCAATTGTCGGCGGCTGGCAGGTTGTTATCAAAAAGGGAGAGTTTAAAGCTGGAGACCTCGCTGTAATGAGCGAGATTGACAGTTGGATTCCTACTCATCTTGCCCCCTTCTTATCTAAAGGAAGGGAACCAAGAGAATATAAAGGAATTCAAGGGGAAAAGCTGCGGACGATAAAGCTTCGTGGCGAATTGTCTCAAGGTTTACTTCTCCCTCTTTCTATTCTTGGAGATCATTCCGCAGAAGAAGGAGAGGATGTTTCCGAACGTCTTGGGATTGTTAAATGGGAAGCGGAAATCCCCGCACAACTCTCCGGAATAGTCCGAGGTCTTTTCCCAAGCTTTATTCATAAAACAGATCAAGAACGAATTCAAAATCTTCCAAAACAATTTAACATTTGGAAAGACGCCAACCTCTCTTGGGAGGTTACCGAAAAGTTGGATGGAAGTTCAATGACGGTTTACCATTATGATGACAACTCCGGGGTTTGCAGCCGAAACCTTGATCTGAAAAAGGATGAAGCAAATTCTTTTTGGGCGGTTGCAATTAGAGAAAATCTAATCCAAAAAATTATCAGCACAGGAAGAAATCTCGCCCTTCAAGGAGAGTTGATCGGCGCCGGTATCCAAAAGAACCCATACGGTTTAACTGGTCAAGATTTTTTTCTTTATGATATTTGGGATATTGATTCCCACTCTTATCTTCTTCCCGATGAGCGACGAGAGATTTGCAAACAATTAGAAATCAATCATGTTCCCGTTATTTCTATGCAAACAAAGTTTTCCTCCGACTATACGATTTCATCTGTTCTGCTTGACGCCGAAGGCTCTTCTGTGTTAAATAACCGAACAGAACGAGAAGGTCTCGTGTTTAAAAGCTGCGAAACAAATCAAAGTTTCAAGGCAATCAGCAACCGATTTCTTTTGAAGGGCGGCGAATAATGAAAGACGAATATTCCGATGAAGAAGATTGGCAGGAAGAAATGAAGCACCAAGAAGAAAATTTGGAAGATATTCTAAAGAAGCCTCTCGGTGGAATGGATCCTAAAGAATATTTTGAATGGAAAAACACTCTCTTATCTGACGAAGAGTGGTAAACGCTGAGGTAAATTTTGGCAAAGTTTCAACTTTATAGCGATATCCATTTTGAATTCCTTGGCGAGAAAGAAGGAAAAGCCTATATTAAAAATCTTCCCAAACTAGATGTTGACGGTGTAATTATCGCTGGGGACATTGGAGATTTTAAAACTTTTCCAACTTACTTAAAGTTGCTTTGCGAACATTTTGCTCCGACACCTATTCTTTATGTTGCCGGAAACCATGAACACTATCATGGCTCTATTGCTCAAGTGCGTTCTCTGCGTCAAGAACTTGCCGCTTCAATTCCAAATCTTATTAATTTGGATCGCTCTTCGGTCCAAATTTGTGGAGTAAAAGTTTCGGGCGCAACGCTTTGGTTTGGTGATGACCCTCTAAATGTTTTGTATAAACGAAACATGGGTGACTTTTATTATGTAAAGAATCTTGAGTCAGAAGTTTATAATGAAAATAAACTTGCCCGAGAATTCTTCGAAAGCGAAGAATCTCAGATTATTGTAACTCATCATCTTCCTTTTGATGGCGTTATTCATCCGCAATATGCAGGCTCTCCGCTTAATCGCTTCTTCGTTGGAGCCACAGAAGAATTTGTTCGTAACCTTACCTCGCTGAAGGTTTGGTGTTATGGACATACTCATACTCCGACCGATGAAATCATTTATAACACTCGGTTTATCTGTAACCCTTATGCTTATCCATCGGAAAGCAAAAAACTTTACCGCAATGACCTGATTGTCGAAATTTGAAAAAAAGTTGTTGACGGATGATGAGTAAGCGGTTAAATAGAGAGTGGGAAGAGTGAATGCGGGTGTAGCTGATCTGGTTTTAGCGGCAGACTGTTAATCTGCGTCATTTAAGTGAGTTCGATCCTCACCTCCCGCGCTTTCGATATTATTTTTTGGGCCGCGTTAGTTTAATGGCAAAACCCTTGATTTGTAACCAAGAAACGGCAGTTCGATTCTGCCCCGCGGCACCACTTTATTCTAAATAAAAATTTCTAGAACACCGAACTCGATTCGAACTAGTAATTTTAACTAACTTATCATTTGCAACTTCTTATTTTAATATTTATTTTGGCGAAGTGCGAAGTCTTAAAAATAAGCTTTAACCTTTAAAATACTTATGCGTCCATGGTGAAAGGGATATCACAAGAGTCTTCTAAATTCTTATTTCTGGTTCGAATCCAGATGGACGCACTTTAAATGTTCGAATCTATTAAGGTTGCTGGGTTTATTGTTAAAAATAATAAAGCTTTACTCGCAAACCTTATAAAAACAGTATAATCACTTTACCGATAAAAAAGGTGGAGTCGAACTTGTTAACAGATAAAAAGTTAAAAGGAGATATCGGCGCAACGCAAGTTATAGCAGACCTTTCTAAAAAAGGATTCGTTATCTTCACGCCGGTTGTTTGTGAATCTTTACCATTTGATCTTATTGCATATAAAGATGGAAAATTTTTAAGAATTCAATGTAAATACTCCTCTTGTCATACAGTTTCCACTGGCACTAGCTGGTCGGATAAAAATGGAAACCATAAGAAAAAATATTCTGATAATGATTTTGAATATTTTGGAATCTATTATCCTGATATAGATAAAGTTCTTTATCCCTCTATAAAATTTAGAGGAGCAAAAATTTCAACGGAAGTTGGAAATTCGGCTACACCATTTTATTGGTGGGAGGATTTCTTGGAGCTTACTGATGTTGCTTCAAAAAGAACATATCGAGATTTTAACTTAGAACTTACAAAAGCAGAAACTGAAAAGCGGATTGAATCACGATTCAAAACAAGAAAAGTAGAACGTCCATCAAAAGAAGAATTGCATAAACTTCTATGGGAAAAGCCTACTCAAAAGATCGCTGAAGATTATGGAGTATCAGATAAGGCGATTGAGAAGTGGTCTAAGTTTTATGGCATAAACAAACCTCCTCGTGGTTATTGGGCTAAAAAAGCAGCCGGCAAAATTTAAAACTTTATGGTGGTCGGAATTTCCTAACAGTTTTTCCGGCCACCTTTCGTTTTGATGACAGTAAAATATTCTAAGCAACATCTATTGACAATTTCTGAATGGATATTAAGTTGGTTGCTGAAAAGGAGACCAAATATGCTTGATCGAAATAAGAATGAGTTAAATTATGGTGATGAGGTTTATTTTTATGCCACTCTTCGCCATGAGTGGATGATGGGCTTTGTTCGAAAGATTAACCATGAAGACAATGAAGCCTTGGTAGATAACGGCTCAAAAGAAAACTCAGACTTACGAGAGAACGGATGTTCTTATTCGGCTTGGGTTGATCCGAGTGAAGTAATTAAAATCTTTCCAAAGTTTCAGTCGGTTGATGTTGATGTAGTTGAAACGAAGTCAACTTCCCAAGAAGTTGATCCCCAAACCGTTACTGAATCCGCCGTAGAAGTTGCGGCTGAAGTTGTTGCGGAAACTTCTCAACTTGACAGCAAGCCTCGTCCTCGCCCAGAGTGGAATGCACCGCAAGAAAAGAATTCTGGAAAGTCGGAAAGAAGTTATCGTCCTCGCGAGTCAAGAGATTAATCTTTAGTTTTTAGCGGAGGTATTTGTTGGGCCACCTATCTCGTTATGCTTCCGCTGAAATGGAAGCCGTTTTCTCTAATGAAAATAAATATTTAACCTGGAGAAAAATTTGGCTTTCATTGGCTAAAAATGAAAAAGCTCTTGGCGTTAACATTCCAGATGAAGCAATCCTATCTCTCGAGCAATCTTTAAAAGATATTCGTTGGGATAGGGTTTCTTATTGGGAAGGTGTAACTCGTCATGAAGTTTTGGCCCACATTCATGCTTGGGGAGAGGTTGCGCCAGAAGCGAAACCTTATATCCATCTTGGTGCAACTTCTTGTGATATTATGGATAATGCCGATTTAATTTTGATGAGGCAAGGTTTAGAATTGCTTTTGAGAAAGTTAATTGCGGTAAATCATCATCTTTGCAAGTTTGCTTTGAAGTGGAAAGCTAAAAGAACATTAGGTTATACTCATTTTCAATCTGCACAATTAACGACAGTAGGAAAGCGCTCTTGTCTTTGGCTTCAAGATTTGGATAAAGATTTTAATAATCTTTACTCTATTTGCGACAATCTTTCCTTGCGAGGATTGAAAGGCGCAGTTGGAACTTCAGCGAGCTTTCAGTCTTTGATTTCAAATGTTAAAAAATTGGAATCAAACTTTGCTGCAGATTTTGATTTTGATGATTGCCTTATCATTTCCGGGCAAACCTATTCTCGTAAAATTGATTATGAGATCATTTCAACTATATCCGGAATTGGAATCTCTGCGGCAAAGATGGGGGCAGATTTAAGATTACTTTCTCATTTGGGGGAAGTAGAGGAACCTTTTGAAAAGAGTCAAGTGGGCTCTTCTGCTATGCCCTATAAGCGCAACCCAATGAGGGCCGAACGTTTATGTTCTCTCTCTCGCCACCTCGTTAATCAGGCTAATGAAGCAGCGCAAACGGCAATGAATCAGTGGCTGGAGCGAAGCCTAGATGACTCTGCTGGTCGGAGACTTTATATTCCGGAAACATTCTTGACAGCGGATGGTATTCTAAATATTCTTTTAAATCTATCTTCCGGTCTTGTTGTGAATGAAGCGATCATTGAAAAGAATGTCTTGGAAAAGTTGCCTTATTTGTTGACCGAGAAATTGATTCTAAAGTTGGTTGATAGCGGAATGGATCGTCAGACAGCGCATGAGAAAATCCGTCAAGTTTCTTTTTCATCAAAAGAAAGTGTTTCTTCGGGCGGAGAAGATTTATTTTCTAAATTGATTAGCGAAGATGTAGATTTAAATTCTGCTTGGCAATCTATTTTGAATTCGGAAGGTTCTGAACTTATTGGTTTAGCCGAAACTCAGGTTGCAAGTTTTGTAGAAAGTATTTATATTAAGTATAAGACATTGCCCAGCTTTAATAACAACCTTTCTGTTTGATTCATAAAATAGGAGATGTTCATATGACGACCCTTTCGAAAATTTGGTCTTTCGTGGTTCTTGTCGCAAAGTTTGTTGGTGCCTTTCCGGGTAAGTTTGGCGCATTTGTTTGGGACCATATTGAATGGTTGTGCGTTGCGCTTGCCGTTTTGATGGCTGCTAAAATGTTTATTGCGGGAAATATGAAACAGCAAGCATATGAGAGGGCGCTTCAAGAGGATCAATCTTGTGCAATTAGTTGTCTTCCATATGTTTCAAGGCGCATTGAAGTTCTAGGTCAGACCAAATGTTATTGTTACAATAACCTTGGAATGTTTGAGCCTAATGAGTGAGTTTATTGAGGTCAAAATATTTTCTCCATATTCAATTGGAGATATTTTGGTCGCATTTGTTGACGTTGCAGAATCGGGGCCAATGTTTGGATATCTAAGATATTCGGATGCTGAGTCCCGTTTTGAAGAAAATATTGTTTCCAATGTTTCCGGCGAGGAAGCTTGCATGGTAACCGCTATCCGAACAGAGGTTTTCCGAGGCCACGCAGAATTGTACTACCAATTAGTTTCCGAAAAGATTAATGGTTGGTTCTCGGCAAGCGAAATAGATGAAAGATTTCATGTAACAACCAATGACGTTTGATAAAATTAAAGCTGGCGATATCATTTCTTTTTCTCATTCTTGCATTTTCGAAGGAGGTCCAAGCCCCCTTTCGCCTATTTACTTTTTTGATCCAGATTATTTTAATGCAAAGCTTTGCCAGAATGAAAAAGAATTAGATATCTCATCTTTATGTTCTCACAAATATGCTGTTAAGCCTGAATCCAATCAGATTAAATATTTTGTATCTCAAGTTATCTTTCCTCATGAAGATTGTGTTATTCGTCTGCCTTTAGCGGGGCAGACAAACCCCAACCAATCCATATATTTCGCAAGAGTGATTAGCGAAACTAATTCTGGGTTTATTGTTCTTCGTCAAATCGCAGATGAAATTCTGGCCCTATCTAGAGTTCCAATCATTCGCCAGATACGTTTTGACGTTATGGTGGTGAAAATTCAATGAATTTAAAAAACAAAATTCTTATTTTTAAGAAAAACATCTTCTCGGTTTGCTCTGATAGCTTGCGGTCTCTTAATCGAGATTTTTGCGAAGATTGTCCTTTTTCAAGAGAAGATAGGTTAAATATCACCAACCTAAATTTGAGAGCCGAACAAAGAGCTTTTGTTTTAGAACAATTTGAAATTAATTATTGCGATCTCTGCGGCGGAGCATTTGATGAAGCCGGAGAATATCTCGCCCTCAAAGTTATTTCAGAATTTTATAACGGTTATATTGCTGTGACAAAACATTCTATAGAAACAAAAATGGATGTTTATTGAAAAGGAGTGGTCAATGTTAGAAAAAGAAATGCAAACTATTTTAACAAAAGAATTAGAGTCATATTCAAAGCGTGTTCGAAAAACATTTGAACGCTGGGCTCGCAACAAATTCCCAAAGATGCAACTCGCAACTTGTGTTTTTGAACCGGGAGAAAGCCTTGGTTTCATTTTCATTTGCGGCGATCTAAAGTTTGAATCAGAAGAAAAGCTAAAAGAATGGAAGCTTTCATCGGAAGTTCAATCTTATCTTAACAAGAAGAGCATGCTTGCATTCTGTCAATCGGCCACTCAAATTGATTTTATTCACGGCAAGAATAATTCTTTTCTTGTTGTAGAGTTCAACGGAGAGATTGCGGATGAGCCTGCAGAGCCAACTTCTGCCGACCAAGAAGTACCGGAAACTCTACCAGAACAGAGTGAATGAGTTAGAAATCTCTTAATATTAAGAACAGAGATAGGATATTGCCATGAAAAAACTTAAAGCTGTTATCTCTGTTCTTAATTCTCTTGGTTTAAAAAAAGAAGCAATCGCTGTAAAAAATCTTTTAAATGATTCTTCGGATGATGAAGTTTTTGAAGGCAACCAAGAAATTAGAAAAGTATTGGCGCATATCGACGGCCCATCAGGCGTAGGTAAGACGGCATTGATGGGTAAGTTGGAATACTTCGGCTTCTCCACAGTTGATTTAGATAACTTTGATTCCGTAGCTTGCGGCATGTTAGATTTGCCTCACGGTTGGAAAAGCTCCCATCTTTTTACCGATGAACTTCTTCGTCAAGTTCACCAGATTCGCTCAAACCTTTTATCAAAATTTATTAGATCTGAAGATCCACAGCACACTATCTTGCTCGGCATTCACATTGAAAGCGGAACGAGATATGATATTGAAGCGGATTATAAAATCCTAATGGTGGATGATGTTGGGGCGATTGTTGAAAAAAGAATGAAGCGAGATCATTTGGCGGAAAAAGAACGTCCAAGAATCCAAAAAGAAACGGTTGATTATATTCAAGAATTAAAAAATCTTGGATACATATCAATGACAAAGGATGAGATTATTAAATTCTTCCGTCACAAAATCTAACGCAGTAAAATCAAATAAGTTCAGAGAAGCAATATGGATCCTGAAATTAGCGTTAGATTTGATGAGGCCGAACAGCGATTTGTTGCAAAAGTTTTCTCTCACGTTGTTTGTGAAGTGAAGATTTTTTCATCTCTAAAAGTTCTCAATGAACATATCGAGCCAATAGGTTTTCATCCATTCTTAGAATCAAGAAGAGGTAAGATTGGCTGGCTGCAATATTTAGCCATTCCGGAAGCTTTGAAGGGTAGAAACTATGGCGGCAAAGTTATTTCTAAAATCTTTCAACTAGCCAAGAAGCATGAATTAAAAGCCATCTACGCTCATGCTGAAACAAAAGAATCAGAAAAGGTTTGCACGAAACTTGGAGCGATTCCTCTTCCGCTGTTGGATGATAAGTTTTGTTTGAAGCCATTTCGAAAAGAGTTGCTGTAAAATAAGGAGAAAAATATGAGTGTTTTGTTTGGATTGATTTGTTCTCTCTTTAGTTTTGTTTTAGCTTTCGCCTGTGGAGTTGGTACAGGTTATCTTTTAACTAAGAAAAATATCCTACGCTAAGTTAGATTTGGGATTGCGTTATTCGGAATGTAAGTTAGAATGATAGTGTCGTGGCAAAAAGTCACTGACTCAACTCTAATCAAATCGGAGAATAGCAATGTTTTTTATTCTACATCTACTTATGGCATGTTCATCTACTGATAGTTCAAAGGCTCTAGATACTAGCACCTGTGAAGATTCAGTAGTCGATTCTGATTCCGCAGATTCAGATTCTTCCGATTCTGATACTTGCGCCTCAGAGTGATTTCTTAAAAATCGAAAAAGAACGAGAGAGTCCAAGTGGCTTTCTCGTTTTTCTTGTTTTCGAGGTTAACATGAAGCCCGATCCTTTTTATGTTATTGTTGATAGGGATGGAACGGTAACGACAACATTTCCTCAAAATACTGTTTTCGATGAGATGTGTCGTTACGCCCAGCGAATTCTTCCTAAGTTACATCCTGCTGATGCGCCGTTTTCTCTTTGGCTCATAACGGATGAAGGTTGGTTTGAGCAGAAAGAAAAATGCAATCTATCTTCTTTCTTTGGAGTCGAGATGGATCATAAGATGCGTTGTAGGGTAGCTACGCAAAAAATCATTGAAACGATTGGCTCTTGCGGCAAACCAGAGTCTCTTGAAGAAGCAACCGAAAGGATTATCGCACATATTGAAGCTTTGCGTAAAGAAAACAAAATGCTAATGAATAAGAATAAAGAATAGGAGTTGACAATGTTGAAAAAGTATGGTGTAACAAAGCAGGGAATGGATCAAAATAACATTGACCGTGTACCTGAGAATGAAAAGGTAAGCGTTGAAGATTCATCAAATGAATGGAACATTCTTCAGCACCGAGAAGAATTAAAGAAAAATGCAGATCGAAATCCTGCTGATGAAATTCTTTTAATTCAAGATTCAAAAACCGGCGAGCAAAAAGAAGTTTCAAAATCATCTGTTAAGCGAATCTAATATTCAAAAACAAATTAGCCACCTTCTTCAGGTGGCTTTTTGTGTTTCTGCTTTCTAGATTTTCCTTTTGAGATATCGTAGAGTCGATTTAAATGAGAACCCGCTGAGGCGCTTCTCTTGATCATATTGACAACCACGATGTTTCTTTTCTTTATTTCCTTTTTCTTTTTCGTCACAAACTCTCCCTTCTGACAAATTGAATATCGCAATGTTTATCTGCAATATTCTTAATTGTCAATAGAATTAATATTTTTTATTTTCATGAGAAAAATTCTATTAATTGAATAAAATTTTCTTGAAAGATATTGGGAGAAGCCTATGCGAAAAGTTGTTGAAAAAGAAAATGAGGCGTTGGCAAACATCATAAATTCATGGCTTTCTTTTGCGAAAGAAAGAAGATGCGAATCGAGTTGTGAACTTTGGGAAATGATACAATCTTCTTGTCATGGTATGTCTCGTGCAGAAATTATAACGATGTTTTCCAAGTATCTTTCTGACTCCTCCCTTTCTGAGCTTATGAAGATCTCCGAGGACTGGCGCAAAGAAAAAACTATAAACATCTCTTGACTAACTCCTCTTAATGACGTAAGATAAAGCTGAAGCTCAAAAGGAGATTGAATATGGCTGATTTGTTTTTGGTTCGTGGTATCAGTGGCGCCGGGAAGTCAACCCTTGCCCACAAGCTTTCTTGTGAAGTTGTTTCTGCGGATGACTTCTTCATGGTGGATGGTCAATATAAATTTAATGCGACCGCCCTACCTCAAGCGCATCAATGGTGCCAGAGTCGTGCGGAATTTTTCCTAACCGCTGGAAACGATGTTGTCGTTGCGAATACATTTTGCGAACGATGGGAAATGGAGCCATATATTGTTATGGCCAAAAAGTTTAAAGCTACACTTACCGTTGTAGATCTTTATGATGGCGGTCTAACCGATTCCGAACTTGCTGCACGAAATGAGCATGGCGTTAATCTAGATGGAATTTCTAAAATGCGTCAACGCTATGAACATGATTGGAAGAAGGGTAATCCAATTGCACCTTGGCTACGCAAAGAAGAAAAGCCAAAGCCTGTTGAAGCCCCAAAGCCGAAAGCTGAAACTAAACCGGAAGTTAAGGTTGAAGCTAAGCCGGAACCAAAACCAGAACCAAAGCCTTCACCAAAAGCCGAAGTTAAATCTGAACCAAAACCGGAACCCAAGCCTTCCGTAAAATCAGAATCTTCAGAAAAACCTAAACCAGAAGTTAAGGCTCAACCGGCACCAGCGCCCACTCCGGCTCCAGAACCAACTCCGACTCCTGCTCCAGAAAAACCTGAGCAAGAAAAGGCTAAGGTTGAAGTTGCGCCAGAAAAGGTTGAGGAAAAAAAGGTTGAAGATAAACCCGCAGAGGTCGCTCAGCCAACCGCAACTCCAGAAGTTGCCAAGCCAGCAGAAGTTGCGCCTCCTTCTGAAAATGCTACCTGAGATAAAAGAAAAAATCCAGCAGGAGATTGAGTCGAAAAAAGACTCATCTCCTGCTTACTCTGCAACGCTTTCTTTCTTCAAATCTCTTTCTGACGAAGAATGTTTTGAATTTCTAAAGCGTTGCGGAATTGTTGATGAAGCCGGTCAGTTAAAAGAATTGCAGAGATGGAGCAACAATGAATAGCGTTTTTCAAAAACTAAAGGCCACACCTACTTGGACTTTGGTTTTGTTTTTTGTACTTATTATTATTCTTATTGGAATCGTTAATCATAAAGCGCCAAAGAACGTCTCCAAACAAGCGCAAGAAACAGCTATCATTGCTTCACGGGTTGTTGAGACACACCCTAAAACTGGCGTTGTTTGTTTCGTCTACGTTTACAAATCAAGCAATTCTATTTCCTGCATTAAAGATTTTTCGGCGGTTTCAAAATAATGCATATCTCAAATCAAAAAGTTTATGCAGTCGAAAGTTTTCTCCGAGATGTTAATCCAGCAACATCCGCTCATTCCGAAAGCGAAACCCCAAACGAACGACGCTATTCAAATCGAAAGAAAGAATCAGAAGAAAAGAAAGATAAAGTAATCTTATCGGAAGAAGCAAAGAGAATCTTAAAACTAATGAGTTTAGGAGTTCACCCATGAACAAAATTATTCGAACCGGTGTATTTGAAACCAACTCATCCAGCTGCCACTCTATTGCTATCGCAGAAGAAGATAAACAATTTGTTTTTGATTCCATCTCTCCCGATAGTAATGGAGTTGTTTCTCTTACCGGCGGAGAATATGGATGGTCTTGGTTTAAAACAAATTCATCTATTGAAAAAGCAAATTATGCCGCCCAACAACTTGGTGATAATCAGAATCTAATTAATGTCATCAGAAAGCAAACCGGCGCTGACAAAGTAGTTATTGAAACAGAGGCCGGCTATGTTGATCATCAATCAACAGGACTCGTGGAGGATAACGAAGAATGGTTAAAGAATTTTATCTTCAATAAGAACTCGTGGCTATTCGGTGGAAATGATAATTCTGACCCTTCGGATTATTTCTATGATGTTCCAGAATGGCGAGATGGAAAATTTATTGATATAAAATATAACTACGCCCTTAGGGTTGAAGGATATGATGAGAAATATTTATTTAAATCTCTACCCGGCGAAGATTACAGGGTGAAAGATGCGATCTTACGCATCGCTGGTTCAATTAAAACTGTTAAGGGTAGTTTTCAATTTTATGATTTAGATATTGAATTTGGAAAAGCTATCTATAGAAAGGCTAGCCTTTATGATGATGCCCGAAAGATAGTTGAGAAAAGGAATCCGCCAAAAGATAACTTTAGCTCCTTTCCTCACGAAGAAGTGCGGGTTGTTTATGCCGAATTGGCTAAGATTCCAGAAAATCAAGAAGCATTAAAATTCTGGATTGAAAAAGCAGACTAAAATAGATTCTTCCGCTGCGCCATGCATTTTTTGCGTGGCGTTTTTGTTTTTGCCGGTTTAATTTTTTCTAAGGAAATCTAAAATGAAAGAGAAAAAGAAAAAATTAGTCGGCGTCTACAAAATGTTCATGGGCGATAATATTTATGTTGGCGGCAGTTGCAACATCGAGAATCGCTGGCGAGAACATAAATATACAATGCGAGGCAACCGTCACCGCAACGCTAATGTCCAAAAGCTTTGTGATGAATTTGGCGTCGAGGCATTTCAGTTTGAAGTAATTGAGTTCTGCCAAAAAAGAACCCTAAGAAAGAAAGAACAATATTGGATCGATAAATTAAAACCAAACCTTAACGCCTCTCTTATTGTTGGAAAGTTTCCACCAAGAACGCCCGAGCAGTTGGAAGCTATTTCCCGATTAGCAAAAGAAACTTTAAGCAAAAAAGTTTATCAATATAACTTTGACGGCGAACTTGTAAACGAATGGAATAGTGTTGCTGACGCCGCAAGGGCTTTAGATATAGATGGTTCCAGAATATCAGCAGCAGCATTGAAGCCCGGAAGAACGGCTTGCGGTTTTATGTGGCGCTATGAATACAAGGAATCCATCGAACCCTATACCGACACATTTAAATATAAAAGAGTTAATGTCTATCATCTAAATGGAAAGCTTGTTTACGAAAACAAATCCGTTATTGCTTTAACTAAAATCTTAGATATCGGCATCCCAACGATTTCTGTGCGATTAAAAACTAAAACTCCTGTTGGTCGCAAGTACTTCTTATGCCTTTCCGATGAAGAGTTTGATATATCCCAATTTACAAAGGTTGATGTTAAAAAATTCTACCTTTATAGAGCGGGAGACTTTGAATTCCATGATACCTGCACCATGAAACAGCTTGTCAATCGTCACGGAATGAAGAAGAGGAATATCTACCTGCATTTAAATTCAAAGCAAGACAAGCCTTACAAGAGGTTTTACTTAAGAAAAGAGTATTGCGGCGAAAAGCTTACCGAGTTAATCTCAGAATAAGCGAAAATAACCTGTTTTGTGTAATTTTTTATTAATAATTAGGCGCATAATTGATCAGCTTGAAGCTACATTTATTTTAACATCTTTTACAGCATATTTTGCGCAGACAAACTACAAGATTCCTACAACAAGATTGACAACTTTTATTACACAAAAATAAGCAAGATACATCCTTTATTATTCTTTGGTATTTTTAAACAAGTTTGGATGATAATAATGCTCCTAAAAGAATATCAAAACGGTAATGCGCTGGTTAAACTCTATAAAGATGGCACTCGAACTATTGAATTTGAAGGTGAGCTCAAGCCTACCGCTCCATTCAATGTAGATATTCGAGTAAATACTTCTTGCAGCTTTGGCTTTAATGAGAAAACAGGAAAATCTATCTGCTCTTTCTGCCATGAGTCCGCTGTGACCAACGGAAAGGAGTGTGATTACCAAATTCTAAAAGAAAAGCTAAAGCCTTTGCCTTCCGGTATGGAGTTAGCTATCGGCGCAAACGAATTAAGTCCTGGCCTTATTTCTTTTTTAGAATGGGCGAGTGGTGAAGGATTCATTTGCAACCTAACCGTCAACCAAGGCCATATTCCAAAGTATCACAAGAAGCTTAAAGAATTATTGGATTCAGGATCCATTTATGGATTGGGGATTTCTTATCGCCCGAACCTCTCTTGGAAAATTCCAGAAGAATTACTTTCGCATCCCAATACGGTTCTGCATGTAATTTCCGGCATCGATTCTTTTTCTGATGTAAAAGGGTTGGCCGAAAAGGGAGTCAAGAAGATCTTGATCCTTGGAGAAAAAGATTTCGGATTCAATAAAGGAAATGTAGATCTATCTTCTCCCAAACATAAAGAATGGTTCTGGTGGGTTCATGAATTGTTTTCTATATTTGATGTGGTATCGTTTGATAACTTGGCATTGGAGCAGCTATCGGTAAAACGATTCTTCTCCGATAAGTCATGGAACACATTTAATAATGGCGAATGGAGTTTTTATATAAATGCGGTGGATGGTTATTTCTCTCCGTCTAGCCGATCTCCCGATAAAACTTCTTGGTATGATTGTGATGCTATTGAATATTTCTCTCGACTTCAAAAGTTCCCATAAGGAGTTAGCATGATCGCAATTAATGATTCTGATTTTTCAAAAGAGGTTCTATCCTCTTCCCTTCCTGTTCTTGTTGATTTTTGGGCAACTTGGTGCGGTCCATGCAAGGCTATGATGCCTCATATGGAAACTCTTTCTAAAGAATATGGCGATAAGCTAAAGGTCGTAAAGATCGAGGCGGATAAAAATCCTTCGATCTCAAACAGCTATGGCGTCACCGGAATTCCAACGATTATTCTTTTCAAAGATGGAAAGATGGTAGCGAAGCACGTTGGCGCCGCTCCTCTTGCTGGACTAAAGAAATTTGTCGATCCGCATCTTTGATATTTTCGGATAGTATAAAAAGAAAAGCCCGGAGATTTATTCCGGGCTTTTTAGTTTTTGGAATCGAATAATTTCATCTTCAAAGATCCATGTTGATATATTCTCTCCGAGAATTTTGAAATACATTCCATCAAATGTTAATTTCTTTTCAACGATTAGAAAAATATCAGAATCTTCGATATCAAAGATTACATTTATTTTTGTTAACTCAGATTCCTCTCGACCAAAAATAAAACCGCAGCCTTCAAATGCGCCGCCGTCAATTAGTGCGCCACTATATCTTATGTGTCAATCCATACGCAAAATATATAACATATTTATTTAATCAAAATAAATTCTGCTACTTTTTTTAATTATAGTAGGATTTGATAAAATGTATTCAATCACAAAGTTTTCAAAATTATGCGGCGTTTCTAATATGACTCTTTACCGCTGGGAAAAAGAGGGCATATTAATACCAATTATTTTAAAATCTGGACATAGAAGATATACAGACGAGCATTTCCAAAAAATTAAAGGTGTAAAAGCTGAGCCTAGATTAAATGTTCTTTATTGCCGAGAATCTACTCAGCAACAATCTAACTCCCTAAAAGAACAGGAGCGACGATTAAAAGAATTTTGCATATCAAATGGTATTCAAGTTCATAAAGTGATATCGGAATTCGGCTCTTCTTTAAATTATAAAAGAAAAGGTTTAATCGAAATCTTTAATCTAATAAAAGAAGATAAGATTGAAACTTTAATTATACATTATAAAGATAGACTTTTAAGGTTTGGTTTTGAATTAATTGAAGAATTAGCGCAAAGCAATAATTTCAAAATTATTATAGTAGATGATTCAGAATCAGATAAATCAAAAGAACAAGAATTTGCGGAAGATTTAATTTCTATCGTTCATCACTTCAGCATGAAGCTTTACGGATCTAGAAATTATAAAAAGAAAGTAGCTAACGCTGTTCAAAATCTAGAAGAGATTAAAAATGAAATCTCTTAAAGTTAGATTTTTTCCTGATCATTATCAAGAACTTGTTCTGAAGACTTTATCTGATGAACATAAACTTCTTTATAATCAATTGCTTTATTTTGCGAAAACCACTTATCAAGCCGGGAAGCTTGACTTTAAAGATGTTTATAATTACCACAAACAAGTTAGAATCAATAATAATCTAACCATCCATTCTCATTCTGCCCAAAATACCTATCATCAACTTATCGAAGCAATCAAATCTTATTATTCAAAAAGAAAAACAGATCCTTCGGCAAGATTTCCTTCTCAATTTAAAACCTATAAAAATTTTAATGCCTTTTCTTTTCACTACAATAAGGGTGGCGGGGGATTTAAGCTAACGGAAAAAGGTTTTTACATATCATTAGATAGGAAAAACAATTTAGCTATAGACCTTTCTTCTTATTTTTCAGAATCCGAAATATCAAATTCAAATATTAAAACATTAACGATTACAAAAGAAGAGGATGCTTACTATGCCATATTTACATATGGAACTTCGCATTCTAACCATAATTTAGATGTGGATAAATTTTTATCCATAGACTTGGGGATATCCTCTATTGCCTGTTGCTATTCAAATCAGATAGATCCTTTTTCTATTCAAAATAATAGATATCGAAAAATAGAAAAAACAAAAGAAAAGCTACAAGGAATGAGTGATAAAAAGAAAAAGGGATCTAGGAGATGGAAAAGAATCCGGGCTTTATATAAAAAGGCAGCAAGAAAGCAGGCTAATAAAAATAAAGATTTCCAGCATAAAGCGAGTAGGGTTATAATTAACAAGTGTTTGGAGTCAAACATTGGTACATTAATCGTTGGTGATATCCAAACTAAAAGCTTAACTAAATCAAAAAAGTCTAATTCTACTTTAAATAAATCAACACAGAATCAAGGAACCCTATCAAGGTTCAAAACATTTTTAGAATACAAAGCTAAAAATGAAGGTATAAGTTTTCATTTAGTAGATGAAAGCTACACATCTCAGACAAATTGTATAACAGGAGAGATATCTTTAAACTCTGATCTTTCGATTAGAGAGGTTGAGTTGCTTCCCGGTTTTACAATAGATAGAGATTTAAATTCGGCAATAAATATTGCAAAACGAATTAAGGGTAAATGGTTTACCCAAGATGATAATTTTAAGCCATCATTGCTTAAATTTCATCAGATGTATATGGATAACTTCTCCAGGTTATTTATATATGACAAAATTTGTTAAGAATTTTGAAACCATCAGATCTCCCGAATCTATCTGACTCATGTTTTGGAACCGTTTGGAGAATCATTTTTAGAATTGCCATTCCACACGACGGAATTGCTTTCCAGATATTCTCCGGATAGAGTTTCGTTCAATCCATTTGAGCAAATGATCTTGAAGAAAGAATAGTAGTCCTTCTTTATTTCTTGTAAAACAAAAAATATATCCTTTTTGTTTTCAGCAATATCTCTAATGAAGATTCTAAACTCTCCAACCTCAATCAAGGCTGCTCTCCGTAGAATATAGTTCGACCATCCACTCCGGCCTCCTCATAAGAGTGCCGTCTTCAAAAAGCAAAGTGCAAATACCATCCTCTGTCTTTGCTGAAATAAAGATCGTAGTATTCGGAGGGATTCTAAAATAAGAATCCGGCTTATTGCTTGAGTCGGCAGATTGAGTTTTATCTTTGCGCCACACTCTGATTTGACCAGCATTAATCATTGCACCTCCAAGTTTTTTACAAGAACTCTTCGGATAGTTTCTTTGTTCCACTTACCCTTTCTTGGTTTAAAGCGGAAGTCAGTTAGATAATTGCAAATCTTTTCCATAGATAATCCTTTCTTTCTTAACTCCAGGATTTCTAAAATAACAAGCTGTTCGTATTCATTTAAGATTAGGCTCTTGCCATCTTCGGCTAAACTAAATCCAAAAGGAATGTCGCCAACTCTTTCCCCCGCTTCTTTTTTCTTTTTTAAAGCAAGTCGGGTTAGTTCGCTTGTATTTCTGGCGCCGTCTCTGCCGTGGGCTAAGCCGTGGCATTTATGGCAGAGAGGAATAGTCTTAGTTCCACCAAGGGAACGTGGCACAACATGATGATTGTGATCTGCTGCTGCGCCACATTCAAAACATAAATTTACATCCATAGGTTAGGGTTTACTCCTTTATGATGATAACACCATCTTCATTTGATGCAAACTAAATCTGTTCCATCGCCTCATCTAAATATTTTTTATGATTGACTAGAACGGCAGAATCAACCGCTGCACCCTTCATCAATAAAGACAAACATAATTCTTTAGCAGAATCTGTTGTGCCAAGTTTCGCTATTCCTTTCGCCTCAAGAAGTTCTTCTTCGGGTAAGGCGAGAGAAGATTTGTTAAGTAAATCTCGGAGCGTTTGCTTCCAATCTGAAGAGCTGAATGTAAAAGATTCTTTTTCAATTTTTATAAAAATCTTGAATGAAGAAAGCTTTTGGCTGCAAGCCTTTAGCGTTGCGAATCTTAGGTTGGCTTCAAATATCTTATAGCATTCGGATTCTTTCTTACGAAAAATTTCCTCGCCTTGTTTTTCTGAAGCTCCAGAGTTTTCCGATTCTAATTGGGAAACAAGAGATCTCTCCCAAATCAAATCCAAATAATCTTCTTGAATATGATGTTTTGGTTTCATCTCAAACATTTCGAGAAGTTCTTCTAACGAAAAATGGTTCTTCATATATTCCTCTCTGCATGAAGAAAAACCACCTTATTTTTCAAAGGTGGTTTTCTTTTGATGCGGCTTTTGATCTCTAAGACTTCTGCATAGCTTTTAGATAGAAAGCTAAATTTTGCTTTAATCGTTCATTGGATGATTCCATTTCAAAAGCAATCTTCCCGGCTTCAAGAGCTTCTTCAAATCGCCCTAAATAATAACAGGATAGTGCTTTGAAGTCGAAAGGAAGATAACCCCAAGCCTCTGCTGTGCAAAGATAATCTAGAGGCTTCTGAGTAATCGCCAAGGCTTTAATGGAGGCCCAGCGGCAAGACTCCCAATCTTTTTTATCATAAAAGATTTTCGCCAAACCAACCCAGTTCTCCCGACGACCGGAATCTTCAGCCAAGGCTCGCCAAATCCAGCTTTCGGAATTTGCGGGATCGGTTTCGGAAAGCAATCGACAAGCCGCTGCTCGTTCCGGCTTCCACGAAGCTAAATCTAAATAAATTTTTAGATGCCTTGTAGCTTCGACGTATCGTTTATTATAATAGTATTCTCGGCCAAGATAGTATTGGTTCCGATCATCTTTCGGGTCTTCTTGCACCGCCAATTCGAGAAGCGGAAGATATTGCGCTCTTGATTTGGTTGGATCTGGATGGTGGTGAATCTGAAGTCCATCTATCCAAATTTCTTTTTCAATAGTTCCTGCAAGCGGCATAATTACTTCATGAACGGGATGCTTCCAATAAAAACCCTTTCTTGAATGAATCTTGCTTGCGGCATACGTTAAGCCTTCTGAACCATCCGCATTCCAAGACCAAACATATTTATACTTTACTTTATTAAAACCTTGCGCCCCTTCAATGGCCTGTCTCCAACCCGGAATTAAAATCTCATCCATATCGAGACAGATACAAAGATCGGCATCTTCTGGAATGCAATCGATTGACCAATTCCTAGAAGTGTCAAATCGCCAAGGAGTAAATACTTTTTGATGAACCGTTACGCCAAGGCTTTCGGCAACACTGACGGTATTGTCGGAGGAACCTGTATCGCAAATGATTCGATAATCAGCTTCAGCGCATGATTCCGCCCAACGCTTTACGAAACCTTCTTCGTTTTTTGAAATGGTATATACAGCAACTTTCATTTTCATCTCCGTTGTTGCTTTTAGTTTTACTATTTTTTTAGAAGTTAGCTACTCTAAAAAAGCTTCCCATAAGTTTCATGAACATTATTCTGTCGGATAATCTTTCCGCCCGAACCGCCCGACCACCGCATTGAATTTAATCGTCGGAAAAATTCTTTAGCAATAGGATGAGAGCGAGCAACTTCACAATCGCTCTCAACTCCTCTAACTTCCCAGCAAACAGAATTGCCAGAATTCCTAAATGAAATGGAAGCTCCACAAAAAGAAATAATCACATCGCCCGTTGGAGGCAGAAATGGAATCTGATTCATCTTTGGAGATTGAAGTTTTGTAAATCCTCCCGACTCATCTTCCATAAAAAACATAGAATAAAGACGAGAAAATTTTACATCCATCTCATCGGTTGCCTTCAAACAATTTTTCTTGCAATGGCTTTTAATAACATCAACTCTTGCTTGATGCTTTTCTCCCCCACGAAAATAAGGACCAGCAGCTTTTACTTCTGGATATAATGCCTTAGCTTCCAGAAAATCCTTTTGAAGCAAAGCATTATAATAATCAATAAACACTTTTCGAAATTGCGTATACTCTCCCCTTGGAATAATAAATACGCCCCGCTCAAAAATATCTCCACTCATCTTGCAGATCTCCTCGCCAATCATTACCGATTCTTCATCGGGAGTCAAGAACATTCTTTCTCTAAAAGCCTGCATGAATCCAAAAGAAATGCGCTGGAAACATAAATCAAAGCATTTCTATCGGTCAAGCAAAGCCAAACTGGTTTAGCTTGGCTCGTTCTTCCAAATTCTTTTAAAACAAAAAAATATTGCGAAAGATTATTGTTTGCGGTCAGGAGGTTGTTGATCTCAAAAATCTGACCGGGGATGATCAACATGCTGCCCAATTCAAAAGCAATAAGATTGCCAAAACAAAAAGGATTGGCTTTTGATTCTCAACAACAAAAATAATGATCTCAGCAAAGAAAATAATGATCTGCAAAATGAACAAAGTAACAACAAGAGGTATCTTTTGAACTAATTCCATTTTAGAATTCCAGAAAAACTAATTGTTGCTTTCTAACCAACGCTCGCAATCCAGCGCCGCCATACAACCACTGCCTGCCGCCGTAATAGCTTGACGATATATATTATCCTGAACATCTCCGCAAGCAAAGATTCCGGGAACTGAAGTGCGAGAAGAACCGGCAATGGTTTCAATATACCCGCTTTCCGTTAGATGGATTTGATTTTTAAATAGGCCTGTGTTTGGATTGTGACCAATTGCTAAAAACAATCCGGAGACTTCAATCTCTTTCTCTTCGCCGGTTTGAGTATGGCGAACGATTAACCCTTCGCACTTCTCTTCTCCAATAACTTCCGAGACTTCATGATTCCAAACAAACTCAATTTTTGGATTCTTAAAAGCTCGATCTTGCATTACCTTAGAGGCTCGCAGCTTATCTTTCCGATGAATAACATAAACTTTTGAAGCAAACTTAGTTAGGAATGTGGCTTCTTCAAGAGCGGAATCTCCACCACCGACAACCGCAACCGGAACGCCGCCAAAAAAGAATCCATCACAAGTGGCACAAGCGGAAACCCCTCGACCTCTTAGTTTCTGTTCGCTGGGCAAATTTAGCCATTTAGCTGAAGCACCCGTTGCGATAATAACAGAATCGGCTTCAATCCATTCTTCGGAAGAATTTTTTAAAAGAAATGGTCGATAAGAGAAATCAACTTCTGAAATTTCATCAAATAGAAACTTAGCGCCGAACCTTTCGCATTGCTGCTTCATGCGATCCATTAATTCAGGCCCCATGATGCCTTCGGGAAATCCGGGGAAATTATCGACCTCTGTGGTAATGGTAAGCTGACCTCCCGGCTGCAATCCTTCATAAACATATGGAGTGATATTTGCACGAGAAAGATAAAGCGCTGCCGTTAAACCCGCTGGCCCCGAACCTAGAATAACAACTTTATGCATTGTGAAGTCCTATTGTTTTATCACTGGATTCTACTTAGAACTATTCGTTTCATACAGATATGTAAACTTTTTTCCATATTTTCTTATTGTATAATTTAAATAAGGCTTAATTAATTCCTTATCAATTACAGATATAGCAATTGGAGCCTGCTTTACCTTTTGGAGCGCTTTTTCTGTCATGTATCCTTTTATTTCATAAACAATTTCATTTACTTCAAAGTCGGGATGATAATTATAAGTATTGCCTTCCCAAATATAAGGGAATACCAATTTAGATCTTTTTATTTTAATATCATGCTCAAGATGATATATTAAAAATGCAAGCTCCCAACTACTATCACACCAGATACCTTGGTACCACCCAGAAAGACCTCGACCAGATCCTTTTTTGTACCCTCCCGTTTTCGCTCCAACCTTAGCGCATCGCTCTCTTTGCTTTTGCTTGTTTTCTTCAGAGAGTCTATCCCACGTTGTCTTATAACGTTCTTTCCCCACGCTAGTTACTATTTTTCTTTTTACTTCTTTGGCTCCATCCTCTCCATAGAGTTCTTCGTATTTCTTTCCCTTATTCCAAGGGGCTTTGCCGGTAGCACCCTTTGGGTGCGGTATTCCCCATTTTTCAAGTGGATTAATTCCAGCCTTCCTTTCGGAATCTCTTCTACATTTAGCTTCGCACCTATTTACATTTTCGCAGCAACACCAGTTGCCGTTTTTAAACTGCTTGATGCCGGGCTTGCCGCAACCATAAGCGCAAATATTTTTTTGACTTTCCATATTAGACATGGAAAGATAATACTTAATTATGGTGAAGTTTTAAACTTTATCAAGTTATTTTAAGAATCTTTTTTGAAATTTAGACTCGATTAAAATGTATCTTCAAACTAGATAATGGCAGAGGGTGCGAGGATCGAACTCGCGTTATGCTTTTACACATAAACCAACTTTCCAGGCTGGCACCTTCACCTCTCGGTCAACCCTCTACAGCATTATCTTAACAAGATTTCATCAAACAAGACTTTAAGCTTCCGTTACTAAAAACTTAATAAAATCATATTTCAGGCTTTATTAAATTCTGTTCTTGATTTTTAAACCAAGCATCACGGTACGCTAAGAGATTTGTTAAGATCTATTTTTATTAAGTGGATTTAGTCCAAACAATTCTCTTAACTTTTTTGCATAAAGCAAATCTCTTTGCACGGCTTCAGAGATTCTCCGTTCTATCGAACGGAATTGATTTATGCAAGCACTTACATATCCACGACTAAGTTATACCAAATTAACTATAGTTTGCTAGATTTATTTAGCAATTATTTTATTAGCCTAATCCCGTTCAACTCCATCTCATCACAACTTTATATTACCAAAAGATTCTCAGCCGCAGCAAAGCAAATCAATATTAAATAAAACCAATCTAAATATTCTGGATAGTTTTCGGTTCTAACGATGAGAAAGCCTTAAGTAGAAAGCTCTTTATGATAAGCAACTAGTTTTAGAAGCCCGTCAAGATTTAGCATTTGTTCATCGGATGGATCAAGAATAGCGCGAAGCATAGCCGCAACATCGCTTACGCCTTCCGATCTTCCTTGATTATAAATTTTTCCATCAACTTTTGACAACTCAATAAATTCATTAATGGTTTGGATGAGTTGAGCCTTTTCTTTTTTTCGAGAGAATACTTCATATCGAAGTTGAATCAACTCCTCCGCTTCTTTCTCTCTTTGTTGGATCCCGGCTTGATCTAAATCATAAGCAATAGCTTTATCTTGCGCTTCAGCTAACTTTTCTTTTAGTTCTGCATTTTCTTTTAGCAAGAAAAGATATCGTTCTTCTATTGCTTTATTGATAGCGCTCATCCATTCCAAGCATTCTAAAAGCTGTTCCGGTGTTGCGTTCTGCCAAGATTCATGCATAAATCACCAACTTAGAAAGCTTATAGAAGATTGCTATCCTTTTTGAGTCATTCATATTGCGTTTGATTGTCGGGATTGAGGATAGTTTTTACATCATCTTCTGGAATAGAAAACAAATCTTGCAGAGCTTTCTTTGCTGCATCCATCGTTTTATATTCTAAACCATCTGTTTCTGTTTCGGAACGAGATTCTTTAGAAGGCCAGAAGATTCGCCAAGTCCAGTTTGCTTTTGGCTCTGTTTTCCAACTAATGTTGTAGCCAAAACAATCGAGAAAACGTTTTGTTGTTACAGCCCGATCTGGCGTTCCGGCAATCCAACCTTTAAGATTAAGTTTGGCATCTTCCAAATCAAATCGATCAATGCAATAATTCTGCACCCAACGATATTGGATCTTTTGTTCCGCTTCAATCATTTGAAAATCCTTTTTCAATTAATGCAGTCTTCGGATTTCAACTTTTGCTTTGGAAGTTGCGAGATAGGTTTGCGCCAGCCTCGATCATCCAAATCGTCTCGCAGCAATTCATAGTCTTCCCTTGGAACCTTATGAACCCATCCGTTGTTATCTTGGAAATAAAATAATCCATCTTCTACTTCCATCATCATCCTTGAATATTCAACGGCTCGAATTAGCTTTTCCGATTCGATAGGCTTAGAAAGAGTGAAGCGAATAATCGGAGCCGGATATCCTTCCCAGCTATCTTCTTCTTCGTTGATGGATAGTCCTTCGTAATTAGAGCCGGCAGAAATTCCATCATAAACAACTTGATAAGAAAGAATCTCCGCATCTCCGAGTTCTCTCTTATCAACGCTGATGTTGAATGAGCAAACATCTTTTAGTTCCATATCCTCTGGAATTTGCGATGGAGGAAACATCTCTCCATCT